CGTCTTCGTTAAATGACCAATCCATCAACTTCTCAACAAACCCAACACAATCACGAGAATGAGTTACATCGTGACTAGGGTCTATATTATGTTCTTTACAGAAATCGTCAATAAATGTGTATAGTATGTCCATTTTTGGCATCTCTAACACACCAGGCATCGTTCTCAATTTTTTCTACAATACTAAAGTAAGAATGAGCCAACTGTTTAACAATAATCCAAGGGGGCATCCCAGACTTAAAACGCTAGGATACGGCACGGAGGAAAAGGCGCTCAATTCCGTTAAGAAACTTAAGCAGTTCCCTAAGGCGTATCAACATCAAGCCGCAACTACGATGTATTATAGGGCGAAATATCACGCAAATCAGACCCGTAATATGCGTAAGGCAATGAAGGTATATAGTAAGTTTCTAAAAACCCTTAAGAACAAACCCCACAAAAAGTGAACACCCATTTATAAATACTACCATTGAGTAAAATGGCGGTATTTATAAAGAAAGTAAGCCCTGCTACAATAGAGAATGAAGCAGAACTTCAAAATGTAGCGGCGTCTTATGAATTTGCTCCGAAAGTCTACTTAGTTACAGAGGATGAAATTCATATGGAGAACCTACAGGAGATGTGTATTGCCGATAAGTATGGTGAAGACCCTAAAGATATTCCGCCTCGTATTTGGGTCTCTATTCGTACTATAATTCATACCTTATATTACAGAGAAGGTATTGAATATATTGATATTACACCGTATAATTTCGTTGAAAAGGACGGAAAGGTGTATATTATTGACTTTGGACACGCTAGTTATTACAAGTCCAAAGAGACGATGAACTGGTTCGTCAAGCAGTTTCTAGAGGACGGTGTCAATGAATGGAATCCAGATTTCAAGTAGCCGCGGATTTCCGTATGAGTGCTTTAATATATAAATCGTACGCTTTTTGTTTACTAATAAATCCGTAGGTTTTGGACCACCGATCTGGAACATTCGCTTTATACGTTGAGAAAAACGTCTCAATCTTCTGTTTGATATCTTCGCTGAGAAGACTAATATCCCCCATTGTTCCATAATCTTCCCCAAGGACGCATAGAACCTTTTCGTCCATTCCGTGCTCGTCCTCCATAACTAACGCACCAATAATATGGACCTGATACGTTGTATCATTCTTAATATCATTACTATCGCGAATAATCAATACATCGAGTTCATCTCCATCTGAGCCGAGCGTACCTTGGAAAAAGCCGTACGCAAATGGATATGGATGACTTGCCGGCATTTCACGGTCTATCACAAGTTTTCCTGCGCTCTTATCATATTCATATTTGATAAGACCGCCCTTTTCAATTTCAATATATACAGGAAACGCAGGATCCATTGGTACAATGGTTTATATGTATACTAATAAAAACGTTTTAGATACCCCGTAAAAATTGATCCAGCGCAGGTTATAATAATCCTATGTAACAAGTAAAATGGGCTTTGATCTCAACATTCACGCCGATCTAATGATTTGTTCGGATACAGGAAAGCCTTATTACTATAGTGACGATAATCGTAGTTCATTTACGCGCATTTACGATTTATCCAAACTCATAGTTCCAAAGGACTATCGTCGGTTTCTTAACCAACGAGGCTTAATCTTTCACGCCTATACAACAAATGTCTTTGAGAACTATAATATAATTGATGTAAGTATCACCGACTTTCTAAAAAAGTATCCGTCGTGGGAGAATGTGAAGAAGTTTGATGAGGAGTGTATCTACTGGACAGAAAAGGACCACGACGAATTTAAGAAGGCGCTAGAATGGTTTAGCAACGATTGTATTCAGTATCGGATTTGTTGGTCATATTAATTCGGACGAATAAGTAAGATGGAACGGCTAAGAGACGCCGTAATAAGAATCGGCGAAGAGGAACTCATCAATTGTGTTCTCGTTCAAGCCGGTGTAAGAAACGCTTTTTTACTTCAGTATATTGACTATGGGGAAAACTCACCATACGACCCAGAATCAAGCCGAAAACTCGCAGGAATACGAAAGTATTTTCCTGATTTGAAGCATTCGGACTCTGTACAAGGTATGATTATCTCCAAAAACCGGTATACGTTGGACGAGAGTTATAACGAGATAGATATGGGCAAAATTCTTGGATTTCCGTGTGCCGAAGAGTTTGATTATATTTTGAATCACGAGAATGAACCATCGGTGTTCATACAAATTATTGCTCATTTGAAATCTGGGGGAGATGAGGACAAAGTCCAAATTATGGTCTATCGGTGCCGAGATATAACTCATTTTCCTGAAGCACAAGCATTTGCGAAAGAAGCCGAACGGGTGTTGAAAAAGGACCCGCTCGTTGGACCAATTATTGAACGTATTGAGGCGACGAAAACTATACGATTTGAAGAGTCTAGAAGAGTGAACCGAACCAAGTCATTTCGTAAGCGCGCGAGGTCCCGTCGTCGCTCTCGGGCGTCTCGAACACGAAAGGTAAACCAGGGGCGGCGATAGACGCCTCTTTACAAAACACCGCCAGTTCATCCTCACCGATTTTGCCCTCTCCGATGTTGGCGTGACGGTCTACATGGGCGCAGCACGCCGTCAACGAGTCGTTGAGATGAATCACGCCGACATTGGACCAGCCAATTTTCTCACCAATCAACGCCGCCAATCCCGTCATCTTATAGCCGCAGGCAAAGACGTGACAGGTATCTACGCAGCAGCCGAATGTATCAGCGCCATACACACCGACCAAGTCCTGAATAAAGGCACCGAACACGCCCAAATCACGAGCGACTTCGGTACCCTGACCTGCGCAGGTTTCAAGAAGCAAACGGCAGCAAGGAACGCCGCTATCACGTGCGGCGTCCAAGACCGCGCAGAAGAAGCCCCGCATACGACGGAGACCCTCGGCTTCCCCCATTTTGAGGGATTTACCGACGTGAATGACTACTCCTCGTGCGCCCATACTGGCGCCCTTCTGGAGGAGGTTGATGACGAGCGAAACGAGACGCTTCCAGCCGCTAGTATCATCGCCCGCCGTATCGGACCAAGAGCATGGATTGATGATATAGGGCGCATGAATGAAGAGGCGAACATTAAGTTTTGTGACCGTCGCACGAACCGAATCACACGTTGCCGGCGTCCACGCACAGTGGGCGAACGATTTCGGCGACGCGGCAAATATCTGCGCAGCGGAGAAGGAAGGAAGTTTACCATGGAGGGAATGAAGAAAGGAGGAAAAGCCGGTACCGTGACTGCCAACACCGGTGCCGCAGTGATAGCCAATAGGAGGAAGAGACATTGTTGCCGTACCCCGTCAAACCGAGAAACGTACTTTCAATTTTTTCACAAGCCCACTTAGGGGTATGCGATACGACATACTATTATTAGTTTTCGCAACGGTATTGTTGCTCTACATCGCTTCAACCTTCTCCGCACCAAAAGACACAATTTTTCTATGTACAACATATTTTGACTGCCCGAGACGTGATGGATGGGCAATGTTTCAAAACGGTGTCAATAAAATTCGTGCGCTCCATGACCAGCAGACACTCGCACGTATTGATAAATGGGTCGTCATTAACGAATATTCGGCAAAACCGAGGGCAAATTGGGGAAAACTCATGAGCCAAAAGTATCCGTTTATCACCTTTTTACAAAAGAGTCAGCAGGACGAAGGGCAGGCAAAATCTCTAAATATGGTACTCTCGTATGCGCAGCCATATACATATTGGTTCCATTGGGAGGAGGGCTGGGAACCGACAAAACCGTTCCTCAACAACGCCCTCACGATTATGGATAAAACGAATATTACACAACTACAATTGACGCGTCATGAAACCGATAGTACAAAACCGAAAACATGTAATACAATTGCCGCAAGCGAACAGTTTTGTATTGTTCATCCTACAAAGGAGATTGATGAGCACCAGGGGCGAGAGCACCTAAAGACCTCGGACGATGTCCACCGTTATTGGCCGTATTATTCATTGCGCCCATCGCTTAATCGTGTAGTATTTTACAAATCTCTTGGCGAATTTTCAACGAATAAGTTTACTCCTCCGCTCACTGCGGAATACGACTATGCGGTACGTTGGTATCGTAAAGGCGGCGTAAAAGGTATATTCAAAGATGCCCCGCTTAAACGCCCCGCAAATTATGTGAGTACTCATGACTAAAAAATTTGATAATGATATCTTATTTAAATAATTAGATAATAATCATCTGAATGACGAACGTTCAGTATGCGTCCGATCTTCATCTAGACCAATTGTCACCCAATACAGAATTTTATACTCTTATCAGTCCAACTGCACCGATTCTTATCCTCGCAGGTGATGTCGCATCCGTATGGTCCAATGTGTATAAAGATTTCCTGGTATGGTGTTCAATTAACTGGAATTATGTGATTCTCGTCACGGGAAATCACGAGTATTTCTGCGAGTCGAACTCCCCCCATAGTCGCCAAGAGACCGAACAACTATTAAAACGCCTCAGTGCTGTACTTTACAATGTCCATTTTCTTCAAGCCGGTCAGACGTATAAGATTCCTAACACCAAGCTCGTCTTTATTGGCGCAACCTTATACTCCGATATCAGCAAAGAGATTCATGATGAAGTCTTAGGCAAGGGTGATTTCACAAGGACATTCATTGAGCGTGATACTATACTTTGCCGAACCCATCCGACCGACCATGTCAAAGCGCATAAACGCCACCGACAAGCACTTGCCGATGCGATTCGCGCCGTCCCAAGGAATCATAAGGTCGTTGTTGTAACCCACTATTTACCAACCCATCGGCTTCTAGAGCCTGAGTACCAGGACGACCCTTGGCGATCTTGCTACGCCTCGAAGGACGACGACCTTTTCAGACCACCGGTCCGTGTGTGGATTTGTGGGCACGGGCATCGCAGCACTAATATTCGTGCAAAACATAATATCCTCGTCGCTATGAACGCCCGAGGATATAAGCAGTACGAACTCAATCGTAAGGTGGATGTGTATGACCCTGAGGCAAAATTCATTCTCTAAACCCAATATAAAAATGTCCGTGGCAGACGCGGAGGCAGAGGCAAAGGCAGCCGCAAAGGCAGCCGCAGAGAGGGCGAAATGGCACCGACAACATTTATTGGCGGTGCGATTACTTACACGTAATGGAAGAAATACAAGCAATTTCACACATAAAAAATATAGAAAGGAAGTTGAGAACTATGTTTAATGCCGAAGAGGAGGCGCGAAAGGCGGCAAGGGCGGCGAAAGCGGCAAAGAGAGCAAAAGAAGAGCCAGAACTTCTTCCAATTGAGCCGGCTTGGCGTAATGCGATGGAAAATAGGCTACTTGCTGGTGTCAAACGAAGCAGGCACAGAACCAGCCGCAGAACCAGACGCCGCCAGCGTCTGCTTTAATTTTTCCAAGTACAGAATACCGTCCATCAGTTCCTCTTGAGCGTGCTGAATCCAATCCCCCGCTCCCAAGTCCGTACGGTCCAACGTGACCCCGTACTTTGTCACGCCCACCGCAGAACGCTGTAGAAATTTGGCGACAACCGCACGAACAACAGAATCGGTACAAGTATCCATCTCTTATATTTGTTAGAAAGCGCAGGAAGTTTAGATAACCACCCCATAAAATTTGATTCCTTATTACGTTTCAAAGCATAATAAGCAATCAAACCCAATGAATCTCTTACATACAAGAACTATCGCAGCAAAAAACGCCTGCTTTCGTCTTCAGTACGCCAGTAATCTACATATCACAAATCACGAAAAGCCCTTGTTCCCGCTGTTCATTCAGCCCACCGCACCTCATCTTGCTATTGTTGGAAATGTAGGAAATCCAAAAAGTGATTATTACCGTAGTTTCTTCGCATGGGCTTCATCCCGTTGGAAGTCTATTATTTATGTTCCAGGTGAAGTTGAGCATAAGGTGATGGAGAGTCCATATGAAATTATAAAACATCATCAAAATATATTTATGTTAGATAAACATAATCAGTTTTATATTTATGAGCCGTATAAACTTGCTCTATGGATACCAACCGAAACTAGTTCTTATAGACAACTCTTTATATTTACGTATGGTTGTGAAGAGCGACGTACATATCTTGAACACCATGGAACAATTTACAGTCATGGACTCAACGGAGAAAATAAAAAGATATTTATCAACTCTCGTGGTTGTAACGAAAGCCCAGATGTTGGATTTAGCACAGAGGCGGTGATGAGCTTCTCTAGCAAAAATATGAACTAAAAATATAAAGACATGTCCTCAAAGAAATATGATATGACCGCCAAGGGAGTGATGAAATGGGCACACCATGAACTGAATCATGTGGGTAATCTTGTTGGTGTAAAAGACCCCGATATTCAGTATGCCTATGCTCAGAGCGTTGTGAACGGAATGCTCCATTTACGTGATGCGTTATTTGAATTAGTCAATGATCCTAATTACACCGAACACAAAGTTGATCTCCTCAAGACACATGATAAAGTTGTTCGTGTAGTGAAGCATCTTATTAAGGATTTCAATGTAAATCTCGAGGAGATTAAGACATTTAACACGCATCGTGTATTGGGCAATCTCTCGTACCTCTCGAACAATGTAGCGGTTGGCGGACGTCGTACTCGCAAGAATCGCCGATACTAAATTAGAATGGGAACGGAACTCGCCGATTTTTTATCGTTGACCGGTGTTGCGACCGTAACACTTCCACTCATTGGTGCTATTGTATCCTCAAAGAATACAATAGACTATATAATTGTCACTCTTGTATTAATTGGAGTTGTAATAGGCTCAAAACTATTGAAACAGATAATTAAAGATCCGAGACCGAAGGGTGCGATGAATTGTAATATCCGAAACGGCGGCGGATCTGCTGAGGGTGAATACGGTATGCCATCGGAGCATATGGCGGTCAGTTCATTTATGATTTTTTCTACGCTGTTAATCGGCACAAACTCCGCAATTTTATGGGGAGCAGGATTTATATGGTTAGCAGCGATTGGTTGGGCTAGGTATGTAAAACATTGTCATTCGTTGGCACAAGTTTTAGGAGGAATAGTTTATGGAGGTGGGGCTGCGGCGGTCCTTCAATTTATATTAAAAAATCTTCTATAGTAGAAACGAAATGGCAACTGTCGGACGCGCAAATCATGCCTCGTACATGAACACCAGCCGCCTGTCATATTATTCAACGGCGAACTATTACAATAACTTTTTTGCCTATACGACCAGCGTCAATGCCCAGGGCACCACGGTAGGTACCTTTACCCCTGTCAGCGGTGCTACCCTCGCGAATTGCCCGGCGGGTCGTGTCCTCCGTGAAACCGGTCGTAAACTTTACCCTGGCGCTAACCCGAGCGTCAACACGTACATGGTGAGTGTATATGATGCGCAGACACAGCTCACGGGCTTCATTGACCCGAATGCGTCCATGTTCACTATTTACAATACGGATAAGCCCAATTTCATTTCAGATGGAGTTGATGCGGCGTCAGGTGTGGGAACGGATGCGGCTATGTCTATTTACACGCTGGGTAATATTACAGCGGGTGGATTTGTCTCTACGGCGAGCTATATTACGTCGGCATCCTCTATTACGGCGGCGAAAAGCGTGACAGCAGGTACATACTACAGTAGTGGTGTTATTGCCCCTGCTATTTATTATACTGGATATACACAATTGAATTATGCTAATGCGGCGGGTTCAAATAACGCCGATGTCTTTGCGAATCCCGCATTAGCCAATGTAGCAAATATCACTATAATGAGCACAATGACAAATCTTACTGGCTCAGTCAATCTTTACCTTCGTGATCCTACAAATCCTTCAAATCCTTTGAGCACGCCAGTTCTAGCTGTAGGTGAGCCGTTTACAGTAGTCGTAAACAATCAAACGAACGGAACGCCGCATATCCAATTCTCTGGCAATGAGATTCGTGCCCAGCAGCCAACACAGTATTACATGTCCACTCTATCACGCACAGTCTACTCATTTGTAAGTCTAAATAACAGCGGACCTTCGAACGGCGGCGGTCCTGTATTCTTGGCGACAAATGGCGGTGTAGCGAACCAGAATACATACCCTGCGTAATCATATTGAACACACTATATTTCATATAGTTAATTCAAAAAAAACACACATTTACGCAGTAGGGTACGAAGGATCCATGAGGATGCCGCACTGACCCGCACCACCATTGTACACCTTACCCTTGCCGAGAAGGATGTAGCCGTTCATGCCCCAGTCGGCACCCCAAGAGTTCTTCACCTTCCAGAACTCATTGCCTGACGCCGAATCAGTACCGTAGCCGACGGCGAGAACACCGTGGTCAAGCTGGGTGCCGCAGGCAGCGGTCATGACACCACCAGAGTAGAGCTGGAACGAGTTCTGGTCCGCCTCTACAGCGACCGAGACGGGCTGCTGGGCAACAGCGGCTTCAAGCGCAGCCTCAGAGTTGACCGTTACATCCGTGTACGATTTGATGGTCGCAACGACCTGCTTCGCCTTGGCAGCCGAGCAAGCACTATCAACAGCCGTATAAGGGTAGTTCGCTTCCGAAGTAAGACCCTTGTTGATAATAATGTATTCAAACGCGGAATCCATAAGACCGCCGTTACAGCCCTGGTTACCCTGGGCGGATGAGCAATCAACGAGCTGCTGTTCGGAGAGAGAGACGAGTGTACCGTTGGAGAGAAACCAGGCACCTTCAACCGAGCCGGTCGTGGAGAACGCCCAGCAGGAGCCGCACTGACCCTGGTTCTTGACGGGTGTTACGGCACCCTTCGTGGTCCAGTCAACCGAGGCAGGGGCAGCAATAGAAGGAACAGTGAAGTTACGGTGGGGAAAAGAGCGACGGTGGGATACAAAGGTGTTGTAGCCACCAGTGATGTACTGGGCGGCGAATTCGTCGGCGGTGAGATCGGCGAACTGGTTCATACCCATTGTCCAGGAGTGACCGGCGGCATTGTGTGCCTCAACCTTCGCAAGGTTGGAGCTCCAGACATATTCACGGTATTTCGCAACTTCGGTGGAATTGTAAGTACGGTTGTAAGTAGCAGCCCAGTCAGAGAAAGGGGACGCAGCGACTACGGCAAGGAACGAGAGAAACGCTAGCATGGTATGTATATAAATATATGGAAGACTTTAAATCACCGGACACTTTTTTTTCTTTTCATTCTGTAGAATGGCAAAAAATTACCGCAAAACACGCAAAAATAATCGCAAAAATAAGCGTACTTTAAAAAATCGTCGTGGAGGACAGCGTGCGAATGCGAGTACTTGCCCACCGGGTCAGATGGGCGTGAATTTCAAAAACTGGGGTGGAGCATGCGGACCGACAAATAGTTCATACAATCTTATGATGGGTAAAACGTCAAATTAAACGGGTACAATCTGTGCCCCGTCAACACGCTCCTCAGGCGGCACATAGCGCAACCCGAGGAACGCAAAGATATCCTTCTCGCCCTTCATACCCGGCGGCATAGGTGCCGATGAACCTTTCAAAGGCACCATTGTATGCTCATTGAGCGTATAGCCCTTATCGCCCGCATATTTACGAAAGGCAACGTTGAATTTGTCGGAGCCGGTAAAGTATAGAAGAGCGTAGGCGTACTCGGAAGGCATAGTGAGAAGCAGATCCAGGCGGCGTGCCTTTCCAGGTGTCTCTGCTGAGCCTACCCGTACATAGCCCATCCACTTCTTCTCACCGCTCACCAACTCGTCTATGATATAATCGGACTCCTTCAATCCAGCAATAAATGTTTCAAAGAGAGCGTGGGCATCTTTCACAGAAGCACTCTTTGGTGTGAGGAGCATATCTATATCACCGCTATTAGCAGCCCCACGGCGATAAGAGCCGACAACGACTCCTTTGAGCCCCTTTGGCATAAACGCCTGTAGGACGTCCTCGTGGACTGTCATTTCCTCGCGAGGAATGCGCAACGTAGCCGTTGCGTGATACTTGAGACCCATCTTTTGGGTCGCGTTGAGCAGCGATGGATCCGCCTTTACAGCCTCAACCAACGCTGCCACGCTCTTAATGCCGGCGGCAACAAGTTCGCGCGCCTTTACTGGACCGATGCCATGGACGGTCAACAATTCATCTACGGCGTCAATAGCATACTTCTCTTTTACTCGCTCCGCCGACGCTAGAGAGCCGGTGGCGAGGATTTCTTTGATTTTCTCTTCAATCTTCTCACCGATGCCCGTTACACCGGTGAGGTCGTCGTAGGACCGAATTGGGCGACCGAGCCCGCTGATTTGGTCCATGACCTTTTTATAAGCACGTGCCTTAAAGGCAGAGGTTTTCTCACCTTTGGCAAGTTCACCGCGGCGCATTGTTTCAAGCGCAGAAAGAATGGAGGACGTATAGTTCATTTTCTATTGGAGGGGAAGGAAGATTCTTGAATAGGAACACCGCATCCTGGCAAACCGCAGTACAAGGTTTCAATTTTTTCACTCGCTCGCTATAATAGGAATAGGCGGAATGGACCGTTTAAATCAAGTTTTAGATAAGGCATTTTCAAATCCAAAGACTAAAGACAATTATAAAAGCCGCCTGCGTGGTCTAACAAAGTCGCTCAACGAGGCGGATCCGCTAGTGATTTTAAAAGCGCCCGATACATACTATCCGAAATTACAAGAGTTGTACCCGTCCTTCAGTACCCGTAAGAATATGCTGACACTCGTTCTTGTCCTTTTCCGTGAAGACCCCGCCCTTAAAAGCGAGGCGCCTACAGCCGCCGCAAAATGGAAGCAATATCATGACGATCTTGTTCGAATCCAGGAAGCGAAGGTACGCCGATCGGAGCCCGAGGCGAAACAAATAGAGAAATATACAAGTTACGAGGAGATTACCGATAAATACAAAGAATTAAAGAATAAGACACCGCATAATACACTCAAATCCTCACAGCAATTCCTCTTGCTTTCTATACTGGTTCACTTGAGACCAAAGCGTGCCGATTTGGGTGCTGTCAAAATCTATAAGGAGAACGACCCACGAAAAACCGATGAGAACTATATCGTTCTGCGCACAGAGGGTACTTCTTATTTGGTGATGAACTTGTATAAGACAAGTAAGTACTATCAGACGGTGGAGGAGGATTTGCCGGATGAACTTGCGAAGGACCTGCGTACCTCGTTAGGACGCCATCCACGTAATTACGTGTTTATCAAGGAAAACGGAGAGCCAATGAGCAATAATACGTACTCGGTATTTGTAAAAAATGTCTTTGAACAGTTGTTTGGACGTGCTACGGGCGTCTCCCTGCTACGCCATATTTATATTACGGAGAAATTGGATTTTGATGATATGACATTACAAGAACAGGAGGATGAGGCAAAACTTATGCTTCATACGTCTGGGCTTCAGCGCCGATATAAATGGCCGAAGAAGGTGATTTGTCCGAAACTTTGTGCGCCGTATATGAAAATAGACGCTTCGCCGAAGACACGGAAATTTAAGCGTAAACTCTCGCCAAAACGTTCTACGAAGAAGACACGCCGTCAAGAGTCTCAATGAGTGTATGTAACGCTGTAGCAATGCCTGGAGTATCTCTATAATCACTGAGCATTGATATGACGACCGACTTTAGAAGATAGAACTTACGCTCCCAAGGGGAGACGATGGGTGCTGCCGCTCCAGAAATATCGGTCACTTCCTCCACGCCATCAATGGCGGTAGCAGACGCATCGGGTACAGCATCCTCTTCTGTAATAAGTTCGTTCTCTTCTGCGGCACCACCGATGCCTGTAGAAAGCCGTGCGTTTAAGATGTCGTCGCCGTGTTTCTTAAACGAATCCCATACAATATCATGCGCGGAAGAGCAGTACTCGGTGCCGAGTACTTCTAAGACCTCCGCTGTCTTTAGGAGTTTAATAACAGCGGCTTTGGGTTTCGCAAACGAGGGGCGTGTACGAAGTTTGAGTGGAAACCCACGAATCCATTCCACTGGCTCGCGTACAATAAAATCAATATAATTGCGAAGTAAATCTTCGCCCTTGTATTTAAATGCCTCATAGACGACAGTGAAGTAGCGTTCATTGGCACCGAGTAACGGACCCGCATCTTTTAATAGCATTCTATTTATTCAACGAAAACAAAAGTTTAAATCCACAATAGAGATGTTTCAACTTGCTATTGTGGGTCTAGGACCGGCGGGTATTTTTACGTTAGCGTTTCTACCGGAGGAGCTATTACCCGAAACGCTTGTGCTGGAACGCTCGTGTATAGGAGGCGACCTGTCGTCGCAATACGGCGGTGTGATTGCGAATATTACCAAAGAATGGTTCATTAAGACATTCAAGACCATTCCAAAATGGGCGAATCAGTCGTTCCCAGAATTTGATGCCTATAAAGATAAAGAACCACCCAAACTTGCTGACGTATGTAAGGTACTCAGGCGGCTAGCAAAACCGGATATACAAAAGGCGCATCTTCATACAACTGCGCTGTCAAATCTGGTACAAACTGCCGATGGTTGGAATTTAGTAACAACAAAAGAGACGTATCAGGCGAAAAAGGTGATTTTATGCCTGGGCGCAACACCGAAAACAATGGACCTGCCGTTGCCTTCTATTCCTCTTCCTATAGCACTTGCTCAGGACCAACTTGCGAATGTAGTTGCGCCAACGGAGACAATTGTTGTATTTGGTACATCGCACAGCGGAGTATTAGTCTTGAAAAATTTAAAACAACTTGGTTGCCGAAATGTTTATGCTGTATATCGTGGCAAAGACCCGTTCAACATATCAACAAATGAGGCGATGGGAGAAGGTTTAAAATTATCAGGAGCGCTTATAGCAAACGAAATTAAGAATAAAGGGTGGGGTGAGCTTGAGCCAACTCTCATAAACTACGACGACTTTGCGGCAATTTATAGAATTTTAAGCAAAGCCCATGCCGTGATTTACGCCATTGGATTTGAGCCACGTACATTTACGTATACGAATAAAGAGGGAATATGTGGTCCATTGACCAATAGCACTCCAGGAATCTATGGATTCGGTATTGGACGACCCCGTATAAGTAAAACAGATGCCGGCGAGATTTTTACAGATATCGGATTTGAAGGATTTATTAAGGCGATACAGGCTGAACTCCCTGGTATACTTTCAGAGTCGATTCCAGCGTAGAAACACGGTCTTTGAGCGAATGAATCTCCGCTAAACACAGGGTCACCAACTTAGGATAATCTACGTGAAGTACACCTTTCTTATCCTTTTCAACACAGAGCGGTTCAATCCGCTGGACATCGTCGGCAAATACGCCGATGTCTCGCAGACCACTCGCTATCCAAGTAAATTCTACCGGTTGTGGTAGACCTTTCGGTACATACGGCATAGCATTTTTCTTGAGTTTAGGATCGGATGGAGTTAAGAATGCTTCGGCATAGACATCTCCGTCGGCAAACATATTACCCATTGTGATGGAAGAGGGTAATCCCATACGACTGATATAAAGATTGCCCTTGCGTACAAGGACATCGCCATCTACGTCGAGTGGTGCAAGGGGTGCCTGAACACCGATACCAAAGTACCCCGCCGCCGTAAAGCGTGCGACCTCTTGATTGTTCACCTCAAAGAGCAGGTTGTTTGTAGTATTAATACCATTGGACAGAAGCAGCGGGACATTATTATAATAAATTTGCGCATTGCTCAAATTGAGATTTGTGCGAACGGTAATATTCGAGTTATTAAACGACTGTAGTGTATTTGTTTTAACAATTTTGTTATTCACATTAATCATTGACAAGAGTTGGGTGAGATTGTAGTTTGTGCTACTACCTGTCGCCGAGGTGACAACATTTTGAAGTTCAGGTACATTTACAAGATATTTGCTGGGGTTGGTGAGAATACTCGCCATTCTATTTTACCAATAGACGAAAAATTTCCATCTAAAACGAATGTGGTACATAAAAATAGGATATGTCTTCAAAGACAGGAGCTTTGTATAATGCGTATCCCTCAGATTCTGAGTCGGATACAGATACAGCATCGTCCGATTACACCCAGCGTTCGGATGTAACAACGAACTACTTGATAAACGTTCCCGGTACTCAGCCCCCTGTATCAACAGGATATCAGGCTCCAGGGCTAGTACCAAATCCACCGGCGAATACAGGAACTACATTAGCATTTCAAGCCGCTGATACGACGTCGCTGTTTATGCTCAATTCACGCGACCGTGATATAAATGCGTATCCGTTGCCGACGTTTTTTACGCTGCGACTCCCTCGTGTGTATAAAAATGTAAAATCCATCAGTCTCAACCAAATTAATTTGCTCAATTCATTCTTTAATTTTACGGCGTCGCAGCATAATACAACAGTCAATGTGTACGAAGAGGGACGTGTTCTTGCCGACGGCTCCTCAAATATTGTACCTATCACTATACCTGACGGTACTTACAATGCCACTGACCTAGTAACGGCGCTCAACAATGCGCTCAATGCCACACCGCTCTTTGCGAACATTAATTACGCCGACTTTCTGTCACAATTTCAGTTGAACGGTGATTTTTCTATTTTGTTTAACACGCCAGGACCGGTCGTCTATAATGTGCTAACGAACAGCTATGACTCAAATGTCACAATTAATGATATTGTGAATCGCTATTTTCAGCAGAGTCAGTCATCGGGTGTAACCGATTTTACAAACAATCAGGCGACCGTTGCGTATTACTACCCTATTATGTACCAGATGATTGCCGCCGCCAATGTAACGGTACCATTTAGTACTGTAAATCAAACCGTTCCTACCGGATTCAGCAGTTGGTATGATTATATTTTGTTTGGATTCCAGGGTCTCAATGATCCGTATATTCTTGCGATAGCGCAGGATAGCGGAAATCAGGTCATTTTCAATAATTACCATTATCAAAATACATTCAATACATCCTTGGTCAATTTGTATAATTGTAGTTATAATTCGCAACAGGGACGTCTAGTTATATCGGCACCAAGTTTGAATACAAGTATCGCAAACGATCTTAGCAAACAATATACAAATATTCTCAATTCGTTGATTACGAGTTATGATGCTATAGATCCTGCATTAAATCTGGGAAATGCCGATAATTTTAACACACAATACGCAAATCTCCAAAATTCGAATGCGGTTACGATTGCGTTTTATAACTTTTTACAGGGAGAGTTTACAAGTAATTTTGGTATTAATTTTGGTACTTATTCGGCAGAATTTTATGCGAATTCCAATAACGAAATTACAGTCTATAATACGCAAAACGAGTTTGGCTGGAATCTGGCATTGACACCGAATATTTTTCTTACACAGATTTCGTCCAATTCGCCGCCATCGTCTATTACAAACTATTGGCCGAATCTCATTTTTCCTAAGGCAGCGCCTGCTGCTGCACACTTTGTATCTACAATTGTGCCATCATCATTTCCTATCGTTGGCGGCGTTCCGCAACTCACCTTTTCCAATGCGAGTGAATCGGTATATGGATACACAGACGTTGTGTTTCCTATATTGCCTACATCGTATGTTCGCACACCCTTTGGTACGCCGAATCGTCAGACAATTAGTTTGATGACGATTCCACGTTATATTAATAACCGTGGTCCAGGGACACAGGAGGTCTATAATTTTAGCGTACAGAATTCCACGCCTACCATTCTCTTCGACGTTCGTACACCGAATACTGAATATATCTTAACCGATATTTCAGGTATTACAATTTTCAACATGTATACACTTGTACAAACAATGTTTAATTCGGCGGATTATATGCGTGCATATAACCAATGGCAGAATTTTACATATGTAAATATTTTGAATGGTAGTCGTGTACAACCCACATCGGCAAACTATGGGACCCATCCACCGATTAGTGATATTAATTTGACAAGTTATCGCCCTTTTATCTTTTTCCAGATGAATGCGGATGAATATCCTCTCTCACCAGATGCACTCTTTGATGTTACATTTTATGTAGAAACGCAGGATGGCAGCCCATTCCCCGCGCCAATTACAGTTACATGGTATAAGGACCGTGCTGGATTTATGGCGGACGCTCTGCTCGCTATGCCAACGGTCAATGTGAACACAGAGAATCCTCGTAACTATTTTCAGACACAAACATATCCAGCTGGAACAATATCTGGCACGATGACAGTATCAGTGAGAAATCTACAGCAGACCTATTTCTATATACATTACGCTGCTAGTGGTAATCAGTCAAGTGTATCTCTACGCGCATTTGCTGTACTCACAAATGAATATGGTGTATATAGTCAAGCGACAACAAACGATTATTTAGATATGCCGTATCAAAATCTACCACCGATTGCCGACCAATTTACGCCTGAAAGCTCTGTTTACTCTAATAACTTGGTTTCTATCTATTCTACAAGTGTCACCTCTATCGGCTATGATATTTCTGGGGTCTCTAACAACTTGGCGGATTACATTATTGTGGCACCGAATTACAATTTTTACGATCCTACAAATTTTGAAACATATAGCAATGGTGTTCAGTCAGGTGTACGTTATCAGTTTAATTTGTCAAATGTAGGCGCACCGGCACCAAAGCCAAATCTTGTGCCGCCATGGTCGCTCTATTTCGGTTCAAATGCCACCAACACCATCTTAGATTTATACAACACGTCCAATATTATTTATTTGAGTTCTCTACAACAACAGACGTTTCCAGGTGGTGGGACTTATATTCAAAATAACGAATCGGTTATAGCCACCTTTTTGGACCCTACATTGCCGACGAATAAGGAGATATTCTTGAATCCAGGTCAGGATCCGAATATGCCGGTTCAGTCTACGACTATTTTCCAACCCTGCGTCAATTACGGTAATGGTCTAGTGACCGATGCCTCTACATCACAGACCTTCAAAGACTTGACGGGCTTTGCGGGCATCAGTTTCTTTTTACCACCGAACGAAATCGTGAATCTGTCGCAGTTCATCGTGAAGTTTGCCTATACAGCACCGACACAGACCAATAATCTAGAATATATTTCTAAAGGCGTAAGTCCGTTCCAATATTATGGATACCCACATGTACAAAATGGCTCTATCAATAATTGGTTGTATAATAATGCCATAGCCACTACATCCTTGGGCAATCTATTTTTAAATACTGGATTTTGGCCATTTGCCGACTCGCTGTTTTTCGTAGAATATGGATCACCATTTCCATACTTTACAATGGGATTACAGTACTTTTATTATAATCCGCAAAGCTATGCGACATTATACTCTACACTTCAAGGGGCTCCACCTGGCGCTGTAAGTGTTAAAATTACACAAAGGACAAATGGATTACAATTAATATTTCCAATTACAGGATTTTATGGGAATGGCAACAATTATATAGAATTTTTGAATCCGAATATTACAAAACCTACCAATCTATATTTTAATCAAGTGAACGACCCCGCATACTATGTAGATTATGAGTTTTATTATAATCCTAAATACTGGGACGACTGGTATTTATGGAATCGTGTAAATACAAAAATTGGCATTTTTCCAACAGGGCAAATTCAGGGCGTCAGCACCTCTACACTTTCACTCTCTAGTTCATTATATACTATGACCCTTAACCAAGTCACGCAAGTCTGTAGAAATACGAATCGTTTAGGAACATTACATACAAGAGAGCCTGATTGGGGCACTTTCTATGAATATACAGTCCAGCAAAATTCAACACTAGTATATGCGCCAACTGGCACATCCATTACAGATACATTTTCAATATTAAATACACCGGCGGATATCACTCCTACCTACACAGCAGGCGAGACGAGTTACCCTGGATATATGTTGACCGCTTCACAAATTTACAACTATACTTATTTACCAAGGTCGTATGGTATCGCACCATCTGTTGGAAATGCCGTAGATTTTCCCTATTCAAGCATCTCATCGTATACAGCGGATATTCCCAATTCGTATACAGCAGTTCCTTTCTCCTATAATTTTACAACGAATACGTGGCAGCCAAGTGCGTTTTATGCCCTCAGTTTTACGAGAGAGCCGGCGTTACCAAGCACGGGTCTCATTGGTGGCGGCGCACCCTATTATGGACCGCCTGGTATTTATGGATGGCACAACAACGGCGGAGTATTCACACTGTACAACGGTGAACAGCCAACATTCCAGCCATATTATTGGCTCGGCAAGGTCACTTTTACAGCACTCCCTAATATTGTCTATAATCCGGCGACCGATCTGTCAGCGTTTGGCGGGTATGCGGGTCTCAGTGGCGAATTTCAGGATACGTTGATGTTCTTCTACGCAAATAGTACAATCAATCAGGATTATGGCGATATTTCAACAAATGCCACGCATTGGCGTTGGGGTAATGAAAGCAATGCGAACTACACCGCCTATGACGACCAGAGTGGCTACAACTTCCTCTCCTACTTGAATGATTTGACGGTGCGTCCTACAAACCAGCAGTACGCAGTTCATGTACGCTCCTATGACCCTATTCCACAGTTTACGACCGGCTTACGTATTATCGGCAACGGTTATACAAACTTTGGTACACTTACATTGGGCGAAATCGCACAGGAGATTGCGGATTTATCAGGATACAGCCCTATTTCAGATTTATCAGGTTCTTTGTACTTACAGAATACACCAGCATATAACCAAATCATCAGCACGAACAATGGAATACGAACGGGTAATGGTAATAATTTTAGCCATGCCTACGCCGATGCTCTCGTACACTTTGAAAAACAGTTCTATATCAGTACGATTACCTTTGGTGCTAAGACGGGATATCAAGGTGTACCCTTTACATTTAATGGATATGCGGACGCCCTTTCTCAATATGTATCATACTACAGCACAATCCATACACAGTATGCGTTATATACAAGTATCTTATCAACAACAACCGGTTTGCTCAATCAGTACGTTATAACGCGCTACGGCAGCATTCTGCCACCTGGAATTGCTACCCGTTCACAATATACAGCGGCGATTCCGTTCCAACTCCTGTTTAATTACAACTTACAGCCTCCATACAATACACAGACAGATCAGTGGGGTCTCGGATGGTATTTAGGTTTCCCTAAACTCACTGTACCGGTGATTGGTCCTCGTACTCTCGTGACCTCTGCGACCTTCATCCGTATCGTACAACAGTATATTTATCTACGACTCAACCCTGCGCAGAATATTAATACGCTTGCGGTATCCGCCAAGGAGAATCTGAGCGAGACCCGTGAATCTCAAGGTATGGATACACAGTACTTTACAAAGATTATTCTCAACGATTTTGCGAACTATTGCCGTGCGGGCGTACAACTACAAAAGGACTTCTCACCAGTACTTGGCAAATATGAGGTCATTGAGTGCTACTTGACCGACCAGAATGGTAATACACTCAGTAACACCGATTGCGACTACGATATGGTGATTCAGATTACAGAAACCACCAATGTACCGACAACCGATTCCAGTCTCTTGGGACCAACCAGTGATTTGACCGTTTATCAAAATAAATAATTCGTACTCCTTAGGAAATGGCAGCTATCAACGCCACGTTAGCCGAATATTATCAGGGAGGACCAAAGGACTGGAATCAGGTCTTTAAGGCAACGTGTATTAAGACGCATTGGGACCCTACGATGGTTGTTGACCATATCTTACCAAAATTTCAACACGATATGGCATTGGACCCTCGTGAATCTGTTCGCAACTGTTACGTCTATTATAATACATCGCCTGGAGACGCCCCGCTCAAGCGGTATCCAGAGATGGAGCCCCAACAGGCACCCTCCTATTTGTTAGGAGGTCCGCACCGTCCAGCGACGTATGAAAAGCCACAGCCGCCCGCACTCGCCGCTGTACCCGTATTTCCACCCGGTGGCGCAGCGAGTCTCGGTTTTCCCTACGATAAGTTCAATGCCAATGCGGAGACGGATGTTTTACGTATCGATGAGGCGTTGACAAAGTGTGCTGAGAAACGTTATATCCCACCAGGAGGCATCCCGGCACCTTCAATGAGCACCCGTGATGTACCAGGTGTATACTTAGGTGATAGTTCAACTCTCTCTCCGCTACTCACTCGTGTCGTAAAGCAGGCGGGATGTCGTAATGAGGATGATCAAGAGGCGTGGAACCGTTCGGCACGTCTTTTCTTCAATCCTACAAAGTATGACCGTACGATTGTTGTGCCACCAAATTTGTATCAGCCCAGCTCGCACAATGCTCTTGTATGCCCGCCTTGGAAAAAGTCGTAACCCAGCCCAAGAGACCATGTCTAATATATATCGCATCTTCCCACAGCTTTGGAGTCAAGGAGGATGCTTTCAGGCACAGACTGTTTATGCTATTGATAGACAGCCTCCGCCCAATACGTTTCAAACGCAATGTAGTACTCGTCAATACGATGACCCCGCATATTGGTATGAGGGGAATAACTTTCAACGTATTTTGCCGCCGCCCGCGGGATTCTCACAGCAATGCTGTTACCAATCGCCATCATGGAATGCCGTCACCTGGCGGTCTCTCCCCCTATGGCTCTCCTATGTTCAGTCCATCGGTTACACAGTAACCACGGACTTCTCAACACTCACGCCGTTTACAAGCATTTATATCAGCGGTCCTTAGCAGAATGAGCACGTATCCGCTCTACAACTGGAATTTGGAGCCGAGTATTAGTTTTGCCTATTATTCAGGCACATCCGGCAGTGTTATAGGCAATCCATCACTTGCTGTAGACTCACAGGAAAATACATATTTTGCGGCAGTCGTTCAAGGGCAAAATCCGACCGCCTCGCCTACTATACCTTCGTCGTATTGGACATATAATAACGTCGTTGTTGGAAGCGCAGATATCAATGGCAACTTGTTATGGTATAAGTTTTTCCCTGAATTAATTGTCACCGCAAACCAACAACAGGTCAGCCTTGTTGTAGGAAAGAATAATGATTTATATATTGCGTTCGTCACTCCGGCTGCTGTATCCAAATGTTACAACATGGTATCAACGCCACGCTGGTGTCCGCCACTCTATCCAGATTTGGATGTAGAAGGAACGGATGATATTGTATTAGCACGTATTAATTATTCAAATACAAAACAGACGGTTGCGTGGGTAATACAAAACGCACGTCTTAATTCGGTTTATAATGAAACGGTGCCCCAACTTGCCATTGATACAAATACCGGTCTGCTCTATATTACCTATCAAACAAACGGTGATATTCTATGTTATACTCCTGTAGGCGACCCAACAGTCGCCCTGTCATGTTTTACGTTAGATGGTGCCCAACTATGGCTGGAATGCCAACAAAAAATCAATAGTACAGGCTCAAATACAAATCCCGTGGTGACCGCCGACCTTTATGGTGGTGTATATGTAGCATATGAAACAACCGCAACAGTCCAAGGGGGTGCTGTTGTCACAGGGCAGCAAATAGAAATGGTCAAGTTTCAAACTACGCTGACCCCTGCGAATAAACTCGCATCGTATAGCCGGCAATGGGTGCTCAGCCAGAATGGTACAATTCAAACGGCGGCACCAGGCATATCTTCCAGCCCAAGTATTACCTGTGATGGTACAAATGTATATATTGCATTTCTTACTACGGGATCGGTCGCAGGTAATTATTCAACGGGTTCAGCGCACGACCTTGTCGTCGCCAAGGTCACGCCCACCGGTTATACGCCGTGGGTACAACAGGGCGAACAATTCAACCGTGCTCCTTATACGTATGTAGACGCAGGTCTCCCCTATATTAATGCCGACCGTTATCTCAGCGCCTACGATATACCGAATGTTGTCATTTCGTTACAAACATACGATGATATTCCAACATCCGGCGACTCAAGTATATTTGTATTTAAACTTGATTCAGCAACCGGTAACAATGTATTTGATAATGCGGGTTATAATAATATGCCGTTAGCGTTTTCTCAGGCACCGGCATCTACCGCATTGCTTCCTACAGCAAGCGCTGGAGCATATAGCCAAGTAGCAGTGGGTGCTACCCGTAACGCCCTGTATTTTTTGTTAGGATCCCTTATACCCTTATCGATGAATACAATTACCGGCTGTGAAGCGGATCTTATTTTACTCAGATATAATCTTGTCTGTTATTATCCAACAACATCACCGTTTCAGTTTATGTCTAGCAATAAGAAAATCTGCTCCTGTGGGTCGAATTGTTGTTGTTCTGGAAACGCCACGGTTCCAGGCATGCCTATAAATGTGTATGCGATACCTGGAGGTGGTAACGCTTACATTTATTATACACTACTATCGGATGGCGGCAATCCACTCATTAACTTCTCGTACTCTATTGATAATGGAGCCACATTTTCACTTTTCGGTCCGGCACAATTTACAAGTCCGCTGAATATTACAGGGCTTACGGACGGAACCACATATAGTATTAAAATTAAAGCAATAAATGGCATTGGTACAGGACCGGCTTCCTCAACGGTGACCGTTATTCCTGGAGTTCCTGCACCTCCAACAAATCTTGATATAGAGCCTGGAAACACGACGGCGGTCATTACCTTTACGCCAGGGTCAAATAACGGGTCGGCGATTACGAATTACAACTATTCGCTGGACGGCGGTGCTACATTTTCGCCGTTTAGCCCCGCACAAACGACCAGTCCCATTACGATTAGTGGACTCACCAATGGCACCTTATATGCGGTTCAACTGTCGGCGACGAATAGTAGGGGCACGGGACCGGCGACCGCAACTCTTTATGTGACACCAGGTACGCCGACGGCACCTACAAATCTAGTAGCCAGTTCAGGTAATGGTACCGTCCTCATTTCGTTTACACCGAGCGGTGACAACGGCAGTGCAGTTACAAATTACGCATATTCCCTCAACGGTGGTATGACCTTTATTCCATTTAGCCCATCGCAAACGAGTAGCCCAGTGACCATTAGTGGACTCACCAATGGAACAGCCTATAATATCAAATTGGAAGGTCAGAACAGCGTAGGATTTGGTCAAGCGTCGGCGTCGGTCACCGTCACACCAGGCGCACCCGCCCCCCCTACAGACTTGTCAGGAAGCCCAGGTGATACTACGGCATCAATTAGTTTCACGCCAGGTGCGGCGCATGGGTCGGCGATTACGAACTACCTCTACTCAACAGATGGCGGTACAACGTTTACAGCCTTCAGTCCCACCCAATCAACCAGTCCTGTTACAATTAGTGGTCTAACGGATGGAATATCATATAGTATAAAATTAAAGGCTGTAAATGTGAACGGTATAAGTACCGCTTCGTCAACAGTTACTGTAACACCAAGAATACCAGCACAGATATTATTACAAGCCTATTCATATAGCGGTTCTGGACCATGGTTAGACCAGAGCGGAAACGGAAATAATGCTACACTTGTTACAGGAACATCGGCTAAGAATACCACCGGAAACGGTATAGTTCTTAACGGTTCAAGTTACTGGAGTTTTCCTGATATTGCCGCTAATCAACATTGGACTGTCAGTGTATGGTATAAAAATACTGCGCCGGCAGAGACAAACGGTTGTATTGTTACACAAAGTTTTAGCAATTATGGCGGAGGTATGGTTAATTTGTATATTCAAAACAATGGAAGCAATAACTTTTTAGGAGGATTTTTAACTTATACTAATATTCATAATGGAACTCAATTTCTAATCAATAACGGAGGATGGAATTACTACCAAATCACATGGGACAATACCAATATAAATACCTATATAAACGGAGTTCTTCAAAGTTCAGTTGTATCAGCACAAACATCATTAAATTTAGGACAGATTTACTACATTGGACGTGGCTATCAAGATACGAATTATTTTGTTACAGGTGAGATTGGCGAGGTTCGTATTTATAACTTTGCTCTCAATCAAACACAGATTACAAGAGATTACAATAATACTGTAGCAACCTATAATATAGGACCAGCACCTTTAGTCTTATTACAAGCGGTCTCCTACAGTGGATCTGGTCAATGGCTGGACCAAAGTGGATACGGTAGAGACGCTACTATTATAACAGGTTCAATAGCAAAGAATGGAGCAGGTAATGGTATTATTTTAGACGGCGCAACTTACTGGTCGTTTCCAGATATAAACGCAGGTTCAGTATGGACAATGAGTGTATGGTATAAAAATACGGGCACATCTGGCAGTGTTTATCCTTGTATTGTAACTGCGGGTAACGATGGAGGAAATAGTAATATGTTGTTAGGATTTTTCTCACCGCCATCTCTCGCATTAAAACCAGGATTCTTTGATGGCGGTGAATTCTACCAAGGAAGTGGAACAACGTTAACCGATAATGTATGGACAAATATACAAGTTACATGGGACGGAACAACAATAATTACATATGTAAACGGTACACTTTCAGGATCAACGACTCCAGGTGGTGCTTCCATAAACGCAAGCGGAAACTTACCGTATAAGATTGGTATATGCTGGGACACAAGCACAAATTCGTATATGACCGGTGAAATCGGTGAGGTTCGTATTTATGGAACCCCGCTTACACAAGCTCAAATCACCGCGAACTATAATTCAACAAATGCGACCTATAAAGTTCCAGGCGCGCCTACAGGATTAACTGCCACAGCAGGAGCACAATTCGCATTTTTAACATGGACGCCACCGGTAGATGACGGTGGTTCAGCAATTACCTCTTATACAATAACATCAGACCCTGGCAATATAACATTAACCGCAAGTTCTTCTCCTGCGAATTATTCTATGGGTTCTTTGATGGCGAATGTCACATATACATTTACAATAGTCGCAACAAATATAAGCGGCAGTTCGCTCCCTTCAGCGCCATCAAACCCAGTCACTCCCTACCCGATATGTCTCGCTAAGGGTACCCTAATCATGTTAGCGGACCGCACTGAAAAACCGATTGAAGAGATTACATACAATGACAGTCTTTTGGTTTGGGACTTTGATAATGGCTGCCTAGCCACAGCACCGCCGTTATGGATTAAGAAGGCGGAAGTCGCCGACCAATACAATCTATTAGAATTCAACAATGGCACACAGTTGAAGACCATTCATCAACATCGTATTTTTAATAAGGAAGCGGGTAAATTTACTTACCCAATGACCGACGACACACCCGTTGGAACCACCTCGTATCACGTCGTAAACAAAGACGTAACGCTCCTCAATAAAACCGTTATCCAAGAGCAGACCGAGTATTACAATATAATCACCAAAAAACATATAAACTTATTTGCGAACGGAATACTCACATCGTGCCGCTATAATAACATATATCCAATCACCGATATGACATTTATTAAGTCCGAAAGAGCCGCAATCCCCAGCGCGGAGTACAATTCGGTGCCGACCAAGTACTACGAGGGTCTCCGTCTAGCAGAGCAACAAATATCAGTTGAAGAAACTATCCAGTATATAAATAGATTAGAATGTCTGAAGCAGTGAAGATACTTTTTCTAGACCATCAGGGTGTAATGTATACAAAACTCCACCCGCATCCTGGCAAGTTAGATGATTTTAATAAAGAAGCAGTCGCCATCTTAAATTCTATTCTAGAATCCGATTCTAGTATAGAAATTGTCATTTCGTCCGATTGGAAGTACTGGGTTTCGCTAGACGAAATGCGTGAATTTTATAAACAACAAGGAATCCGTAAGCAGCCAATTGCTTATACACCGAAAACACGCCAGTATATATGGAAATTATATCCACAACAAAGAGCAGCGGAAATAAATATATGGCTTAACGAAGCAAACGTTCCAATTATAACTTGGGTGGCGGTAGATGATATAAATATGACGCCGCATCTAAAAAACTTTGTATGGGTCAGCGAGCCCGCGAAAGGGCTGCTTCAAGAAGGAGTCAAGGAGACCTTATGCCGAATTCTCAGTCTTCCGCCACCTTCGGTGCCAGATACGCAATGAAATGGCTACCAGCCCCAAAACGGAAGGTGGCACGGAGTGGATTGGCAGGGTCAAATTCCAGTTGTGTGACCGGCGACAGCGCCGAACCGCCCTTAATAATCATTCCAACATACTTCATGCCGAAGCGTGCCTCAACGGAATCGCCCGTCAGCTCCATCTCACGGTCTTCGGTATTCTCAAGCGTCTGCTTGACAGCGCCGCTATCACCCACCGTCGATAAGTGGAGTCCATCCTCGTTCAGAACTACACCGAGCGTATCGCCGAAGTGTGCGATTTCCTTGACGACCGCCAAGATATCGGCAGTTTTGAGCGTCACATTAGCGGCGTAGTTCATAGCAGGCAATTCGGCAGCGTCACCGTCAATATCTAGTGTAGGAACATCGTATACCGCCTTCTTGGACATCTTCACATTATAGCACTCTACAATAAACTTATCCGCCTTGTAAATCAGCGTCACACTATCCCCCGCACCGATAGGGGACATCACCCGCGCCAATACCGCCATGTTGACACTAACAATGAGCGGATGACCAACAGTAGCCTTTGTACAGTCCGCCGCCGCCAGCAAATAATCAACGAACCCAACATGCGAGGCATCCATACCGCTGATGCGAATACCATCGGCGCCGATGCGAAGGGAGGCAATCGGTAGAAACTCTTTTAGAGCCTCTACCGATGAACGAAAGAGCACAACATCCTTAGGTACGAACTCCATCTTCTTCAGTACCTTGTTTGAAATCCAGGCACCCCTAAGTCAATTTTTTTAGACCTAGACCTCCACGCTATCCTCATTGCGCCTCTGGAAATAGTTGCGGAGCAGGTCACGCAGAGCGCGCTGGTCCGCCACCAACACCCACGCTCCGCAAGCGTCCCTACTTATCGCCACCTCAGGGTCAAATTGCGTATCTACCAGAATATCCAAACGGGTTTTGTAGCCCCTATCCGCCTTCCGCCCGTGCCAATAATGTAGAATCGTCCCCGCTACATACCCAATATTTTGTTGGAGAGCACAGGCACGTTCTTGCCATTCAAGAATACATTTACGGTAAGTTGGATGAACACGCTCAGGAATATAATCGGCAACCTCGCCGATAAATGAGCGTGCCATAATACTATCGGCTCCTCCAACGATCGCCTTATCAAAAAGCCCTCCAAGTGTGTCAATTGCCTCACGGGTCGCTGCCCAACCGTATCCTGGATGCCAAGTTCTATATGGTTTTGGCTCATTTGTTTTCTTACTAAACTCACTCCAATAAATATCACGATGTCTATAACAATATCCGAATCCTTTGTCAACTGATAAAACCTCATTCTTAGGTCCGAGATCAACTATATCTGTAAATAGTTGAACGACAGGATGATGCTGGAGTTCATAGACAGTATCTTCCATCCAGGTCCGATTGATAAATTCAATATCTCCATCAATCCATGCGACATATTTCCAGTCTGATGGTAAGTTTAAAAGACCGATATTAATCAGATTTTCTTTGTACCATAATTCTGAGGTTAGATGAATTTGAATATGTTGGGGATTGTTTTTGTCGGTCACTTCAAAGGGAGAATCGCCTAACACGCCCTCTACAATATAGAGTTTTGAGGCATCTATACGTTTCATAAACTCTTTGAAAAGTCGCACACGTGTTTTATATCGTTCAGGGTTTGTTATAACCGAAACGATATAAAAATGCTCAAGCATCTTGAACATATATTTAATATAATGGTTTAGACCTTATCAACGCTGTCTTCGTTACGGGACTGAAAATATGTACGAATCTGGTCGCGCATCTCCTCGTGACCAGGGAAGAGCGTCCATAGACCCTGCCAGTCCTTATGGATATGGGTATGAGGGTCAAACTGGTTATCAACGGCAATTTCCCAGCGACCCTTGTACTTACGATCCGTCTTCTTACCGTGCCAGTAGTGGACAATAGAGCCGCTGACATAGCCGATGTTCTTGTGGAGGCGGAGAGCACGCTCCTGCCAGTTGAGAACGGCGGCACGGTAGTTGGGATGGACACCCTTAGGGATAGAGCGCTCACCTTCGCCGATGAGGCAGCACGCCATATGGTGGTCACCGGCACCGAGGATGGCAAGGTCAAAGAGACCACCAAGGGTGTTGATGGCTTGACGAGTTGCCGCCCAGCAGTAACCAGGATGCCAGTAGGCACCCTTGCCGCCGCTGCCGTAGTAACCGTAGTAGTCAACGTTTGAGAGATCAACAGTTGAGACGGTTACGCCAGCGGGCTTGCTTACCATCATAGAGCGGTCGTTGCCGTTCTTAAAGCAGTAGGCGAAGCTCTTGTGGACGGAGAGAATCTCATGCTTGGGACCGAGATCGGCGGCGTCCTCATACATCTGGACAACGGGGTGGTGCTGAAGTTCGTGAACGGTCTCCTCCATCCAGTTGGGGTGCGTAAAGTCAATATCTCCATCGACCCACGCAACATACTCCCAACTGGCAGGTAGTCGAGAAATGCCGATGTTGATAAGGTTCTCCTTATGCCATAGTTCAGACTCAGTACGTAGCTGGATATGACGAGGATTGCTTGCGTCGGTGACCTCAAAGGCACGGTCGCCGTAGGCACCCTCTACGACGTAGAGTTTGGCGCCGTACTTATCCATACGAGCCATAAACTCCTTGAATAAGCGTGGGCGGGTCTTGAATCGCTCCGGGTTTGTCATCACTGCGATAACGTAGAAGTTGTCTAGAAGGTACTCATTGTCGCTCTTGGGTAAGGTGATGGGCATTTTTTCTGCTGAGTATAAGGGTTTTAAAAATTGAGCCAAACCGCATCGCATAAGTGATTTTTAACGATGTCAACCAAAAATAAATCACCGTTGCGATATCCTGGCGGAAAAACGCGCGCAATTTCTATTCTAGAAAAGTATCTCACCGAACATTATCCGCACCGGAGAACACTTTTGTCTCCCTTCTTTGGTGGTGGTAGCTTTGAACTGTATCTTACTACAAAACAGTACCAAATCCGAGCCAATGACTTATTTAAGCCTTTATATACCTTTTGGCAAACCCTAAAGGACTCGTCTGAGGATATTAGGGAGGCAGTGGAAAGTGTAATGCCTATCACAAAAGAGTACTTTATGGAACTGCGAACGACTATACAGACCATGACCGACCCATTGGAGATTGCCGCCGCCTATTATATCATCAATCGTTGCTCATTTAGTGGCGCCACATTCTGTGGTGGATTCTCTAAGGAAGCCTCTACAGGACGACTCAATGAATCGTCGCTTGAAACTCTCATACATACAAATCTAGAGAATGTTACCTTCTCCAATCTTGACTGTAAGGAGTTTCTAACCGCAAATCCTGAAACTACTGATACAATCATATATGCTGACCCACCGTATTACATCAGTTCTTACATTTACGGTAAGGATGGTGATATGCATGAAGGATTTGACCATGCCGCCTTTGCGGTTGCTATTAAGCAACGCCGCGACTGGATGATTAGTTATAACGACTGCCCTTATATTCGTGATTTGTATAAGGATTGCCGAATTCAAATAGTGACGTGGTCGTATGGGATGGATAACGGGAAGAAGGGGTCATCGGAGATAATTATTCTGCCACCGAGTCAATAAATTGTACCGTATATAAGTGGATTTTTTATTGAATGTTAAAAAAAATTATTTATAATATAAATCATATAATAAAAAATTTAGATTCCGGCAAATATATAATAAACAAAATTGAAAAATCGTTCAGGGGTTAAAGAAAAAACAAGATTATAAGTTAGGTATATGAAATATGCTTAGTCTGTATAAATTGGTTTTCGCATTTGCGAGCATCTTAACTGTTGCTGGTCAGAGTACTGGAACAGCAACTCTGAGTGCGACACGATCATCGCTCTCACTTGTTTCACCAAGTTCGGTGGCGGGACTTTCAGCAAGTGGAACGGCTACACGTGCTGCAGTTTCTGTTACAGGAACTACAACTCGGTCCCGTGCCCTAACGTCTCCTACCGCCACAGGAACTGCCACCCGCAGCCGTGCCGCTGCCTCCGCCACAGCCACAGATACCGCTACACGCAGTCGTGCTGCCCCTACTACAACATCAACTACTACAGGAACTGCCACCCGCAGCCGTGCCGCTGCCTCCGCCACAGCCACAGATACCGCTACACGCAGTCGTGCTGCCCCTACTACAACAGCAACTACTACAGGAACTGCTACCCGCAGCCGTGCCGCTGCGTCAGCAAGTGCTACGGATACCGCTACACGCAGTCGTGCTGCCCCTACTACAACAGCAACTACTACAGGAACTGCTACCCGCAGCCGTGCCGCTGCGTCAGCAAGTGCTACGGATACCGCTACACGCAGCCGTGCTGCTCCTACAGCCACAGCCACAGATACCGCTACCCGCAGCCGTCCAGGCGCCACAGCCACTGCTACAGGAACGGCAACTCGCAGTCGTGCCGCCCCCACAGCCACAGGAACGGCAACTCGCAGCCGTGCCGCTGCTTCAGCAAGTGCTACGGATACTGCTACACGCAGTCGTCCAGGCGCTACTCAGTCCGCTACGGATACCGCTACTCGCAGTCGTGCCGCCCCTACATCCACAGCCACAGGAACGGCAACTCGCAGCCGTGCCGCTGCTTCAGCAAGTGCTACGGATACTGCTACACGTAGTCGTGCCGCCCCCACAGCTACAGGAACTGCCACCCGCAGCCGTCCAGGTGCCACTGCCACATCCACAGGAACTGCCACCCGCAGCCGTCCAGGTGCCACTGCCACATCCACAGGAACCGCTACCCGCAGTCGTGCCGCTGCCACTGCCACATCCACAGGAACCGCTACTCGCAGTGGTGCTGCTGCGTCAGCAAGTGCTACGGATACTGCTACCCGCAGTCGTGCCGCTGCCACTGCCACATCCACAGGAACCGCTACTCGCAGCCGTGCTGCTGCGTCAGCAAGTGCTACGGATACTGCTACCCGCAGCCGTGCCGCTGCCTCCGCCACTGCCACTGCTACAGGAACGGCAACTCGCAGTCGTGCCGCACCAACTGCCTCTCCTACAGATACTATAACCGCCTCACGAACTGCGACTGATACCGCAACACACTCACCTGGGGCAACAGCATCTGCTACTACTTCAAGAGCAGCTGGTTCTCTAACAAGTTCAATTACAAATACTCGCACTGATTCTCAAACTCCTACACTAACTCGTACGGAATCTCAAACACCCACGGATACTCGTACACCTAGCAATTCAATGACATTTACTGGAACCGCAGGCACAACTGCCTCTCCAACACCATCTACATCAATGTCAACTGCCTTTACTCTAAGCATTCCAAGTACCCAACAGGCAAATGCGGATACACTTATTCGTGGATATGTTAGTAATTATGCCGCACAGGCAGGTTACAGCAATGCAGTAGTGAATAGTGTAACCTGGGCGAATGGCGCTTATACAGTCACTGGTAACGTAGTTAATGCTCAACAGTTTCAAAATGGGTTTCCTCTCTCATCCGCCTACACAAATTTAATCGCATCTCTTGCCCCATCTGCTACACCGGCACCCAGTACCGCTCCCTCTATTGCGTTACCAGTAGGAATTGCGGTAGGTGCCACAGCACTTGGTGTTATTGTCGCTGGAACTGCGATTTATTTGACTAGACGTAAGCGCCGTCGTATCTCATTTGATCCTACGCAACCAACAACAATAAATCAGTTGAAGAACGCCTTGCCAATGACAATAATCTCTTTACCAAAGCCACCACCACCATCAACGAATGAACAGTATTACGACCCCGAGCAAGCAGCACGTCCCGCAAATTTCCATGAAAATGTTCACCTACCAAAGCAGCCAAGTCAACCGGATCTTGATAAATTGCGTACAAAATTTGTACCTATTAATAACCGATTATCCTATGATAAGGCGAAGATGGCATCCATAGGATCACAGGTTCCTCACGGTTTCCAACAATCAGCATCGAGCAGACAACTCATACATCCATTTATGTCCCGCCGAAATACTCTCCCACCTGCCACAACGGAATTTGATTTGAATTACATAGCCCCACCCCCACCGCCACCACCAGAAGATGAACCTAGGGTCGCATTTAATGCTCTACCACCTCGGCAAAATTATCCTCCACCACCTGTAGAGTGAGCCAATGGACGGTATGAATTTAAATGGAAAGTCGAAACGTACCATCAAACAGAAAATTTATAGTGTTGATACTCGTAAGCCTAGAGCCGCTGCGGAATTATCTGTTTTGACTCCTGCGAATGGATTTGAGGAGATATTATCTAGTAAACCTCTACGAAAGGCACCAGTTCATCGTTATTTTCGCTTTTTACCCGATCCGATGGGTGGTGTCCCAAAGGCGCAGTTAGAGGCAGCCTTTAAGGAGGCGGCAGCAGCGCAATTTGCGGCAGCATTCCAGGCATCTGCGCCAGTAGCACCACCTCCTGCGGGCGCCCCACAACTTCCTCCTGCGCCCTCCAATTCGCAGGGCAGCTATGGTGCTATGCACGAAGACGAAGGTATAGATGAATTGGCGACCTTTTTTGCCGAGCATGGCGTTGCGTCACAGGGCGAATTTGACGAACTAGCGGCATTAATGGAACAGAAGGCGCAGATTGGCGGCGCTAGACGCCGTCGTACTCGCCGAAGCCGCAAGTCCCGTAAGTCCCGCAAGCACAGCCGCCGCTGAAAAAAATGAATAAATATAACCGAAATGAACCATTTGATAAAATGGTTGATTCCGTCAGCACCCGAGTTCCTCGTAATATAATTTATGGGCTACGCCGTGTCCTTATAGCTATACAGCAAAATGAAAGCTGTACAAATCACATGCTCCAAGGCGTAGTTCAACAATTACGCCGTATTTACATGCTGGTCGTAGATAGTCAATCGCCTACCGACGACTTTGAGAATCTGATGGAGAATCTACACCGTTGGGTAGTTCAATGGAGTGACCGTGGTCATATTGATGACGAAATGAGGGATTTACGCCCTGTATTTGAAACGACACTAGACTGGTGGAATCAACAAGATAGAGACAGGTCTGATATCCGAAGCGAATACATGAATAATATTCATCTAATCTATAACCAAAATCCAACAGTACAACAAATGATACGCGAGGCGGAGCAGCAGCAACAACCCTAAATCGCCATTTTGTCCATTCCCGCCGCCAATCCATCTAAATTATTGTTAGAGACCACAGACGACGGTGAACCCGTCTTTTTCTTTTTAGGCACTGCTTCAGTCTTTGGTGATGTTGCCTTAGGAGACGGGGCGGCGGCAGAAGAAGCAGCCGCAAGGCTTGATGGCAACTTCGCCGCCGCATCCAAACTAAACTTAGACGCCACCAACTCTTTCAGTTTTATAGGTTGTGCCGCCGCCATGACAGACAAGCACATATTCCCCTTTTTGTTTTTACGGGTATGAACCTTGAGACGAATACGAATTCGTTGCGGGCATTCAAAGTAGGGAACGCCAAAATCGCACGTATCTTCACCAGTATGGTAGAGTCCCTTTCCGTCTACCTGAATATATTGGCATCCCTTCGCTTTATAAAGTTGCGAAATGGTATTTGCGCCGCAAGGAATATAATAGTCTTTGAACTCAGGTGTGGATTTCTTAATGTCCGTCCATTCAGAATATGTTACAGGGCGTTCTAGGAACGTGGGCGTCTTGCCGCCAAAGAGATTCGCCGCACCGATAATCGTTTCAAAGATCGTTTTGGAGGCGGCTGGAATTTTGCCGGCACTTACACCGACCCAAACGCCCTCCTTATTTTTTTCCAATTTCATCTGCATCCAATCGGGAGTAGGGCGTTTCGCCTCCACACCAATATCCCCCTCCGTCCGCCAATTGAGTTTTATATCAATATCGGCACCACAGCCGCCGAGTGTATCAAGAGGCTGTGTATTGAACGGAATCTCTAAATAAGGCGACCGTACCGTTTTACAAGTTTTCGCAATCTTGATTTCGTAGTTTTTGCCCGAAACCGAGCAGCGTGCGCCGGCATCGCCGATAGGACAACTGTCAGATACAGGGCTATTCATTTTTCGACTTCTCTTTGGCATTCCGAATCCTATATATGCGGCAGAATATTGTATACGCTGCATTGGAAAAAGAACAACGTGTAATACGTTGTTCATTTTTTTGACGACGATGACGACGACCACCGCCGCCACACTATGAATCTTATTGTTAGAAGCTCAGGTTACCAATAACAGGATTGGGACTCAATTCATGCCATTTTGCCTTAAGGAGACGAATACAGGTTGAATTTGACAATTTGCGTAGAGGATAGAGTCGTCGTCCAACTCGCTTATGGAGAGTGAATGACGGAGTATTATAATTTGGCTCCTGATTCAACATCGGAGCACAATATGTATTATAGAACCAAGTAATCGTATTACCGATAGTGAATGTATCAGGAATACGAGTATAAGAATTGGTATCAGCCGGATTTACAATATAATAACCCTTATCTTCATCATTGAAGAAAACTATCATTGTGAAAGAATCAATGGTAAATTGAGCAACGGGACGTTGGAAGTTAGAGGTACGTGCGATAGCAAGTTCAAGGAGGGAGGACATGGCGAGAAGGGTACAAATGTTATACACCGCAAAACAGTTTCAATTTTTTTGTCCTTCACCCGCCTTCCAAACCCCCATAATAGCATCCAAAACGTGTTTTTCATTCTTATTGGACGGCAGCGACTTTGGTAATGCGGTTAGGACTTTCGTCCAATCTATTTCTTGGGCAGCGCCATTGGCAGAGGGTCCGCGAATAGGTAGTGGTCCTGGTGGAACTGGTGGCATTCTTGGTGTACGCGCGAGTGCTTCTGATGCGGCAGCGGCACGAGCCCCACGGGTCGTGGAGGAGGTCGTAGCAGTTGTAGCGGAAGCGGTAGTATTTACGGCGATTACAGGGTCTGTGCTACGTGGACCGCGTATAACTGTAGGAGCCGATTGAGGTGGCGGGGCAGTTGAACGACGGTCAAAGGATGGAGGTGCACGGCTTACTTGTGGAGGCGGTGGTGCTACTTCCTGTTTAATCGCTTTTATCTTATCTTGTTGCATTTTCCATAGGCGAGTAGTTTCAGAAATGATTTGGTCTACCGACCAACGAGGATACGTTTGAATAATCCAAGGGCGGATTTCATCTGAATATTTTGTATAAGAGCGTGCGTTACTTGGTGGCGGCTCCGCAAATCCTTGCTGTGCGACAGTCTCCATTAATTTCTCGTTTAGAACTTCTTCGGTCTTCGCCGCAGTAAAGGCTTGGGGTGATAATGGATGATTGGTTGCACTATAATACAAAGGCGTAGGCAAAGGGATTTCAGTATTCGCATACCGTGAGACAGGAGGAGGCGCAGGAGCAGCTACTGGCTCGGGGACACTTGTATAATCAGGCGTTTGTGTATGAATTCCCCATAACCGACCGATTTCGCGAATAACTTCATGGGACGTCCAAGTAGGATTGGTTTTTAAGAGGCGCTCACGCATCTCTTTTGCGAATTCAGCATAGACACGCTGGGTAAACATTGGCGTTGTTGCCACGATTTCCGGTGCCGCCGAGGCAATTACTGCCGCCGCCGCATTCGCAATCGCCGCAGTCTGTTCAGGCGTTTCTAGAATGAGTTCATTGCTATAGAGCTCTTCAGGAGTTGAAGCCGCTCTTACCGACATCTTACCTTTTCGTTGAGGAGGAACCGCAACCGGTACATTGACAAGAACCTCTTCTACCTCTTCCGTTACAGCATCTACAGTGCCGTTCATATCCTTCGCCCGCACGCAAACGCTATTTTGTTGATGCCATAGAACCCGCAAAGCGTCCGAAATCACCTGAGAATTCAAATGGTTCGTAAGTTGTTTCTGGGTACGTACACCCATTTCAAAGTCCAGTGATGGCGGGAAAATGACCTCCATACGCTGCCGATTACATTTATCGTCCATTGGCTCGCCGAGAGTCAAGCAAGGTGCCACCAATCGGTTATCACGGTACATATAGATGCCACGGCGGTGTGCGTCAAGCTCGGAGAAATAGCCTTTGAGTCCCTCCTCCTTGAACGCCTGAATCGTCAAAGAAATGAACCGAACCTTGACCGCCACGTAATCGTCGTTTGGAATCTCGTCCAAAAGGTCGTGACGATATTCTATCTTATCCTTACCCGAATTGGTGCGAATACGGTCAAGCCAAATACGATAGCATTGAGGACTCTCTTCCCCGTCACCTCTACCCCATTGAATCGTGTTATCCGTCTTATTAATGCCAAGAACACGCTGCCCTTCTAACACTTCTAGGACCCGAATGCCGATTTCGCCGGTCGCCTTATACACACGTAACGTCGTTTCTGAGCAGTACTTGAGCGCATCAGGGCGGTTACGGTAGAAGGTATCTACAGGATTGATGGTAAGTGAGGTCTTGCCTGGTAGAGTGCCGACGTGAATATAAGCGGAATTCTTGGTCGCCGAAATGTATGCCAAGTTGAGGGCACGCTGGAGTTCCTTGGCGGTCTCCGCCGCATTACGAATGTAGGTATCCTTGAGATTGCGGACATTGATGAGAGTACCAGAGGGCATGGCGGAGAAGCGACGCCAGATATCTTTGGGCAGGCTCCAAGAGAGTTCAATCGCCTTATCGGTAAAATGTGTGGGGCGGAATGTACGATCCATTTTCATTTTGTCGGTATCCAGGATGATAGCAATCGCACCGGTCGATTCTGTTTTAGTGAAGATGGTGATGAAGCGACCGGCAGCCATGGTCGCATTTTTCATACCCATACCAAACTTACCGATATCACCGCTCTTATGTACAGATTGTCCGGCGATACGGCACGCGTTAAAGAGTTGTCTCGGGGTCATTCCACAGCCATCATCAAGTACATTGATTTGCGTGAGACACTTTGTATCTGGGCTGGGAACAAGGAAAATATCAGTGCGTGAGGCACCGGCGTCGTCACAGTTATCCTTGAGTTCTTCCACAATTTCGGGCAAATTCATACCGCCGAAATCCATATTCATGAGAACACCGTAAGCATCGGGACCGAAATCTATATTATCAAAGTCAATAAATTCTTCGGCGACTTCATCGGCATTGCGAGTGGAGCTCATCCTATACTGTAAAAACTGGCGAGTAAATTTAGATTTAATTACCGCTATAAAACTTACAAAAATTGACCCTGGTGCAGTCACCTTTTCTGACAAAATTACCCACTGCACCCCGTTCTCCCGGCACTGCAGAATTCTCACCCCTAAATAAAATGCCCAAGCCGACCCTCCAATCACTCCATACCGCCATTGTTGAACTACAGACGGCGGTGGCTGATATTACAACACGCCTTACCGCACTTGAACCGCCTAAACCCGCTGCGCCTTCCGTCGTTTGCGACAATAAGACTGCGATAAGTCTATTTAGCGGTGCTGGTGGTGATACATTAGGTATTGAGCGTGCCGGTTATAAGGTGATCGCCTTCAACGAATTCAAAGAGCCGGCAATCAAGACTCATAAGGCGGTCTTTCCACACTCGGTGATGCTCGTGAACCCTGAAACGGGTAAGACCGATATTAAAAAGGTACCAGACCAGGTCTTTCAGGAATACAAGGGCAAGGTTCGTCTTATCTTTGCGGGATTCCCTTGCTTTGTAGCAGGCACACGTGTGCTAACCGATAAGGGGTATATGCCTATTGAATCGGTTACATTAGAGAATACACTATTAACGCATACCGGCAAGTTTCAGCAGATTGTAAATCTTCAACAAAAGATTTACGATCAGACTCTATACGACATTCGTATTAAATATCATCCTGAGACGATTACCGCAACGGACGAGCATCCATTCTATGTGCGCACGCAGCTACGTATCTGGGATAATGCCAGCCGCAAATATACATATTCTTTTGAAGAGCCACGGTGGAAGAATGCGAAGACGTTGACGATGAATGATTACTTTGGAATGGTTATTAATAGCAAATCAATTGTGCCAGAATTTACACTGAATAAACAAATGAATGGATCGCGTATAGATAAGATAACCTACGTATTAAATGACGCCGATCAGTGGTTTATGATGGGATACTTTATCGGCGATGGGTGGATTGAAGAGACTACAAAAGCAAATGGTAATAGTGCACATAAAATTCGTTTTGCCATTAATAATGCAGATAAAGAAACTATTCTCGCAAGGCTTCAAAAGATCCTTCCTTTGACGGATAAGCATTGTTCAACGGGTGCTGCCGATAAGTATGGCTGTGCAGATTTCGCATGGTATACAATTCTAAAACAATTTGGAAAATATGCACACGGTAAACTCATTCCAGAATGGGTACAGGATGCACCGGCAAATCTAATTCAGGAATTTATCAACGGATATCATTCTGCAGATGGTTGTGTTCACGGAAGAGAACTACGCTTTACAACTGTATCCTATAATCTAGCACTAGGACTACAGAGACTTTATTTGAAACTCGGACATATTGTATCCATTCACAAGACAATTCGTCCTAAGACATGTATTATCCAAGGGCGTACAGTTAATCAGCGAGACACGTATCTTGTAAATGGAATTATGGATTTACAACGTAATTCGTCATCGTTTATCGACGGACAGTATGTTTGGATGAAACCGGCATCAATTCATATGCGTCCAACAACTCCAGTGCCTGTCTATAACTTTGAAGTTGATACAGATAATAGTTATATTGTAGATAATACGATAGTTCATAACTGTCAGGGCTTCAGTCACGCCGGTGCCAAGCGTGTAGATGATAAACGTAATGAACTTGTATATGAGTTCGCTCGTGCAGCACGTATTGCCGAACCTGAGTGGATTATTGGCGAAAATGTCAAGGGACTGCTCGCCCGTAAGGGTAGGGATCCCGCCCAAGCAGCCGATGCGCCTCTACGCCCTGTTATTGATATTATCAAAGACCTGTTTGAACGTACAGGATACAAAATTACCTATAAGGTGATTGATGTGACTGAGGTCGGCGTTCCTCAGCATAGAAAGCGTTTGATTATTGTGGGGCACCGAGGAACTCAGTATCCTCATATGCCGTGGGGCGATTTAACGCCGGCGAGTACTTCGTCGCATAACTCTATTCGTGCCTTTCTTGAGCCGCACCTTAAGGATGCGATGGAGATACCGGCGCTCTACCGACCCGCCGAACAGGGTGCCCATTATTGGATTCCTACTACGGAAACGGCACCCACTGGCACACCCCACCCTAATCTCGTCCTTCTTGTAAGTGGTACACGCAATCCATCAAGTAAAGAGAAAAAGGCGAATCCGAATATTGCTGCTAAGTTTGTGGAAAAGGACGGCTTGATTAGTTTTGGTGTCCGCAAGGGTGGCTATCACGGTATGGTCGTAAATCCTGATGTCGCCTGTAATACCATTATTAGTACGTACAATCTCTGCCCGCGGCTCTTCGTGGGGCTCTATAACGCAGCCACTGGCAAGTATTGGATTCGTTGTATGACGCCAAAGGAACTCGGTCAGATTCAGGGTTTCCCTGCCGATTATGCGTGGCAGGGCACTGAAAAAGAGCAGATTATCCAGATTGGAAATGCTGTTCCTCCGCCCCTTGGAGAACGTATTGTGAAGTCGTTGGAGCGTGTGGTGTTCAAGGCAGAGCCTCAAGCGGTAGATGGTGCCGCCGATGAAGCAGAAGAGAGCGAGGACGAGGCAGAATAATCACTTCAAATCAAGACGGAGATTGCTGAAACCGGCACCGTAGCCCCAGCGTAGAATACCGCGAAAGGTAAATCCCTCGCTACAACGGAACTCCATCTCAATATCCTTATTTTTTGTTATAATCACCTCTTCAATAGTCTTAATGACAAATTGAGGGTACCAGGCACAGTGAAACTCGCCAGCTAGGTCTCCATGAATCGTCAACCAATAGTCTTTTTGTTCGAGAGCCTGGTTTGCGATAGGAAGCACCTCTTTGATGAGGGTTTTCTTATCCTCATCCGTAATGGTAAGCTTCTCGTTTACTGCGGCACGTTCAGCCAGTAGGCTTGACTTAGCACCACGCTTGGCACGCACCTTCTCCTTGAGTTCTTTGCTAAAGGCGGTCTTGGGCTTGTCTTGTGCTTTACAGTCGCCCTTGAACCAATCTGTAAAGGTAGGAATTGGTGCGGAAATACCAAACTCTTCCTTGAGTTTATTTGAGCCTATATACATATCGTACCACTCGTGTGCATACTTGAGTGCAAGACTGTACTTTTCGGCACCACCATTGTGGAACTGAACGCCGGCATTCCACGGCTTATCAGTATCTTTGATGGGAGCGTATTTCTTTGACCCTTTGTGCTCAACGTGTTTCCATTCGCCCTCTGCTTTAGAGCCAATATCACGAATTTTAATATCAAAGTCGTAGTGCGTTCCACGTGAGTGACCTGTACGTGTACGAGCGTCAATAATTTGCTTGCCAGGAAACTTATTCACAAATCCAAGCATAATCTTGGGACCGCAACTATTATTATCCTTAATATCGTTGATAATGGCTTTAATGTCAAGGTCTTCATTGGCAGCAGCCGTCTTTTTTGTACGGGTTGTATTCTTTTTTGGCTCGGAGGAAGGAGGAGGCATTCTATATGTTAAAACGGAAAGAAAGTAGGAAGAGAGGAACGCACAAACCTATTTACACCAAAAGGGTTTTCAATTTTTTCACCGCCATTTAAGCCCAGCCCGCTCACATAAATATAAGAGCCCTCCAAAAGAGAATGGCAACGACCTCCGTCACTTTACAGGTCACGGCGGACTTTGTAACTCCGCCCCTCCTTCTCAATGCGAGCGCAGAAACGTGCGTCAATGTACTCACAGCGGGTGTAGCAGCCGTAGAATCGGCAAGTAGTAATCTCAGCAAATCAACGAACGCAACGCTTACCGCAAAGCACGAAGCCGCTTTGGCACGCCAACAAAAAGAGGCTGAAGCGGAACGTATGCGCTTTCAAAAGGAGATTGAGCGACTCCAAGCAGATACAAATCTCGCAAAATCACTGCGTGCCGATGCGGAAAGTCGCCTCTCAGAGGCAATCGCAAATGCTAGACAACAGGCGTACGAAGATGCCGAGCAGCGTATTCAAACTGCCGAAATTCGTATAAAGAAGGCAGAGGCAAATGCGGCTGAGTATCAAACTAAGTTAATGGATGCGGTCATTGCTGAGAAGAAGCGAGCGGAAGAGTTGGTCAATGCTGAAAGGGAGCGCTCGGATAAGGCGATAGAGGAGAAAAATAGTCAGATTGAATTTTTACAAGGTATGCGTACGAGTTCATCGCAAAAGGGCGGTGTCTATGAGCAGAAAATTAAACATTGCGTTGTCAACGCCTTTGGAACCGCAAATACATTTGATATTTTAGACAAGCAGTACGAATCCGGCGATCATGTTGTAGTATGGGAGACGTATAAGATAATGGTAGAAGACAAAGATAAGAAGGAGATAGACGCAGAAGATATTCGTAAGGCGCACCGTGATTTTACAAATCATAGTGAGTGTCATATTCTTCTTTTTATTAGCGCACGGGCACACGTTCCAAAGCATCAGCGACCTGGTGATATTGATATTGCCCTCGTGGATGGACGACCGGCAATCTATCTAGGTAATTTCAATATGAAGGAGAACAAGATTCTATATCTACAATCCCTACAACCGGTGATGCGCACGCTGATTGAACTGACGAAGAAGGCGGCAGAGAGTCCTGAGGTCCTTAATGAGCGACTCAGCGATAAACTGCGCAGCATTCGGCAGCATTTCATTTACAACGAGCAAATCATCAATGATATGGTGAATAAGGCGAAGGCAGCGGAGCGTAACATCAAAGGGTCCTTGGATGAATTGATGTTAACAATCGTCAATGTACAATCGGCGTTTAAGAACTCTATGGCGTCTATTGTCAATGACGAGGATACCACGGCTCCTGAAACCGAAGTGGTGGCTGTTCCTGAGGTAGACGTGGAGCCAGCACAATTAAAGGTAACGGGAAAGCGGTCGGTACCAAAAAAAATTAAGTAGCAATAAAAACTAATCAATAGTATGCTGCATAAGGATCATTCGTAAGCATTGAGGGCGGACCAGAGCCGTTATCAGTAAAAGTATTATCAAAGGTATTTGTAACGGTACTAAATCCGATATAGATTTGGGGAGCACCGCCACTACCTACGAACCAAAACATAAGTGATTTTTCTGTAAATTGAACGCCATAACCGGCTGGTGTATAACCGGTGAGTGCTGTATTTTCATAGTAATAATTTACTCCACTCATATCTATAATATTCACTGCGATATTTGGGGATACAATATACGAATAGTAATATTTACCAATGCCTCCGTAACCATCGACGGTTGCGGGTGGTATTGTAGGTTCTACAGTCATATAACCGGACGAATTTGTAATGAATACTCGCGATGTTGTAGCATTTAATGTAAAGGTGACCCCGTCCGCATATTCAGGATATTGATATACTTGAGACAAATCTGACCACGAAATGACTGTTGCGGTGCCATTGATAAATGCTAATATGTTATGATGAGTATAATCATACGCAAGAAGATTTGAACCAGCATATTGATCTATTAATTGATATTGTAATCCACTATTGGATGGCACATTGGAATACGCTAAAGCCCCTGTTTGACTATTGATTATAGATAAGAAATAACCCCCTTCGGCTGTATTATTTCCATATAATACAAAATATCCAATCATACTACCAATAACATAAGGGTAGCAGTCCGTTGTATAATAAGGTAATAAAATAGTTGTATTAAGAGTAGGAGTAATTATATGTGCATTGACGGAAGACCCAGTTGACTCAAGCAGACAAACACCGTTATTGTTTATAAGTGCTCTGGAACCTACAGTATTTGGAGAATTATTATAGAAAAGTGGTCCGACTAAGGTAGTTCCATTGAATATAATATATACGTTTGCTCCTATAAATTTAGCACCATCGTTGGTATCATAAATAACAATATGGTTACTGCCGTACGTTGGAAGTGCGGGACCATAACTTACACAGGAGTGGTATCGCACGCGTCCTATCTCTGTTAGAACTACAGGTGTTAAAATTGCGCCATTTGTATATGTTGTAGCAATAGGAAACACATATACATCATAACTATTATCATTAGATTTATGAAGCACTATGGCACAGTTTTGTAGATTACCAGCTCCGTAATAGTAAATACTTCTACTATTATATGTTGTAACACTGGTTGAATATGTCGCATAGGTTCCGTCTTGTGTGATAACATATATATTACCAGTAGTAAAATCTATAAAAATGGAAGAGTTATTAAATGTAGGTCCATCTAATCCACTTTGCTCATATGAAACATCTGTTGTATAGTTTTCAGAACCTACGATTGTACATACAATACTAGGTGTTGTGTTTGACAAACCCCATGAATAAACTGTAGTAAGATTAGTTCCCATAGAATATACGTAAAATACAATAGCATTATCAAGTGTGTAAGCATCAATGAGTGTATCTGTATTTAATGTATAGGGAGCCAATACCGTATTTGTTACTGAATTGTAAAGATTGAATGTATATGTATAGGCTGGAGGAGCATCAGAATTGGAACTATAAGTATAATGTAAGAAAGGAGCTGACGTCTGTTGGTAATAGTAACCTCCGCCAGAAGCATTAATATTTGTAATAGTTTGTAATAGAGTGCCATCAATGCCTACAAAAAGAAATGCGTTATTATTATAATCCGGTGAGGGACCTATCATATAAAGTATAAAACAATTTGACAGAGAGCATATTCTTGTATTAGGATTATCAGTTACACTATACCCTGAATTTACCGAGGCACTCCACGTACCCGCATATATATTATAGACTCTCCATGTCCACGTATCACCTGGATCTTCAAGGACAATATAGGAATAATTGGATACGATGGGTAGCGGTGGTACTGGTGGTGGTGCTGGCAGAGCAGACACCGTTGGTTTTGGAATAAACAGTGGACCCGTCAAGACGTAATTATACCAATTTGTATAATCGGGACCATCAGAACCTACAGGTGAAATTGATTCTACAGGACGAGGTATACCACGTTGATTGCGGTCATTGATTTCGGCTTGACGTGCTAGAAAGGCAACATAGACAGCCCTTGAGTGTTTTTCATATGTAAGTTGTGATGCGTCCATCCCTAATTGGGATTTAAAATTTAAAATCGCTATTTAGACACAATGAATGTTGGTATTAGTGTAAGTGTATTCAATGCGCCCGGTTTGAGAATGGTACGTAAGCGAGCAATAAGAGACGTAGAGGGGCTATTTCGTGGACAAAATTTTATGATGTCTCTAGACCCCAATGTTCCTCTAGAATATTTGAATTTACTGACTCTCGTCGCAAATGCTGCGAATATTCCTGCCGAGAGTCTACCCAGCCTTATGTTCTTACGGATAATGCTCAATAACAAAGAATTAGATATAACCAAATCACTCAAAGACAATGGAGTGACTCAGTATGTACTGCTCCAGGTCCATTTAATCGGCAAGTAGCCGCGGAGAGGTTCGGCTCACCAAATCCCTCACCGTTATAAGGATGCCAGATACACGAGTGAAGGACCTTATTGCGATTACAGTGTCTACCAACTATGATGATATTCTCAGTGTTGTTATACATCAGAACCAACGATTTTTTCAGACGTGGTATATTATAACTCATCCAACAGATTATGCGACTATTGATGTGGTTGAGAGTGCCGATTATACTAACATAAAACTTCTCTATTTTGATTTTTATAATAATGCGGTATTTAATAAAGGTGGTGCTATACGTATGGCGCAAGAATATGTCAGAGAAACACATATGTGGAAACCGATTTTATTAATGGACTCTGACATCTTTTTACCAGATAATTTTTACGATGTCGTTTCGTCAATAGAGATAAAACCAGATACACTCTATGGTGTTTCAAAACGCTATGATTATCCATCGTATTACGATTTTATAGAGGATACCAATATGTATGACCATCCTGCTGCAAAGGGATTTTACGGTTTTTTCCAACTTTATAAACAAAGTGCGTTAAAAGAATATAAAGACTCTAATAATTGTTCAACGTGTGACGGAAATTTTACATTATTCTTCAGAAAGAAGATTGTTTTACCCCTAACTATAAAACACCTAGGATGTATGATGCAGAATTGGGATGGACGCAAATCTAAAGATGATTTTCGTATGGAATTATAAATGGATTATAGTGTGTTTAAGAATTACTTTACTCGACCGAAGAAATGGAATACTATGAAACTGTTTGAGAAGATACAGTATACCTTTTCACGCTTTACTCCAGGGTTTGGCAAGTTTGTAGATAAATTAGAGGCAAAAGGTATCGTGAAGGAATTAGCAGGAGATATGATTGAACTCCCACGTGTTGTTCGTGAAATGGCAGAATGGAGTGATATTTCTCCAGACGATTTGAATCCTGATCATATTATTAAGGCAAGGCACGGTAGTGGATTCAACATTAATATAGAGCCAGGTGTCAAGTATAATATAAACTTCATTAAACAGACCTTACGACGCTTTAATGGTATGAAGTATCTGAGTTTCCGAGAGTCACAGTATAAATATATAAAACCTGGATTTTTTATTGAAGAGAAAGTGGATGATTATATGAATGGCAAGAATGGTAATGCCATTACCTTCATGATTTACTGTATTCATGGTGTTCCTTATACGGTCATTTTTAGCGATAAGCGTCTAGAACGGTATCGGCATTTTTACATCCACGAAGATTATCGTATGGAGCAGTTAGCCATAGAAAACCAGGTGTTTCATCCGTTTATTGTGCCGCCGCAGGAGGTGATGAACCGTATGTTTGACGGCGCAAAAGCCCTCTCAAAACCGTTTGAATTTGTGCGGATTGACTTTTATTTAGGCACCGATAATAAGATCTATTTCAGCGAATTTACGTTTACACCTCACGCAGGGCTTCAAATCTACTCGGATGATATGGAGTTACAGCTAGGAAAACTATGGATTTAACGCGTGCGAAAATTTGCGCACAAAAATCTGCGTATATTTTATGCGCAGATTTTTGTTTCTTTGTTATCCTATAACTCGTTTTTCGCGTATTTTCTGTAGTTTTTTTGAACTACAAGAAATAGCGCACAAAAAGTTACACACAAAATGCGCGCAGATTCTATGAAACACAAAAAAAGTAAAGAAATTTTGCGAAACTCGCGCGATTTTTCTGCTTAAAAATCTGCGTCAGATTCATTAATCTATAGATTAATGAATGACACGTGATTTTTGACGTGAAAAATGCCCCATTTTGTGATGTTTTTGTGTATTTTTTTGTGTTTTGTAGAATATGCGCGCAAAATATACGCAGTTTTTTGTGCGCAGATTCTCTAAAGTAAAAAATCACGCACAAAAACGCACACATAAACCAGTTATTGAATCTCACCAGAACGTAGTTTATCTATCATAACTGATTGTTTAATATACACTATTTTGTGCTGAAATACATTTTTCGCCATCTTTACAATATACGTATTTTTTGGAATCTCATACGTGTGTAAAAAACTTAGTGTTCCATCCAATATATAAAATGTCTTATTTATTCCAAATAGCATATTACAAAATAACGGTGAACCATCGGTAACAATAATATTCTTTGCGTTCCTTATACAACGTATCTGTTGTTTAAGGTCAGTAACTTCATCGGTATGGAGTATTTTGTAGGAATATCCCTTAGTTGTTTCAAAAAAATTACATATGGCAGAATAATTTATAATACGATCGTTCGGCGCATAATTTTCCTTCTTCTGCCGCGGCATAATCAAAAAATCATACTGCGCATCATCTACGGATTGTGGTAGTTTATACATGTAAAAGTGTATCATAAAATCGGTTAGATGCGCTATATTTACATTCGTACACTCTTTCACAATTAAACTTGATACAGGAGACGGAAAATACGATACGTTTGCCGATGTTGTATCAAGTGTGTACACTATATCGGTAATGCCAAAAAATGTTGTAAAAATTGTTTTATACATTTTAGGACACTTTAGTACAAGTTTTAGAGACGGAATCTGTTCTTTCAATAGATTATATATAGGTAAATATATCGCCGATTCATACACCCAATGACCAAACGCTTCGTTAGAATCTGTGTCAAGAATAAAATAATACTTTATGTTTAATTCGTCCGTTGGTGTATAAAAGGATATATGAATCTTATTATGGGTCTTACTATCATATGTGTAATCCGATACATTGTTTACCTGAAATACTTTATAATTATTCTTCAGTACTAAATATTCCTGCTCAGACGCGTCTGTTAATTCCATAGTATATTTATTTACACAAATAAGTTTAGACCATCTAAAATCTCAAGCTTTGAACATACTCGTGAAACATACCACCTACAAAATGTGTAAAATAGTTTTCCCTTACAAACTGTTCTAGAGACATATTCCCTAATATACTCTGTAAACACCATATCGCATTCCATCGGTTCTCCATAATCATATAGACACCCGCCTTCTGTATTTCGTATCCTACACACGACTGCTCATAATGGTAGCCACTCTTACTCGTAACCGCACCACGGCTATATGTGTTGTAAATATGTTCAAGAAGAGTCTTATGGCGTACGGGTTGTAGAACCATTAGACCCGTATTAAGAATATTCTCTGTTTGAATATGCCGCTTTGCGTGTAACATATAATAATCGGTCGCAGTCTCCTCAAATCCATTAAATATCTGAATCTCTCTATGTATTGCCGGCGTAGGCTGAGAATATTCATCTACCATACCAATCTTATCTCCATATACGTACGCTGAATGTAACGGAGGCGCCGCCGGATTTATTAGAATATCCGCATCTACAACAATAATATAATCGTACTCCGCACTCCAAGGCTGGCTACAGACCAATATCTTGTTAAAGGTAATCGCCTCCTTACTATGAAATGTCGGATCAAGATAGTCCGTAACAACCTTAAAGTCATAGTTACAACGCTTCGCATACGCTTCGTGACTAGGGCGAAAGATACTATTGTAATGCTCTAAATATTTGTCCCCAATCGCAATGGCAACTAGAAGAACTCTAGGAGTCATCGGTGGTAGATAGCGTAACAAGTCATCGTAGTCCGGTATCTTAATAGAAAAATCCTCATTAAATCCACCAGTAATTTGATTGCTAACATTATCTAGACATTGAATATTTTCGTAATACATAACGGGTATAGACAATACATCACAAATATGAGAATATTGCGTCTCTTGTGTACCTTTATTTTGTATAATAAAGATTGTTGTCTGCGGATGCGCAAAATAACACATTGTAAGAGCGCCACCGTTAGGCGAAACAATGAGTTTCGCCTCTTGAAATAAACGTAGTTTATCAAGAAGGCTATAATCCTCAAGATTTATACATTCAAATCCTTCTGTACGTAATTTGTCCATAAGCAAATGCTCATCAATAATCTGACGCTTCTTGCGTCCATTATTACACGTGAGTAGATGACTCTTTGACCTAGAAATATAGATGCGACGCGTAGGTGCCGCCGCAATCTCTAGTTTATTCTTTACAAGTATCTGATTGCGAACAAAATGATAGTAATAGTCTGGTACGTGACATACATTGATAACCGGTGCCCCTTCATGGTGTACAATATCATAACCCGTTATATTCTCTACATATTCATAGTCAGGCTTTAAGAGTTCAAGTGTTTCACGTTGAAACCCCTCAGAAATCCGTGTATGAAAACGAATCGGCTTCGGTAAATGAGATAAATCGTAGAGCCCAGAGACTACAAACAGAAACCAGTGCATAAGAATATCATTCCCTCGCTCAGCAAGAACATATACAGTTGTAGACTCGGACATCGTTATCTATAACCTAGTTTTATCCTTTAGATTTAGCAGAGTTAAATCTAAAGATGACCGATATAAGATTATAAGCAATGAAAGTCTTTGTACTATGTGGTGGCATTGGGTCCAGACTCGAGGATTACTCTTTTCCTAAACCGCTTAATATGATATATGGTAAACCTGCGATTACTTATACATTACAGGGTTTGCCAAGTGATATTAAGACTATATATTTTATCTATTCGCCGCATCTAAAGAAATTCAACTTTGAGCAGATTGTTATTAACCAATTCAAAGATCGTAACTGTATATTTTTACCACTATCGTATTTTACACGTGGTCCTGTTGAATCAGCATGGTGTGGCATAAAGAATTTTAGTGACGACGATGATGAACCCATCGTATTTCTAGATAACGATGTCTTATACAAGTTCCCCCCAGAACTGTTTGCTACAAAGAATACAGCATTCCTTGGCTACTCTGTAGATAATAGTTCATCTGAGGCATTTAGCTTTGTACAATTACACGATGAACAAATCACTATGATAAAAGAAAAGAAGCGTATATCAAATAACTTTATATGTGGAGTCTATGGTTTTAAATCTATACATCAGTTTCGTGATGTAGCACTTAAGAGGCTGTTTACACCTAGCGATAAGGAACTATATCTTTCTACCTTATTTGAAGACCTTCTCAGCAGAGGTCAGACTATTCAAGGTATACGCTTTTCAAACACCATTTACCATATTGGAAGTTTGAAAGAGCTAAAATATGCTACAGGACAAATAACCCACCCTTCTATGCGTATATGCGTTGACCTTGATAATACACTGGTTACATATCCTAATGTGCCTGGCGACTACTCTACAGTTCAACCGATTGATACTATGATTCAACTTGTACGAAAACTTCACGCAGATGGACATACCATTATTATTCATACCGCGCGTCGTATGGCTACACATAAGAATAATGTAGGAGCGGTGATTCGTGATATTGGAAAACAGACCTTTGATACGTTAGATACATTCGGTATCCCATATGACGAACTGCTCTTTGGAAAACCTATTGCGGATATTTATATTGACGACCGCGCAGTGAATCCCTATAGAAATGATATGGAAAGTATGGGTCTTATTGACTATATGGAAACAACTGCGCCCATCAATAAACTGAAGAATAATAAGTATAATTCTATAGAACTTGATGGAGATATTGTAGTAAAACACGGACCCGCTGAATATCTACGAGGAGAAATATACTACTATGAAAATCTATCACCTATGTTATCTATCTCAAAGTTTTTTCCCAAGTATTACGGCTCTAAGATTATAGGACATGACGCCGAACTGCGTACCGAATATATACGTGGTATACCTATTTATACTCTATACAAAGCCGAACTACTTACACGAGACCATATCAAACAGCTGTTTGAAATCCTAGACTGCTTACATAATACAAAGACTGATATTATTCCTTCTGTAGAGGCGGTTCGTACAAACTATATTGATAAACTAGAACGTAGATTCGCTGATAGGACTGTGTATAATTTTCCTGATACCGATGTGTATAAAAATATATGTATAAACGGACTAAAGGAGTATCTTAAGACACCGCCAACTATTGTTCCGTATATTCATGGTGATTTTTGGTTTAGTAATATTCTGTTAGATTTCAAAAACAATATTAAGCTTATTGATATGAGAGGGCGCCTAGATTCATCGCTTACGATGGGCGGCGACATTATGTACGACTATAGTAAACTCTACCAATCTATTCTCGGCTACGACCTTATTTTATATAATGATACAGTTTCGGATACATATAAAGAACAAGTAAAAGGTTATTTTTTTGATGAACTTCGTTTACGAAGTATTAATGAAACACATCTCCATAGTATAACATTCTCTTTAATTATTGGAACCCTCTACGCCATTGAGTCAAAAGATGTACAGAAACAGGTATGGGACTGGTTGACGGCAACCATGCGTTCAGTGGGTCTAAAAGATACATCTGTATAAAAAAATAAATGGAGCCTCTCGCACACTTCTATCGTCGCATTGTGGACCTAAATGACTCACAGGTGGGTGGATGGGGGTCTCTCTACTACGGTGTATTTACCAAAGTCATTAATGAGAATAACTATAAGAAGGTGGCAGAGGTCGGTATAGGATACGGTACCCACGCAAAGTACGTACTCAAGACAACTGCTGTAGATAGACTCTATTTGATTGATCCTATGCAGTACTATCCGAATGATGGATTTGCGGAAGATATTATGCGATGCCAGCCTACTATTCCGAACAATCACTTCAATGAGTTTCATGACCTTATTCAACAGGAGCTGAGCCCTTGGCGCAACCGATTTACCTGGTTTCGTACAAAGAGTCTAGAGATTACAAATGACCAGATTGCCAACGGTGAGCTTGATTGCGTATTTGTAGACGGCGACCACTCGTATGAAGCCGTCAAACAGGATATACGATTTTGGTGGACAAAGGTACGTGTAGGAGGGCGTATGCTTGGTGATGACTATTGGATGCCAGATGTAGCGCGTGCGGTAGACGAATTCGCAAAAGAGTATAATCTGGTGCCTGAGTTTCTAACAGCAGATGGGAAGGATTACAAGATTTTCTCGTTTAAGAAAGAGTCGGTGACGGCGAGGGCGCCAGCGGCAGCAGCAGTGGCATCGGCAGCAGCGCCACAGTTGACATCAAAAGGTACAGTTCCTCTTTCTCTATGTATTCCTACGATGGACCGATGGGACTTTCTAAAGGTGAATCTTCCGCTGTATTTGGACAATCCGTATATTACCGAGATTGTGATTACCGATGAGAATGGTCACGACGCAGAACGTATTCGTGCGACATTCAATAACCCTAAAATTCGCCTTTATGTGAATGATTCGTGCCTTGGACCCTTTCTAAATAAGCGAAAAGTCGTATCTCTTGCGGCAAATCCCTTTGTATGTCTTATGGATTCCGATAACTTTGCTCCTCTATCCTATTTCGATGCGTGGGCAGCATTTCTTCGTGGCAAGCCCCCCGCAGAAAACGTCATTTACTCTCCATTCCGCACAATTCCCCAGGCAAATCACGAGGGCTTTGACTATTCTATGCTACGAGGAGTGCATATTACTCGTGCGAATTACAAGTATTATTGGAAACTTATTAGTATGGCACGTATTCTCTACAATACCGGTAATTATATTCTATCTAAGAAAATTCTTCTAACGACTGAGACCGACCCAGAGGTGAAATACTTAGAAACGCAGAAGGGACCAGATGTTATGTTTCAAAACTATTCTATGTGGAAGAACAATAATATGATTATGGCAGTCGTTCCAGGTATGGATTACCATCATATTGTACACGGTGGTAGTTATTATTGGCAGAATATGGGCATTATGAATACGGCGGTCTTTGATGCGCTATATGATTAAGCAGTTCGTCTAAAGCAGAGGGGCGATTACAATTCAAAATGTATCAAATGACACTTTTTGAATGGCAACGGATGCTCAAGCGTCGCGATCAACTGATGTACAACTGCTCGGAATTTGACCGTCTTAATGATGAATGGATTCCGTTCTCTATTGGTATGAGTTGGGAGGTCGCATTCTTCAATGGCGCACTTGAAGAGATTCAACTCGGTCCTCACGAGCACCAGGTTCTCTGTGCGATTCGTACCGGTACCGACAAGACCCGTCGTCCTACCGGTATCAACCGTCGGTTTATCATAGACAATTTGGAGGCTAACGGGATTAAGAACGTAGATATGCCTAGTAGCGCCTATCTGCGTATGCTCCCCCACTTCCAATTCGTTATCTCCCCTGAGGGTAATGGTATTGATTGCCATCGCCATTATGAAGCACTGATGGCAGGTTGTATTCCGATTGTAGAGCGCAACGAACGGCTTTTAGAGAAGTATGGCAACTGCCCTATTCTTTTTACCGACGATTACTCCGAGATTACTCCTGAGTATTTGAAGGCAAAATATGAGGAAATGCTACACAAAACCTGGGACTTTTCCAGGTTATGTCTAGATGCGTTTGATGCCGAAACCCAGGCGCAAATCAAGGCAAATGGAAATTATTGGTGCCGCCAACAAACGGGGCGACATTGGTACGTGTAACTAGACGCGTACATAAATCGCGTCACCCCATCCCGTATTACCGCACATTGTCTGGGCTACGCACTTGAATCCCTGCGATTCTAGATAATAGTCTAGCATCGGCTTGAGCGTACAACCCTTATAGAGCTCATCCTCATTCACCTCCAGATACAACACCTTCGCAAATGCAAGGCACTTTTCGCCGCCGACGAGTGCCTTGAATTCGGCTCCCTGTATATCTAGATTCCAAAAGTTATTCTTTGTAATATCAATCTTATGACGGTCACAAAAGGTATCAATCGTAATGGAAGGCGCAACCATTGACCCCGTATAGACGACCTCAGGATGCGCAGTTGCGTGCGTACCCAAGTCAAAAATACTGGACGACTGTACATTGTTGGAAATATTAAATTTGATGAGAACATCGTCTTTGTCGGTCACCAGTGCCTGATATACATTCGGCATTCCCTTTGCCCGCGCCTCCTCGACCTTTTCTGGAATGGCATCTAGCCACGTCACATCGTTCGGCGTTAGACCAATCGTTTTGTAAAACCCCATCTCCTCGCATTCATGCGCACCGATGTGAAGTACACCAGTAACCTTGATGCCATAATGATTTAAGATGCGAATGACATCCGCCCCTGGAATCAACATTTTGATGATTAATTTAATGTATGTGGCTTTAGACGGCGGTTCTCAAAAACTCCTCTAATTCCGCCTTTGAACACGTCTTATACTCATATGCAATAGTATTATCAATCGGTTTACGAAATGTTTCGTGGGGGCGGTCATAGCGTTTATAATTTGGCATATATACGGTTTGGACCGTGACAGATAGGAGTGCCGCTGCCCACGATAAGGTAGAGCAAGAACATACGAGCGTCTTCGCATTCCTCATAATATGATAATCGGTAATCACATCGTTAGATTCTAGTATAATATTAAACCGCTTGCTAAAATATTCAAGATACTGAATTTCTAAATCCGTGTTCGGATTATTCACCACAAAACAGTATGAGGGTGCTCCTATAGACTCTAACAATATCTGTATAGAGACTGGATGTATAACCTGACCCAAGGTTATAAAATCTTCTAATCTTACATGGACAACTACATCATATAGGCGTGTAGTCGGCGGTTTTATAATTAAATCTTTCGCATAATATATATCTTTAACTCCAGCCACTTCGGATATAAGAATATCGTCCTGGTGATGTTCTATGTATTCTAAAAGCGCCGTCTTATGCTTGACATAAATTGTATCATGTTGAAAATAACCATTAAACATATAAATCGTATTTATTCCCATATTCGGCTCTGTACCCGATTCAATAAGTTCCTTCCATCCTATAAAGAACTCGTCTGTCATAACAGAATGTCCGTGATGTATACATTTTTGTGCCCGTTCATCTGAATACTGAATGCGTGTCGTTCTCTTATAAATAATAGAAAACACGCTGCTTGCTAAATAACGAAAAATACCATTGCCTAGGCGACCGGTAGGAATATCTATAACAAATAAATCCATTTATATTGTTAAAGATAACTATGTTTAAATTGGCATTTTAACGGCGACGTGTTTGACGGCGGCGACGCAGGCGGCGGGTCTTACGACTACGACGGGGCGGCGCATTACTCGGTAGAGCACCAGGTTTGCCCCACGGTTGTGTTGTAGGACGATTCGGCGTCATAATCTTACGAAGCGACTTCGGCACCTCAGGCTTAAAATTCGGCTTGAATGCGTTGAGCGACACCGATTCTACGGGGCTATATGCCGTAGGGCTATTGGACCGCATCATATTATTTGTTGGAAGTTCCAGGGTCGTTGGGCGTTTGCGTAGGGGTGTAAAGGGGGCGTTCATTTCTACTTATACCTTCGTTTCTTTTGGAACAACATTAATAGCATTGATTGCGGAGTCTGCCTGTAACTCATCATTAATATCAATAATACCAGGATGTAGCACATAACAATTCCACTCGTCAAAGTGCTGATTTATCTGCTCATCAAACGCATCATTCATATACTTAAGAGAAGGGAGAACCTTGCCGTGAATAGCACCGTGGCGTACAACGTACGCAAACGTGCCGAGATTCACGCGGATACGAGGATCCGATTTGAGTTTTATAATTCCAGAAGCGACGTCGTTGCCGTAAGGTTTCCACATACGAAGCCAAATCATATCCCAATCTGCCGGTATTTGACGGCTGAGGGTTTCCCATGAACCGCCAGGCTGTAGAAAATCCTTTGGAAAATTTACGTCGTCCTCTAAAATGAGATGTCCGTAAGAATCGGGGACGTTCATTGTTCCTAGATGCTCTATGAGCCCACGATGTGATAAATAACAACCGACCACGCCTAAATTATGTAACTTCTCGCCCTTATGGTCATTACGGTCCGCACGCACCATCGCATTGCCTACACCGTGCGTGCGCATCTGGTTGTAAGGAATATCCTTACCGTATATTCCTCGGAAACGATTTACAGTGAGACCTAATGAAGCAGCTTGCTTCTGAATAGACTCCCACCGCTTCACATCACGGTCCAAATTAATCACGTGAATCGTATCTATATTAGGAGATTTACGTGAGTCTATATGCTTATAAATAGCATAGACTATAACAATCCCTACTCCAACAGCAAGTAGGGTCAGTAAATATGAAAAATCGGCTCTCTTCGCCATCCTATTGGAGTACTAGATTATTGATGGCGGGTTAAAGACGTCCTGGGATATCTAACAATAATTAGGATGAATACGATGGACGAGGTGCGACTTATGTATCCACTTTTGTCGCCAGATGACCGCAATCGCTTCGTATATACAGTCTTTGAGTCGGCGGCACGGGGCGACTCGGCACTTTTGCGGGCGTTTGAGGCATGCGAGGGGTTCGGCGAGCTGGCGTTTGCTTGGAACTGGAAGCTGCTCGTGGATGCGATGCCGGCGGAGGGCTTTAAGTTTCTAGAGGTGGGCGTCTATAAGGGGCGTGTTCTGGGGCTCGTCGGACTGTGCGCTCAGCGTGCTGGACGTTCGGTTAAACTCCACGGTGTTACTCCTCTGTGTAATATTGGCGATAAGTACTCGCGCTACGATGAATCCAATTACTTTGGTGATATCTATGGAGCTCTGGGTAAGTGCGGCGTAGGGGCGGATTCGTTGAAGCTTCATATTGGATTATCGCAGGATCCGGCGATTCTACGTGACGTAGCTGCGGACGGTCCCTACGACTGCGTCTTCATTGACGGCTGCCACGATTACGAGGTGGTTGTGGAGGATATTAAGGCGTATTTACCGCTGGTCAAAGTCGGTGGCTACTTCGTTATGGACGACTCCTCGCTCTATATTGAGAAGCCCTATGGACAGTTCCTGGGTCATCCTGATGTATCACGGGCGGCGAAGGAGTATCTGACGCCGGCGTTTGGGGTCCAGCATATTGTGGCAGTGGGGCACAACCAGGTGTGGCAGCGGGTTGCGTAAGCATGTATGAAAAAATTGATATATGAACACTCCAGAGAGTGGATTTTTGCCTCTCTGTACACAACACAATGTCGTCCCTCAAGCTCGCAGATATTCATACAAAAATCCTTTCCCTCCTCGGCAAGCAGCACTGCTGCCCCGTCACCAAAAATAAGGGTAAGCCTGGTCTCCTCCTCGAGATGATGACAGGCATACCTCAAACCTCAAACTGTCTTGACTGCTCTGACGGAGAGCTCAAAACAGTTCCTGTTGTCCGCCACAAGAGCGGTAAGCTGGTACCAAAAGAGACAATCGCCGTCACAATGCTTAACCAGGACGACCTCAAAGCGAATGACTTTAAGGCGTCTAAGTGCTTCACGAAACTGAAGCGCGTGCTCATTGTGCCCTATTTGCGGGACGGCGACAATATCCAGTTCTTAACGCCTGTCCTCATCGACGCTGCGCAAGATGCCTATATAGGTATCTACGGCGAACTTGAGAAGGACTACACCAGTATTCGCAACAAGTTCCTCACCGAAAATATACTCCAATCAGCCACGGGCACATATCTCCAGAACCGCACGAAGGGCGCAGGACACGGCTCCACATCGCGCGCCTTTTACCTGCGCAAGACGTTTGTGGAGGAGTATGTACCCCTCAATTTGTAATCAGTACTTCAGTCGTCGTTGATTCCGGCTTCTTTGAATGAATTGCTCGCCTTGCCTGAACCGTGTGTGTTTGAAACGCTGGCGCCAGAAACGCATCCCTCACCAATTTCACATTCGCATTGCTCATCAGTATTTTTACATTTTTTGCCCGCATTTCGGCGCATGTTCTGAAGAGCAGTGTATGATGGTCAAGCCCAAAGCCGTCACCTGTATATCCAACAAAAGAGGTGGTCGTCTCTGGTGCGTAGGGCGGGTCGAGATAGACAAAATCGCCGTCAGCGGGTTCGGTAAGTGAGTCGCTGAATGGCTGGGCGGTAAAGACCACATCGCGAATAAGTGTAGATACCTGGCGAATATGATCTTCGTGGAAAATCGTCGGATTTGTATAATGACCGAAAGGGACGTTAAACCCGTGCGGTCCGTCACGATATACACCACGGAAATTGGTTTTGTTGAGGAAAAGACACATAGCGGCGGCTTTGGGTGTCTGTCGGTCGGCGCCTTGAAGCGCGTTAAACTGCTGGCGAATCCAATAATAATACGATTCCTGTGATGTGAGCGCCTCCTCTATCGTCGCCGGCTTGCGATTGATTGTGGTGCCTTTGAGTGGCGCAAAGACCGTGATTAGCGCGCGTGTCTCAGCGATAAGTCCCTCAGGGTCGCTTTGTATCGTCTTATACAGATTAATAATATTCGCATTCAGATCACTTGCGTACGCCTTACCGGTCATTGTAATTTTGCCCGCCTTGACGTGCGATAGCAGTGCCAGAAGAACGCTTCCACCGCCCAGAAAGGGCTCGTGATAATTCTTCATTGTCGTAGGAAACAGATTTAGAACCGCATCAATGATTTGTGTCTTTCCGCCCACCCACTTGAGGAACGGTGTTGTATTTGTTACGATGATAGGGACGGTGGGGGCTGCTGGCGGGGCTGTTGGCGGGACTGTTGGCGGGACTGTAGGCACCGCAGCGAGTACCTCACGCACCTTCTTCTCCACCAGTTCGTTTAGCAGCGTTTTCGGCTTACATGGATTCTTACGTGCTCTATGAGCATCCATGCGGGACTTTTGTTCGGTCGTATATTCACATGTACCACAGAAATAGATAGGCATTGGTCTCTAAAGAGGGGTGCGAGGTTTGTTCGCTTTTCGCCGAATTTTACCGAATTCGCCGATGTGATCCGGACACTCAATTTTTAGGGTTTGGTAGGCGGACGCGGACCTGGTCATTCGTGGAAATCTCTACGCTCGGTAAGGATGGACCGCATATTCGGTAAAGAGAATCTTCTTGACTGGATTGACGCCTATGGAATGACAATACTCGCCGCTGGTGCCTTCGCTGTACTACTTACAACTCCCGACCGGTCAATAGGTGCCGCTATATTCGGACTCTCCTTCATGTATTTTTGGGTCTATTTTTTCCATCGTGCGCTTCACTATTTGCCCACCGAGGGACCCCTACGATACTTAAATACGCACTGGATTTTTCACCATCAGCCCCTCAAAATCCTAGACCGGCGAGTGGAACTCGGCTTAGAAATGATAAACGACCTTGCGATGAGTCTCACCGTTCTATGGCTCCAGGGTATGCTCGGTATTTGGATTATTCCAACAAGCGTAATTCTATTTTATGCTCTCTGGTACACCTCAGTCCACATCGTGAACTATAGTATAATAGGGTCGCCGGTTCACAAAGACCATCATAAAAATGTCGGTACCAACTTCGGACCCGATGTCCTGGACCATATGTTTGGTACAAATCATGAACCCGTTAAGGAAGACCTTATCCCCCTTGCGCCCAATATGGTTATCGCCTTCGGCGCTGTAATGTTTCTAAAACAGTGTATCAAATGGGTAGATTGATAAGGCGTAAATCTTGATAATATGGATTATGAGGAGGTTTCCCACAACCGCCTGCTCAAAATCGTAAATACTCGCCTGCTTATACTCTTTTACCGATATTGCCAGTCCCATATCCGCCAAAGTAGGTTTATTCTCACAGACCTCTAGGTTATCCATTGCGCAGCCTCGGAAGAAGCGAATCCCAATAAACAATAGCGTTAAAATTGCCAAAACCGCACCCTTGGCGATTCGTGTGCGAGAAAATAGAACACCAATGACCATCACAGCACATAGTAGTGCGTGTGTAATAGTCACAATCCATTCAATGAACATATAGTCCCTAACGGTTACGTGGAATTTACAGGCGCCTGTTGAACGAGAAGACCGTGATGCTCGCATAAATTGCGGGTATTCGTATGAACCTCGTAGAGTTTATTAATAAAATCTATTAAATGCGTTGAACGAAATGTCATATACAACTCCTCAAATCGTTCACTATAAATTCGCGTATATTCACTAATATACGGAATACCCATTATATTTTTCGTTTGTTCTTCAGCATATTCATTTGCTAGGCGATGCGCCTGAGCTTTCGCATACATATGACCAAGAACAGGCGCATTCTCCAAATCTACGCAATGAGCGCACGACATTTAGTTAAAATTTCGTGCGTGCCGTTTAGATTGTCTGAGTTTATTCGCTCATATAGATAGAATGTACGTACAGATTGGGACCGTTGTTCTGAAAGCTGCCGTCCCGACGACTGCTGAAGGAAAACGCAAAGGTATGATGGGACAGCGCTTTGATTCAGGATTCAACTGTATGGTATTCGCATTTGACGACGACCAGCGCTCCTTCTGGATGAAAGGCTGTATTATTCCCCTTGATATGATATTTGTCAAGGATGGCATCGTCACTTCTATCGCCCATTCCTGCCCACCGTGTAAGGGAGACCCCTGCCCTACTTACAAAGGTATCGGGCAGCAGGTGATTGAGGTGGAGGGCGGAGTTTGTAAGCAACTCGGTATTGACGTCGGCGACCGTGTGCGATACTATGAAAATTTTGCCTAATACTTCGGGTTCTGCGTCGTGAGCTTGGGGCTCTTGCCGCAGCGGAACGCCTTGAGCGTCTTACCACGGGACTGTATAACCGACTTCACACAAATAGCAATAGCACGAGACTCCTTCTGTTGCTTTTTGTAACTGCCCTTGATGGTTTTGCGGACCTTTTTAATACATCCGCAAAAGCGTTTTGCCATAGATTCCTTCATTTCTACTAAAGGCTCCTGAAAAAATGGGCAATCTTGTATACCACGCCGGTGTATATCTTACTCGCCTCCTTTATCGTAAGCCGTGTTCGGATATCAGGACTCATCATACTACGAACAAGATGATAGTAAGGTATGGCGACCTCTTCGGAGAAGCGTAATTCATTTGCCTTTGTAAATCTGAGCGGATTATGGTCTATATGAATATGCGGTGCCGACATACCCTCATCGCGCTGCCCTGTGCGATTGTAGAAAATCTCCGATAGTGTACGACCCAGTGCGTAGACATCATCCTTTTCAAAGATAAACTTGTATTTTTCGGCGGGCGTCATCGGTTCAAGAGTCTCTTCTAACCATGATAGGTACTCTTCATCAATGACCGCTTTCTCACCACTCTCTGTCTTCTTATAAAACATACGATACGGAATCGCCTTATAGCCATGAATGGTCTGCTTATAGAAATCGTGAATCGCCTTTCGCTTATTTACAGGATGGGGATTCGCGAAATGTACTTCAATACTCCAATATGCATATAACCGGTCAAATAAACTATGCCCATATCTATTGCGAGAAAATGGTGTCTTCTTATTGGCGGAGAGCCGTTCCAGGTCATCCCATTTGAATGAAATGCCAAAGTCAATAAAACGAGTATTAAAGTGGTCTTTTACGTGGGATACCACAATATTATCGGGTTTAATATCATTGTGAATAATATCCTTGGCGTGTGCTTTCTCTAAGCCTTCAAACAAATTAGTAATAGACTTGAAGAAGGCGGGGTAATCATCTACCTCTAATTTGATACTGCCGATACTTTCGCCGCCATCCAGCGACTGTAAGATTTTTCGCACTTTCATCGGAACTTTACAATTCTTGACGTTATTGTTCGCATTAAAGGGGAGTTTAGGGTCGCAGATTTCAAAGGGATATAGGAAATACTTTTGGTCTGGGTCAATACTATGAAATAGGTCACGTTGTTTGAGCTCCTCTATCGCATCGGCACCGTCCATTAACTTAGAGATTTGTCCTGGACGATTTCGGGTATTCGTCTTACATGGTAGTGCTGGACGAAATACGCATCCATAGGTACCTTGTCCAATGAGTGCGCCGCCCTTACGGCGCAGTTTACGAGTCTTCGCCATCCTTACAAAGGATACTGAAAACAAGTTTGGTGGTCGGGGTTATGCGGACCCAGTCATATCAATCAAATCGTGGTCAATTTGGCGCTTCATATAGCGAAGTTCTTCCTCGTCCTCGGCAGTCGGAACGTGGCTGGTCGCCAACTGAACCATTGTGCCCTCGCTGTAGCCGAATGCCTCCATAACACGGTGTTTAGTTGCCAAGAAGAGTTTGAATAGAGCGAAAAGAACAATGCCGATAATGATAGGTGTGACTAGTTTTTCCAACTTCATCTTCTAGTATACTAAGCGAAATTAGGCGGCTCCCACTTTGAACTGGCGGACTGACCACTTAGAAAGACCCTCATGTTCAATAAACTCCTCTATGTTGAACCCGTTCTTGTTTGGTATAGTGTTTATAATATCTGTATCTGGTGGTAGTAATTTTGATAGGAGTTGGACTGTATAGGTATGAGTTTCACCCTGGGGCGGATTTGGAGGCTCATACGCAATTAAAACTTCGTCGTCTAAATTACCTCTACGATCAAACCACTGAGTATATAACCAGTGTACGCGTGCCGGATGTGGAGCATCCTTATCATACATAATAATCACAAACGCACGATCCTTGTGGTCTTGTTTCTCAAAAGATAAACTAGGTTTATTAGCAGTTTGAAAGCGAGTAAGCAGTGGGGTTTCAAAGGGTGGAAGTTTATGTTTATGGATAGTATGACCAACTTCAGTATAAAAGACTACATCAAACTGGGCACCACCGCCATTCTGCGAAGGTACAACCGCATTTTGTTCAGCGGCAACTGTCGTCTCCCATACTGCTTTAAGTTGTACAAGAGTATTTAATATGTCTTGACCGATTTCATCACTACCAATTCGGTATTACCATGTAAATAAGCTTCCCTAGCATTGGCAGCGTTCTGCTGCGTCTTATTATCAATATCTCTTGATAAACGAAATACATCCCTAAATACATTAGGATTGTCATCAATAGCACCTTCAGCCGCTTCGCGTATCTCGCGAATCTTACCACGTGCGGAAGTGATCAATCCCATTAACTGTTCAGAACTCACATCTACTACTACTACCTCACCAGGGAGACGACGCAGTTGACCTGTCCTACGTCTATTTCCTCCTTGCTGCTTTCGGGTTTGCTTACTTTTTTGCCGGTCACGATTGCGACGTGTATTCAAAAACGCCTTGGAATCCAGCCAATCATTCCACTCAGGGCGCTGATTGGTATCCCACGAAAAATGGTGCTCCAGTTTCATACCAATGCGGCGATTCAAAATATCAATATCCGCACGTGTAGGGCGGAACGGCGCCAATTGATGAAGAATATGCTTGACGGCGCTAGGGCTCATACTACCGCAGGTATAAATATCAAATTCCAAAAGGCAACGGCTTTCTGGGTTCTGAAAAATACTTGGGTCGGGGTTGCTCCAAAAGTGGAAAGCGATATGACTCGTTTTAATCGGCGCAATACACGTCATACCACGATTATTCTCAGGCTTGTCCAAATAATAAATACGCGGTGGAGCCAACGACTTCATATTCAACGCCTTCAAGATGTTCTTGACCATCTGTTTGACCAATGGGATATCCTTTTTTTCAGGACAGTGAACCAGTTCCATACGCATCAGCAAATGATGGTGCTGAATAAACTCCCGCTTTGCTTTACGAGTCTCCTTGACCATCCCTACTAATCCTTCTTTTTTAGAATTCCAGCCATCCATGCCGATATTATATGATTCACCGGTCGTTCAAAGACCTGTGAATATCCACCACTAGGAAAGATAAAGACCACATTTATACGCTCAACGTTGTCAGGATACCGTAGAACTATCTTGAGTATTGAGCCCTTACTAATACCATCGCTATAGAAGTGATCAATATCAGTCGGATCAATAAATTCTACATCACCGTTCCACGCTGCCTTAAGAGCAGGGAGTGCTTGATAGAGTTGTGCTGTAGTAACTGCCATTTAGTTTGCCTGGGTTTCTAACAATAAGTAAGGTGGAGTTTCAAATTTTTGGGGGGCGGGGGCACGCCGGCGGGGCGGGCGGGGCGCGAGCGGGGCAAGGGTGGTGCCTTGGGGCAGGTCGGGCAAGACGGGAGCCGGAAGGTCGGTGAGGCAGTTTGTACTGTAAATACAGTGGGAAATTCTCGGCGGCGCCCCGCCAGCACCCCGGCGGGCGGCCACTTTTTTTGGACCGCCTCGGTAGGACAATGAAACCTCAGCTGCCAGAATGCTTATGCGCCCTGCTGCCTGACGATGTCCTTGGTGTTATCAACGCGTTTGTGCCTCACCTTCCAAAACCCAAAAAGAACAAACGCAAGGACTCGGTTGATTCGGTCGATTCGGTAGTTTCATCCGTATCCCGTTCGCCAGATGTACAGCGTGACCTACGACTTATACAACGACGGGCAATGAAGGGAATGGACGGAATGTTTATGCGAGATTTGGACGATTTTGTATTGTTTTAATGTTGATTTGTGTTAGACCTATGTACATTGAATGTACTTTAGTCTAATAGCCTAATAACCAGCTAACTTTGTCCACAACGTATCCGTATTACGGACCTCGTCCGCATTGAGTGCGCAGAACCAATTGAACTCAAAGCGACGTACAAGTTGGTCGCCGTCCCATGACATAAATACAGTATTTGGTAAGACTGCCGACTTTGGATCGTTCTCATCGTCATTTAGACGTCCAAAGAGGTCCTCCAATTCACGTGGACGTCCATCTGGGAGTCTGCCACCATCCGCCGCACGTATAACCTTTGTACCCAGTTCCTTTTGGTGCTCCCATACATAAAGAGCCTGACGACGGGCGGTAGCAGCACTCCACGCCTGTGGTCCACGCTGGAATAAGTCATTGATTTCTTTGGCGGCATAGGTCCATGACGCCGTATTTGGTACCATCGCCCATCCTACGTAGGGAGCAGGTCCGGGTGCGACAGCCGTCGCAGTACTTACACGAGGCTCATCGGGGTAAGTGCCGAACACAGCAGTATCCACCTCTTTAACAAGAGGGTAGAAACTGGGTCCTAAGCACAGCGTTGAGTTCGCATCCATGACTAAACCACCGTACTTATTACATATGTTCGCAATCACCCAACGACGCCATAGATTGGGTGGTAAACGAGTGACCTTCGTATCCACGTTAGGGAAGAGCGCAAGGACAGCCTCACGACCGACTAATACAATAATATTGAAATCGTTCTCCTGTGTACGTTTCAAGGCTTCCAATGATACCTGAAGGTAGCCACGATTCGGTAAATTACTATTGCGTGCGCCAAAGTCCCACCAATGACGGGAATTCGTCTCAGAATCTACAAACCAGTAGAGATTTGGCTTGGTTTGTTTCGGCAGCAAATCCTGAAAATCTACAAAATTATCCTGTACTAAATTACGCTTATAAAGTGATACACCAACTACGAGAAGAGTTAATGTTCCCGCAATAACTATGCTTAACGTTGGCGATAAATTGCCACTCATCGGATTCTCTTACTGGGTCACTTGATTTTCTTTTTCTTCTTATTCCTTACAAGATGGACGCCGGTCAATACATGAGATACAAAGTACGCTCCCTAAGCACTTTTACAAGTCGTAGCGGATGTACGGAGTCCGGACTTCGTACCTGGGCTCTTAGCCAAGCGGTGAACCAAACCTATACACCACCCTACAGTTCGCCCGCTGTATTACCAAATACAACAAATTATACGAATAATATGAATATTTCAACACAACAGTACGGCAACCCTTTGACAAATATGAATAACTTGGATAGTACTCGTATTGGATTCGGTGGCTCCGATTATGTATTACCTATACCACCGACAATACCATCAGCGTCATGTGCTATTATTCAGAGCCAGTCTAATTTTTACTTGCCACCGATTGTACAGGGTGGTTTCCAAATTCCCTACACTATACCGGTACCGTATAATTACTCTGGTAACCCTGCTCCTTATGCGAATCCCTTGGTCTATCTATCAACTGCTGGATCGTGCGACCAGAAGCCGCATTTCCAGGGTACGCGGGCGACTGAGGCGATGGCGTTCGGTGCCTGCCCTGCGAACTGCGATGTCTCCGATTATTTCCCATCCACCATTGTCCCAGGCGCAGGGGCATATTAATTTCCTGCGTAAGAAATAGAAGATGGTCGGTTATTCCCCCGCTGTTTGGTCAGGCAATGCGAATCTCATTAAGTCTCCACCGGAGCAGGCTCCGCTCTCCGACCGCAACGCCTACACAACTTGGCCCGGCGGTGTTGACCCAACGGTCCCCCTTTACAATACCGATAACCAGAAGTTCGGTGGTGCCCGGCGTAAGAACACCCGCCGCAATCGCAAGGCGAACCGTAAGAACACACGCAAGAACTCTCGTAAGAACACCCGTCGCAATCGTAAGGCGAATCGCAAGGTAAATCGCAAGGCTCGCCGCTCAACCCGTCGCAGCCGCCGTGTATCTCGCCGTTTCCGTGGCGGCTACCAGACCTGCTCCCCTATTGATACTCTCGGTGGCACTGCCAGCATCCCAATGACTGCTAGCGTCTGCCCCGAAGGTTACTTCCAGGACAAGGGACTCATCGCATAAGTGATCAACTAGACAATTTCTATTAGACAATTTACTATAAAGTGTCTAAAAGCAAAAAGTATTCAACCGACGAATACGTAACGACGTTTAAACCAAAAAAATATGAATGGTTTTCCATATTTTTTTGTTTTTGTTGTGTTTTTGTTTGTTTTGTTTGTTTTTGTTTTTGCTGTTTTTTATAGTTTAGCTTTAGTTGTGCGTCTAATAGATCTTGAGGTCAAGGGGGAGAGGGAGAATCTTCTTCTCATAATGCGTCTCAATCTCGTCCTGAGCACGGCGCTCACGTTCAGTAATCAGATTAATGGAGGCACCCTTACGACCGAAACGACCTGAACGACCGATACGATGAATGTAATTTTCACGCTGGAGAGGTAGTTCATAGTTGATGACGATGGAAATCTGCTGGACGTCAATACCACGAGCAAGCAAGTCCGTGGAGATGAGCACACGGCACTTGCCGTTACGGAATTCCGTCATACGATGCTTACGCTCCGCCACATCCATATCACCGTGGATGTAGTTGAGGTCAAAGCCGCGGCGCTTCATCTGGTCACCGAGCCACTCCGCCTTCTGGCGCGTATTGACGAAGATGGTCGCCTGCTGAATGCTGAGATGGTCGTAGAGGTCGCAGAGCGTGTCCAACTTGTGGTCTTCACGAGGCACCTCCACAAACCACTGCTTGATGCCGTCAAGACTCACCTCTTCGGGCTCAAGTAGAATCTCTACCGGGTCACGAAGAATGCTCTTAGCCACTGTAACGACATCTGGCGTCATGGTCGCCGAGAGAAGTGCCACCTGAGTCGTCACAGGCCAGCCGAGGCTGAGAATACAGTGAACCTGTTCACGGAAACGAGCCTCCAACATCTGGTCAGCCTCATCCAAAATGAGTACCTTGATGGTGTTAGGAGAGAGAACCTTGCGATTGAGGAGATCGTAGAAACGACCAGGCGTTACGAGAAGCACGTGAGGAACGTGGGGTGGCTTGAGCTTGGACTGGGAAACAACGTCAATATCACTGTTGACCGGTGGACCGCCCGTTGCCGTATGCGTGCGGACACCAATGTAGGCACCGATGCCCTTGGCGACCGCTGCCGTTTGCTCAGCGAGCTCTCTGGTTGGCGAGATGACAACCATCTGAACCTCGTTTCTACTAGTGTCAATGCGGCTGAGTCCGCCGATGACGAAAGTACCGGTCTTACCAGTACCCGATTGTGCCTGCGCAAGCAGGTCGTGCCCAGCCATCATAGGCACAATTGCCTTCTCTTGGACTGGGCTAGGCTTTTCAAAGCCAAAAGAATATACGCCGCGAAGAATCTGTTCACTGAGACACATTTCGTCAAAGCTCTTGTACTCGCGCATCACGTACTTAGAAGGCGCCGGCGCCGATACATCTGGGGCAGCCGCGCCGGCGTCCGGTGTAGGAGGGTAGGTAGGGGTGTTTGAACGGTCAGAAGGACCGTCGTAATTGGAAGCAGAAGCAGAAGCGGACATGGTAGGGATATGAAGGAAAGAAGGGCTCAATGCTTTAGGTAAGAAGATAAGGAGAAAGGAGGAAGCCGCAATCCCTAAATCAGATTATGGGGGCGTCAATTTTTCCCATTTTTACAAAAAAATGAATAGTCTTAGAATTATTATTAACATTAATAATGATTCTATCACCTGTACCACCGGTGATGAACACCACTGATACACATCAAGTAAACGCTGACCCGCTTATTATGTTTGGGATACCAGGTATTATTATAGGTGTATCATCGGCGGGTGTATTACTAGTAATGATGTATAGGTATTATAATTCCAAACGACATGTACTTCCTCGTTTTGAACCCGTTATGGTTAGGACGTCCACTCCGCCACAGGACTCAGTGTAATTCCTAGATTTGGATTGCGAATCACTTCCTGTAGGAGTTGGTAATGAACCGATTTTACGTAATCGTAATTACCATTCTCGTACTGTGTAGCGAATACAGAGGCAACAGTAGGCTCTGTAGTCTCCTTGAATTCAAAATACTTATCTAGCGTTGGAATCTTGAGCAACGAATCACGGGGACCCTTGAAGCCAGTCTTCATTGTGCCGCCCTGGGTTTCAAACAATTGCTTGACAACATTGGCGGGGAACTTGGCGAGCAGGAACTGGCGGTTATTGAATTCCGTCGTATACGTATCAATCTTCTTTGAATTTTTGAGTCCGAACTTCTCTTCAAAACCGGTGAGAACCGATGCGGCGGCGGCGGCGTCTGTCAGTTCGTAGGCGGTACAAATGAGTCCACGACCATTATTAATATCGGATTTGATGGCGTCTACGACGGGTCCACGGCGAAAGTAAAAACCGGACTTGCCGTGAAAAACGGTGACGTCCTTCGCTTGGTCGTAGACGATACTCACAATACCGGCATCACTATCCTTACGGAGATGGTGCTCAGCGGGTAGATTATTGACTGCACGATTGAGTGCACTCAGTGTCTCGGCGGCTAGGGGCTCGCAAAAGATGGGCATCTTCTATCTACTCTAGTCGGGGGGGTTGGGTTTAGGTACGGCGGTAGCGGCGGTTTCGGCGGGTGGTTTTGCGGGTGCTGCGACTGCGACTGCGACGGGTTGTGCGGCGTCTCTTGGCTGGTAGTTGCACTGGCTTAGAACCAAATGCAGCAGCAGCAGCACGTGTAATAGGTGCGCCAGATGCTGCTGCAGCAGCCGCAGCAAGTTGTCTTTTTTGTTCATCCGTTAATCCAGCAGTTATACGAGGATCCATGTTTATAAAAAGGGGGTTTATAATTTATTTGCGTCTTGTTTGCCGGCGCTTTCTTGTTGCGCGGCGGGACCGTTTCTTACCGGTAGCCTCCGCCTTTTTTAACGCTGCATACGATTTCTCTAATTCTGTTGGTTCTCTTGGTCGCATAGCCGCCGCTACTGCGGCGAGATGTGCGTGTTGTGCGGGTGTAAAATTGCTTAAATTTATATTTTTTGGTGCCCCCTTTGGTGCTACTATAACAGGTAGCGGGGATTTTGATGCTCCTACATGCCCAGCCAGTCCTTGTGCCGCTTGTATTTTTAGCATATTCGCGTATGTCTGCGCCGTCTCTGGCATATCTAGAATGTGTTACTAAAACTTTAGCGAGCCAAATCCCGCTAATAAGTCATTTACACCCTTGTTTGCTGCCTTTTTCTTTTCATTACGATTAATCATACGCTGTAGTTTCTTGAGATTTGCGTTCGTGACATTATTGCCTGGCTTATTGTTGCTGTTGCCCATCATATTATTGTTGTTCATTACGGCTTCCTCTTTGAGCTTTTCTAACGCCTTTTCGCACGACTGGCGGATCTTACCAAGTTGAATGGACAAGTCAGCTTGTAAATCAGAGATAATAGCCGCATCACTTTCTACCAGGCGTTCTACTTGAGATACCATAGGTGCTAGGCGTTTAAGGGCCAAGCCGTATCGTGTAGGTAATACCTCGGCATTGCGACTCAAAAACTGCTTCACATTACGCTTCGTGAGTTTTACCTTAAACGCAGGCGCAGGTCGGTATTTACGAGTTCCGTGGCCTAATTTTGTCATCTCTATTGTATAAATTTAAAAATAGTGTGGTCTAGTTCATGGTACAAACAACCCGTTGGTAAATAGACGTCGCCTTCAAGTTGGAGAACGCGCGAATCGTTACAGATTGACCGGGCTCATACACCGTAACAGAGGTATGGCTAGCACGCACAACTCGCTTCCAACTTGGTACATACACCTTTGCTGTTTTCAACTCGGCGTTATAGGATATAACTATACCTGATACCGTAGTAATTGAACCGTCCTGATTGAGATGTTGTAGAAACCAAACAAGGCGTTCAAACTGCTTTATCACGTGAGCACGGTGATTGAGATGCTCGGTCATCGTCACCCCATACGGTTCCTGGAATCCAAACACGTGATGTTTGAGCCAGCGGTGATTGACGACATCCGCATAACGACGAAGGGGTGATGTGGCATGACAATAAGTTTTAAGGTTGAGTCCAGCGTGAGACGTATCGGCTGATGACGCTGTTACATATTCGCCCGCCGATGAGCCTAGAAACGCCAACTCCTGATTGCCTGATGTTTCGGCCAAACGTTGGTATTCGGCGTTTTTCGTACCGGCGTGTCGTCGCAATATTCCTTGTCGGTATTTCACTAATATTTCTGCGACTGCGGTATTATACAAAATCATGGCTTGCTCTACCCAAACATGAGGGTCCGCTGAACACGGTTTATCGGTGATGATACTTAGGAGTTCAGGAAGCCTAAATGAAATTCTGCTGTCCGTAAGAACCGATTCGTATGTATGAGCGACCGTGACAGCAATGTTCAGTATTGACCACATAGTTCTTACAACTTTGTTGTCTTCAATGTAAAACACAAGTGCTACCACGGGACGTTTAATTCCATCGGCTCTTAACGAAGCCTTTTGTGTGGATAACTCACTAGGAAACATGGGATCCACTGCCCTGCCATCAATATAAATCGTTTGTGCCGAGCGTTTGGCCTCCAAGTCCAACACGGAGTCCTCTGGAACCCACGACGCAATGTCAACAATACCTATAAAGAACTCAGTACCGATCGGCGTTTGACGCCAGCCCATAACGTCATCAACATCTTCACAGCCCGGTGGGTCAATATTGACTACAATATCCCACGACGAATTACTGTGGTGCCGTGTGTTATAAGGTGCCAAACATTCGTATTCTACCGGAAATTTAGAAATACAAACACCCATCTGTAACACCGCAGTTTCGGCCTCGCAGTCGCCGACAGGTCCATAAATGTGCTGTATTCCTGCGCGCGGGTGCTTATCATTCCAGTGTTCAAATGAAGCAATTGCCACCATATTTGTCGTCGGTTTGAGTTTTGAACTGACAACCATTGTTGGATAGGCAGGGTCATAAGGATGAAAATTGTATAACGGAACACCTTTCGGGGTCATACCAATACGAATACGATTAAGGTAATCAATGATTCCCGCAATCGATTTATGTCTTTTAATGTCTCTATGTTCAAGTTTTTTTGTAGTTGGATTGATTATATCACCATGTAACCATTTTTCAATAATCGGTTCAGTATATTCGTAGGAAGTTGAAGGGGAGGAAAGAATGTATTGCCCTTGGGCATAATTTCGTACAAAGAGTTCCATTTGGGTCGCAGGTAAGTTTATATTACCGCTTCCAAAGTAACTCAATTTTTTCATTCTTAATATGATACAACCAGGGTTCCAAACAAAAACAAAGTGATGGCGGTAATTTGGCTCCATAAGGGTGCGTAGGCCAAGGCGAGTGATGATAGGGTAAACCACGCTAGTCCATAGACTGTGTCACCGATTGGGGCTCCCAGGTTCGCATCTTTGCCGTAACGCTGAAAGAAGTCAATATACTTTGTGGTCGGCTTGAGCTGGCTAATCAGTTTGAAGTAGGAGAGGTCTCCCGTCCACTGGACCGCCGTGAAGGTGGCAAATCGTAGGAGCCACTGAACGACCGATTTGGGCGGGTTTTGTTTGAAAACGAGGGCGATAACCTGTTGAGCGACTAGGAACAAGAATGTAGAATATATGAAGTCGCCGAACGCAACCACGGCAAACGGAAACTTAGAATAATACTCTTGCGTTGTTTGTCCCTTGCTCACCTTCGGAATAATGTAGAAACTCGCCGGCTCTAGGACCGCATACGCCGCCATCCAGGCAATAAGACTTTGTGGGCTAAACTGGAAGATGTCCACCATTCTAATTTAGTTGGATAAAATAGGGATTAAGAATGTCTGAGCCGCCGTTGCCACCACCGTTGCCACCACCATTATCGCCATTGGTAAGGGATACATTACCAGCAAATCTTGTGCTTAATAGAATTGAACTATTACACACTGCGGAAGCCGTAGTTCGTAAATATAGTGATCTAATTCCGATGATGCAAGAATATCTCAAACAGATACTTTATCTTGGTAAAAATATCTCTAGATTTGTAATGGATTTAGAAGACCCTGAAAAAGCTATTTGGTACAGTAAGCATAATAATATATTTGATCCTGTTTTTCCAGCGATAGAACATTATTCTCAGTTTTTAGGAGTTTTAGTAAAAATTATGGTACTCGACCAAACAACTCTGTATACACATGAATTACTTATGCATCTTATGGTCTTACTCATTGGGGAAGAATTAACGCAACGTGATATCTATTCTGAACGAGCAGTTGAACAGATTGGACAAAAGTTTATGTATTTATTGGACCTTATACGTGAATTTTTCAGACGTCGCAATGTGTCTCTAGATGTTCTATCTGGCTCATTAACGATAGATCCTCGTTTACTAGAATCATCTAAATATCGTGGAGCGAGTACGTTTCTTATACAATTTATAGCAGTGGATGAAATGAATGAAGAACATACTTGGCGGGCTTTGTATATTCTAGCAAACCAAGAGCAGCATGTTACAAATTTATTAAAAGCAACCGCAGAGCATCAGGCTGAAAATGGGGAGACTATAGAGATTAGAACACAGGCAAAAAAAGATGTAATACGATATTCTGAACTCGCAAAACGTTTGGGTAATTTTATAAAGACACTCGATGAAGAAATAGCCGAAAATTCCGAAATAAAACAATTAGAATCAGGAAGAGCAGCGGCAGCAGCAGCGGCAAAGAAGAGAGCCAATAATGCCGCTAAAGCGGAGGCAGATCGTACAGCAGCCGAACGTTTGGCAGCGGCAAAAGCGGCGGCGGAGCAGGCAGAAAAAGCCCTTTTGGAAGAAGAGAAAGCGGAGGCAGCCGCCGCAGAAGCGTTAGCAGCTGAAAAGGCGAGTAAAAAGAAAGCGAAAAAAGAACGGGAAGCCGCCTTAGCAGCGGAAAAAGCCGCCGCCTTAGCGGCAGAGAAAGCCGCCGCCGACGCAGCCAAAAAGGCGGAAGCAGAGCGTATTGCCGCCGAGAAAAAAACCGCAAAAAATGCTGTAAAGAAGTCGGCGAATCTCTTAGCCGCCTCTATGAAAAAGCGTGCGCCTGAACTAATGACGACTCCACAACCAAAATATTTACTTGGTCAGAAAACACCTTCCGCCTCACCTCCAGCACCGTCACCGTCATCGTTACCGCCCTCTGTATCTCCAACAACATCTATATCACCTCCTTTATTAGCACCACCCCCATCTGTTTTACCCCTTCCACCCTCTGCGTCACCACCGAGTTTCTCCAATATACCACGTGCGCCAACACCATCGCTCGCCAAAATAGGATTTACCCCCTATAGTCGTTCCCCGCCGGCAACACGTTTCTGGGAAACGCTAGATCATAGATATATTTACCAGATTCTACACGATATATTTATCAGCACCCAAAATCCAAATACACGTTTTTATCTCAAGGGAAGTGCCGCAATACACCTCTATAAACGTTCGTATCGTATAGCCTTCATGAACCATACATCAGACTATGATACTACTCTCTTACTAAATCCTGGATTGGATAAAAAACACTTCTACGACCTACGTTCATATATGCTTAATACTATTATACAACGTCTTACGGCGGGAATGAATGACCCGCGGTTCAATGCGGAGGTCATTACAAAACTTCACGGAGCAGATATTCCATTCGCCTCCTCATATTGGGATGTAGGCATGGGGAAAACAGTCTATAATATAAAAGATACAATACCCCAAGAATACGTAGGCGTGCCAGATAAATTAGGTTCTCGGTTTTACACAGATACTATGAATCAATATCCATATGCGAGCCACGCCACACAACCGAGCACAAATATATTAAATATGCGTATTATACGTACACTCGTAAAGCCCAAAAACGTCACTGTTCTCCAACTCTATACCAAGACGAGCCCTGAAATCAAACTCATTGAGGTGACTGTACCGTTCTACGAATATGATGAGAATGAGACTCAAATCAGTCTCGCTGAACAATGGGCGGCGGCAACACAAGTGAACGTTATTGACGGCGTACCGGTTCTTTCACTACCCGCACTCAAAGCGGAACAGCAGAAACTACGAACACTCAAAGACGCAGCGGAGATTGACCGGCGTATAGCAGATATTGATATGCTAATGGGTCCTGCTGGAGGCACAGGACGCGCTAGACGGCGTACTCGGAAATTGCGACGTTAGGGGTGCTGGGTTTCTAACAAATAAATAAATGTTGTTGGGGGATTAAAAAAATTGAAACACGACAGCGTATTTTATACGGTTTTGTGTCTCCTTCCTTCTACACAAATATGGGTTCTTCCTCTAGTAAATTTCCCTTTCCTTCTTCCTCCACGAAACATATCGTCGGCGAATCAGATAGTGAACACGCTGATATATGTATTGATGCTATGGAACGTGCCGACTGGAACAGCACGCGAAAGCCAACCTGGCATCAACGATTTGACGAATTCGTCGTGAACGTCTACGACCCCCGCTAGCTCTAAAAATGGTACTAGTAATTGCGATACTGGGTTACCGTTTTTTAAACGATTTACGGTACTAATTTTCGGGGGTAAGGGGTGGGACAGACCCGTTGCCGGCGGGAGCAGAGAAAAATTGAAAGTTGACCGATGCGGGTAAAGTACATATTGTCCTGCTCCTTTTTAAATACAAATCCTATTCAAATCCTATTCAAATGGATAATCCTCCTTCCTCCTCCCGTCGCAAAAAATCCGACAAAGCGAAAGAAAAGCGTGAGCGTACGCCCTACTCGTCGCAACACGTGCGGCAGGCAATTGCTGTGTCCTCTCGCAAAGCAGCCCGAAACGCCAAAAACAAATAAAAAATTTTTTATTTTTTTTTGTGATTTTTATGTATTTTTATTTGGTTTTTAGGGTTTAGGGGAGCTCAATGCGGCAGAGCTCCTTGTCGTGCGTCTTCGGCAAGACGCGCCAGGACAGCGACTGCTTGAGCGCAGCGAGGACGTTCGCCGAGTGCTTGGCGACATCCAGACCAGCCGCGCGAGTGTTCTTCTCGTGTATCTGGACCGAGTAGATTTTCGTGCCGTCCTGGGCTTTCCACACGCAGTGGATGTCGCGCAGGTCGTTGAGGCGGCGGAGCTCAATCGCAGGACCAGGTGCGGGCGCGGGCGCAGCAGCAGGAGCGCCGACCTGCTGCCAGCCGTCATCAGCAGGCGCAGGCACAGGCGCAGCCTCGGTGAAGTTCATACGCAGGATACAAATCTCCTTCTGCGCAGTGAGCTCGCCAAAGCTATAGATTCCTCGTTTTGTCTCAGGCACAATCACGACGTCGCCGAGCGTCTCAGCAGGCAGGACGTCCCACTTGGAAGACGCCTCGAGTGCCTTGAGGAGGCGGCGCTCTACCTCGCTGACGTACTCGTCAAAGTCAAAGTCATCGCGACCTGCGAGAAGCTTCTCGCGGTGCCACTGTACGGAGTGGTATTCTGCGCCGTCGGCGCGACGTCCCAGTGGCACGACCGTCACTGGGAAGTGTGTCCAGATGTCCTTGCGTAGGCGCAAATCTGGGCACTCCCAGAACTCGTCTGGGTCATAGGGCTTGGGCTCTGGCTCTGGCTTTGGCTCTGGCTCTATCTTGAGCTCGGGCACGGAGAAGTCAGCTTCATCAGCCCAATTGAAGCTGGCAAAATCTGTAGAGAGTATCTCAAACGCCTGCTGGCGGAAGAGTATCTCTTCAGAAGGGAGGGAAGGAGGGAGGGAGGGAGGGATCGTTGAGGACATAGTGATAGTCGTCAAGAGATATGTGGCGTGGGGCAATTAATATGCTGAAGGAATAGAAATATATCAATTTTTTCATAGAGCGATTTGTATGAAAAAATTGATAGATGTTTTGGCTGATTGGCTGACTTTTGCCCCGCCAACAAGTACTTCCTCCTCCCTTCCATCCAAGTACTCCTCCCTCCTCCCAAGATGTCTTCCTCCAAGTCCGTCCTCCAGTCCGAGATTACCTCCCTCAAGTCCGAGCTCGCCTCTGCGCGTGCCAGGATTGATGAGCTTACGGTCGCTGCCGCCGCAGCACCTGCTGCTCGTTCCAAGAAGGAAAAGAAGCCTGCTGACCCCAGCAAGCCCCGTATGCTCAGCCCCTACCTCGTCTTCTGCGCCGCAAAGCGCGCAGAGTCGGTGGGTACGCCACTCAAGGCAGCTGACCTCGGTGAAATGTGGAAGCTCCTCTCTGCCGACGACAAGGCAAAGTATGTGAGCGTTCCCGTTGTTCCTAAGCCGCCTAAGGAGCCCAAGCGCGCCAAGAAGGCTGCCGCCGCTGACGCAGACGGCGTTACCGAGACCCCCGCCAAGAAGGCGAAGAAGGACAAGAAGCCTCGTGATCCTGATGCGCCTAAGAAGCCGCTCACTGGCTTCATGCTCTATTCGCAGCAGGAGCGCGCAAAGTCGCCTGACGTCAAGATTAAGGCACCTGAGCTCGCTGAGCGCTGGCGTGCCCTGAGCGATGACGAGCGTGCTGCCTACAAGAGCAGCTAAACGCGATAAGTCTCTCACTCTGCATGTTCTGTAAATAAAACCCCCAAAACCCAATAAAAATACATAAAACCACAAAAACAAACAAAAAATTTTTCAATGTCATATCAATTTTTTCATATGTTTAGTATGTGAAAAATTGATTGAAAAATTTTTATTGTGTTTTTTGTGTTTTTTGTGTTTTTGGTTTTGGATACATTATTCTAAGTTCAATTTAATACTCTTCATAGTCTGGTGTGGCTGGACAGTAGGGCAACAATTCATTATAAGCATGCGTGGAGGGTGATACATGACCCGTCTCGTAGTCTTCATAATAGTCTGCGTGAGTATGCTCTCCCTGGCAACCACTGTCGGCGCAGGAGTGCGTATCTATCTCCTCTTCGTCCTCTTCTGGAAGAGGAGCGAGAAGATGTAAATGTTCAGCCAGTACGCTAACTGGGTCTATAATAGTAATTGTGCTAGCCTGCGTGGATGCTATTTCGCTTTCGTTGTCAGCGTAATAGTCATTATATCGTGCTAATTCAGCATCAACTTCACGACGCTCGTCTTCTAGATGTTCATCAAGAAGCATTTGTTCGTCGTAAAGAGGCTGTGAAACAGCGTGAAAAGTAGGAGGAAAAGTGAAAGTAAGGGACATTGCGTTGTGAATGAGAGGAGTTGTAGGAGAGCTCAAAAGTATGTTTATGCTGGACAATTGTATCAATTTTTCTCTATTTACGTACATATGAAAAAATTGATATATTTGATATTGCTGAGTGTGACTTTTGGCTCTCTCATACATACTTCTTTCTTCCTTCCTACAAAGATGTCCAAGCCCTCCGTTTCCTCCCTCCTTTCCCAGGTCACCGAGTTGACCACCCAGTTCGCAGCGCTCTCCGCGCGCCTGGATACCCTCATTGCTGCTAAGCCAGCTTCTGCTTCTGCCTCAACACCTGAGAAGAAGAAGCGCGCTAAGAAGGAAAAGGACCCTGATGCGCCTAAGCGCGCACCAGGTGCCTACATCCTCTTCTGCCAGGCAGAGCGCGCTAAGACGCCTGACGTCAAGCTCCTGGTGACCGAGCTCGCCGAGCGCTGGCGTGCACTCTCTGACGAGCAGCGTGCTTCATACAAGCCTGCTGTTTCTGCTGCTGCGCCTGCTTCTGCTGAGACAAAGCCCTCATTCCAAGAGGCGCGTGATGTCGCAGCGAAGATGAGCAGCTCGCTTGCCTCTAAGTTTCTGCGCTTCTGTATCCAGAACCCCACGCTGGACGCGAAGACCGCCGAGGCACACTTTAAGGCACTTTCGCCTGAGCAAAAGGCGAAGTTCAACGACGCTGGCGATGACACCAGCGACGCTGGCGATGACTCCAGCGACGACGATTCCAGCTACGCTGAGTGAGTAAAGCAGCGCACAAAAACCCTAAAAATCAAACAAAAAATACATAAAATACCACAAAAAAACAAAAAAATTTTTCAATATACATATCAATTTTTCCTCATGTAGCACATATGAAAAAATTGATAGACATATCCACCCAGAAATACAAGTTGGGCTCCCTGACAACTATTCACTCTTTCTGAAATGTCCACTTCCCCAAACCCTCCCTCCTACAACAGTCGCACCGCAGATTTCCGCACCTGCGGTGCTGACTTGAGTATCTCAGGCTTACACCTGGGATGCGGAAAGTCGTTCCAGCCTGACAATGAGACGATGAAGGTCTGCGCAGACTGCGCTGATATGGCTGATCGTATTGTCGCTCGTATTGAGCAGGCAGCAGCGAATCGTAATTCGCAGTACGGCATTAACGGCGGTCCACGTAAGCGCCGGCGCTTCGCGTTTGACGCACTCGCTGATGTGCTGAACTAACCTGGCTTTCCAACAAAAAAAAAAGAAAAATATGCTGGTCGCACAACACGGCTATTTTTCAATGCTGACGCTGCTGGGTTGGTTAGAGAACATATGAAAAAATTGATATCTACATTGAAAAATTTTTGTTTGTTTTTGGGGTTTTTTGTATTTTTATTGGAGATTGGGGTTTTCTATGTTGACATTACGGGCGAGCTGCTGACTGCGTTTACTCAGCATCGCTCGCAGCGCCGGCGGGCTTGAATGCGGCACGCTCGTCGTCAGTGAGTGCCTTCCAGCGCTCTGAGAGTACAGAGGCGGTGAGCTTGACGTCAGGCGTCTTGGCGCGCTCTGCTGTGCTGTAGGCGAAGAATGCCGTGGGTGGGCGCTTAGGGGCGTCAGGGTCCCTAGGCTTCTTCTCCTTCTTGGCGCCACGCTTGCCCTTTGCGGGCGCAGCGTCAGCGTCGGCGGCAGGAGCAGCAGCGTTGTTGTTGACTAGGTCGTCAACACGTGCGAGGAGAGCAGCGTATTGAGACTGGAGCTCAGTAATCTGAGTCTGAAGGGAGGCGAGGGTAGGCTTGGAGGAGGACATTTTGGGAAGGAAGGAAGGAAGAAAGCTTACAACGGAAGTGTTGGAAGGATATGTGTCGGCGGGGGCAAAAGTTGACTTCTGAGCCGATTCTCCTATCAATTTTTTCATATGCGGGGGTCTGGAAAAAAATTGAAATATGCGTATTCTCTACGCATATTAATTGCCCCATGATATACACTTTATGACTAAATATCTATTGTAGATTTTTCAATGCCGAGAAAAATTGAACGCTTCGTGCTGGCGTAATAAATGTCGCCTCATACTCATACTATGTTTCACTCTAACCAAACGTACGCTGCGAACAGCATTCGTTCCTCCTTCCTTTCTGGCACTCGCTATGCCCTTCTCTCTGCCAAGTGCCAGTCCGGCAAGACAGGTACCTTCCAAAGCCTCATCAAGGCTATGCTAGACGCCGGCGACGTCACGCACGCATACGTGCTCTGCGGCTCCGCTGAAACCGAGCTTAAGCGGCAGGCGGTGTCCGACACGCTCGCCTTCAACGCTGCGTATCAGCACTGTATCCAGGTCGTCTTCCACCAGGACTTCAAGCATGTTGACCTGGATATCACGAATGCGCTCATTATCGTAGACGAGTCGCATATGGTCCAGACCAAGGACCAGCAGCTTCACCTCTTTCTCGCCAAGTACGGTGTATTCCTTGACGGCAACCCTGCTGCGCTCGCCGAGAAGAATACCTATCTGCTCTCTGTAGACGCTACGCCCTATTCCGAAATCGCTGCCTGGCGCGAAAAGGAGACTCCATATCTGAAGCACGTGGAGGAGTTGGAGGCTGGCGTCGGCTACTACGGGCTCGCTGACTACGAAAAAGACGGACTGCTGGAGCCCACGTTTTCTATATCTAAGCGCCCTGAGTACTTTGAGACGATGCTTTTAAACGTACCTGGCAAGTACGTCCTGCTGCGCATGAATCGCAGCAAGGCGAACAAGGAGAACGAAGAGGTGCTGCGCGGAATATGCCGGCGCCTGTCCTTTCCTGTGCTCCTCTACACTGGCGAAAAGACGGAGATTGCGGTCACGCGTGGCGAGCAGAAGCGCTTTTCACGAGGAGGGCGCAAAATCGGCTGTCTAGAGGACGCGCCTGCTCTGACCACAGTTATCATTGTACGCGGACGTCTGCGTGCAGGTAAGGTTGTGCCCAAGACTCACATAGGCTTTGTGTGGGAGGGTGCCTCCAAGTCCAAGACCGACGCACTCGTCCAGGGGCTGGTAGGACGTATGTGCGGCTACCAGTTTGGTGAGCAGAAGCCGACACTCTACGTGCCTGTGACGGCACTTGTTCCTGACGAGCTGGGTTTGGTGCTCTACGGAGACCTGCCAAAGACGGCGACGAATCTGCGTGCGTCGGCGACAACAAATGGAAAATCGGTATTCTCTACTGCGTAATGTATCAAAAAACCCCAAAACAAAACAAAAATTTTTCAATGCCTATGTGCTCTTAGGCAACCACCTTGTATTCCGCCTTCTGAACATCCGAGAGTGCCTTCCAGAGGTCACCTAGTTGTGCCGCCGTATACTTCATATTAGGCGGTGCTGCCTTACGGGTACGGTCACAGAAGAGCATATAGCCACTGAGGGGCTTCTTTTGTACAGCTGGCGCATTGGGATCCTTTACCTTCTTTTCCTTCTTTACGGGAGCGGGTTCAAGCTTTGCTAGCGCATCAGCTAGACGCTGCTTGACAAGTGCGAGCTCTGTCGCCATATCGGTAACCTGCTGAGATAGAGATTCAAATGTATGATTGGAGGAAGACATGCTGGGGGAATACTGGCTTTCTAACAAGAACGATGCTGCGTCAATTTTTTGGAGGGTGGCGCGCTGGGTTTGTGTCGCTTCTAAGGCGACTTGGCGTGACCAGTAGGCGTACGGAATAGACGTTTTGGTTGGGCGGTCCTTAACGAGGAGTTCCTTAAGGGCGCGCAGTTTGCCTGGCAGCCCTGGTTTGCCTCTGCCATGGAACTTCCACGCCCACTCAAACTGTAGGGTAGTCGACCAGTCGGGAAAACCCGATAGATAGAATGCCTGCGTCCATTTCTTGCCTTTGGTTGCCTTGGCGCCGCCTTTGAGCTCGCCATTATGCTGTCTCAAGCGATGTGCTGGGTCATTCGTAGCACCAATATAAGTTCTATTGGTTCCAGGAATGTAAAGTAGATAGCAGAACCAGTTGGTCATCGCCGTCTATTAGTTTGCCTACGTTTGTGGCGTTTATATCTGCGGGTACGTGCGCCTCCGCGTTTTCGCACAGGAGTAGGAGCAAAGGCGGTTTTTAAGCTATTTGATGGTATTGAAGGCATGTTTTTTACTGTTGGTAGTGTCGGCAGTGTCGGCAGTGTCGGCAGCGTTGGCAGCGTTGGCAGCGTTGGGGCTGTAGGTAATGCTGGCAATGTGGGTACATTAGACAGTGTAGGGAGAGTAGGCAGTGTAGGGAGAGCAGGCATCGCCGGCAGTTGACCCGCCACCGCACCCAACGGATTTGATGTTATCGCTTGTACCTTCTCTAGTGCCACATTTGCCCCCGTAACTTCCATACCTTTTTGAACAATATCATTCTTAATATCTGCGAATGTAGGTGTGGGCGGTGGGGTGGGTGAAACAGGCTCTAACTTTGGTACCCAGTAATCCACAAAAGTATAGAGTTTCGGGCTAATAGGTTCTAATTGATGTATAAGTTTGTTACGGTAGATATTTATACGATCTAAATTCGTCTCTGCCGACATAGCAAATGTTAAGAGAAAATCGCCTACAACTGGTATCATCTCTAGCGACGACTTGAACGCATCGCCAAAATGCTTACGAGAGATACTTACAATAATTGTACCCATAAGGAGAAATCCACCAATTAAAGTTGCTATCGCTTCGCCAGCAGCATCACCCGCAATACCTCCTACACCAATCGGTAGAATACTACCAAGCGTAGATAAAAGTTTAGGAATACCCTCGTGTAGCGCATCAACCGCCATACGAATGCCTAAAATATAAGCGTCTAATCCAGCACTAAGGAACGGTCCAAAGAAGTCCATATTCTCCAAATTGTATAATATAAACATAAACCAAAAGATACCGTCCCATTTATGGGAGAATTTTAGAGCAAATGGAGAATTTGAGTACATATTGCCCAATTTTACAAAAATGCGGTCAAAAAAACTATTTCTTGAGGTGTCAACAAATCCAGGGCGTTCTGGGGCACCTAACATATCATTTGTAGCATTATAGCCAGGGGCGATAGGATCACGTAATGAAACCGCTGGAGATACTGGAGTCGCTACTGGTACACCTACACCCACCGTAGCACCTCCACGAGTTCTGCCTCTGGATACTCTACGTGAGCCCCCCTTCATTGTTTTTGCTAATTCTATCGCCGGCGCATATACCTTCTTTACCTGGTCAAGAATCTGCCGGGCATTATTATTTGACATAGGACGCGATGTCTGGTTCCGTATTGTCTCCTGTATTTGTTTTAGGTCGCTTACTGAAAACATAGGATTGCCATTCTCATCCGTTACATGATATTGTAATGTAGCTGGATTGTCGTTTTGGTGCGCATTCAAAAAGTTGTAGAGACTGAATATAGATGCGAATTTATGACTGAGTGTGGGAAAGCGGAAGCCAGTGGCTCGTTCAGTGAACGATTGTATTTTTTTTTCTTTTGGTGAGAGGCTATGCCTCTCCAAACTCCAATTCTTTTCCATCCTTATGTTGGGTTGTGGTTTTTGTGTTTTTTGTGGTTTATGGTTTTTGTGGTTTATGGTTTTTGTGGTTTTGTGGTTTTGGTTTATTTATTCATAGTCACGGATGGCGAGCCCCACGGGGAAACGTGGAATGCCGTCCTCCGTAAGCTCCTGGAAGCGAACTGTCAGCTTCTTTCCTATCTGCTTTGATGCCGTCTTGAACGCCTCCTGTCGCTCCTCATGCGTGCCTCTAGGGCGGACACTGAACTGCTTTTTATCCTTCGTCTCGCAGACCCAGATGACGCAGCCCTTCTCAATTCCGTCGCCCTCCTTGAAGCCGACAATCTTGTACTCATCGTCCTTGAACTCCTTGTACTTCTGGAGGTCAGCGGAGCGGTGCCCCACCTTGTAGAGCCCTGCCTTATTGCGTAGGATGAGCCCCTCGTAGCCGTCGGCGACATACTCGGCGTGAAGCCGCTTGACGTCGTCCAGATTATTGGCGATGTCGGTCGGCAGGAGCTTGAGCGCCTTGAACTTGTGCGTCTTGAAGAGATTGGCGAGCCAGTTATTACGCTCCTCGTTCGTGCCGTCCTGAATAGTATCGTAGACGCAGAGGTAAATCTGCGTCATCTTAGCGGTGTCCTCAGGCTTGAGCGTCTCCTTCTTGACGAGACCTACAATCTCCTGGAAGTTGAGCGTATCACTGTACAGCTCGCCGTCCAGAATCGTGCCTCTGGGGAGGCTGTTAATCTCGGCACGAATGTGGTCCATATGCGGGAACGCCTTGCCTGTACGGCTGTAAAGTCCCTTGCCTGAGATGGCGAGGCAGCGCACACCGTCCAACTTCCGCTGGGCATAGCACGGGAACTTGATATCCTTGCCGCGCTTATTGTAGTCGTGGGCGAGCATCGGGTGAGGGACACCGCCGGCATTGGTCGCCGCCTTGGCGTTCTTTTCGGCGCTCGGCTTGCCTGCGGACTTGACGCTCTCGCCGTCAGAGTCTGCCTTTGCCTTGCCCGCACCAGCTGCTGCCTCCTCAGGCATCTTCTCGGTCATACCGCCCGCCTCGGTCTTCTTCTTCCAGTCGCTCTGTGCCTCATTGACCGCCTGCTGGACTGGAGTTGTCTCGTTTTTCTTACCCAGGTTCTTGCCCACCGTGACGAGACGGACATTTTCCTGGAGTTTGCCACCTACGTAGCCGTGGGTCGTCGTAATCGCACCGACCCCTTTTTGGTCTTCAACTTTAATAGACCACATCTTAATTTTACCTGTGGACGCTTTACCGTACAGGGTTGGGAAGGAAGGAATAGAAGGCATTGTTTGTTTTAGGAGGAGGAAAGTATGTGGATGTTTTGTACGCAGACCGAAAGAGTACAAAATGTCCTATGATGATTTCAATTTTTTCAAGCGAGCGACCGAAGCGAGCGACCGAAGCGAGCGACCTAACGACGGTGGCGGCGTGTCTTTCTATTTCTACGACCGCCCAGATACGTCGGACCCGCCTCCTTGAGTATCTCTTTCGCCGTCTTTCCGTTCGTTAAAAAACGGGATGAATACGGATCCTGTTGTACATTTACTATCGCATTATTTGGAATATTCATTGTGCGCCTTGATTTACGAGTTGGATTACGTCTCGCCATCTATACTACAATGGTATTTTTAGGAATGATACGGCGACCAGTCTCCTTCGCCCAAGAGTGAATCGCCTCCACGCACGCCAATTCTGCCGCCTTTGTGGTCTTTTTTACATAAATACCATATTTATCTACAAAAGAACGTAATTCTTTATAATTATCAGGCATTTGAAACTCGTTCATAGGATGAAGTTCATGTACTGTATCTGCGCCGCGCGGTGTTTCAAATGTAAGTGGAGTCGCCGAGGTAATCTTGTAACGATTGCGGATATGAAGGGGAATAAGTTGTTCCATAGTGGTCGGACGCTCCCAATGCGACCAGTTCTGCTGACATAGATGGGTCATATGACCAGTTTGGCAACATCTACGACATGTAATATCATCCTTAATCGGACAATCATCCATCGAATGTTGGAGGGCAAGTCCCTTGATAGCTTCACAATTAGGGCAGTTCATTTGAGGTGAACGTCAAAAAAGCCCTACGGGAGGGTTCAATTTTTTTATTACATACACATCATATCACAACAACAACCCCAACAACCCTCCTTTTTCGGCTCTTCCTTTGGCTGCCCCGTATTTATATCATGAATTACACAATAGGTTTTTCTGAATTCTATACGATTTTTACAGTTATCATACTTACATATCATCGGATTTGTCATCGTATTCACGACTCTAGACTGCGAAACTGGCACAGAATTAGTAGAACCCATTCTAACTATAGTACGGGGCAAAAATTGAATATACACCGCAGTTGTATATCACTTGTAATGCTTTCCCCAGATTTCTATACGCTCAATGCGCATACAGAGTTTCCTTTTCCCCATAATAATTGCGACCATAATACAGACGAAGAGTTGAAGGGATTGCTCTTTGGAGGCTATCACTTGCCTGAGTTTCTAACAAAATACTATATGAGTCGGCTGGGGTTAGACGCTGTTGGGAGCGTAACTGATATTCTTCGTGCGTTGTCAGCAGACGACGATTTTGTTCTGGCGGCGATTGGGTATCTGCGTCTCAAGTTCGTTCTAGAGGTATTTCACGTGCCGACTCTTATGAAGAGACTGCGCGATGTGCCATTACGTATTGCGGCTGAACGGGGCGATTGGTTCAAAGCGGGGGTCGCCGATGAGCGGGTATGGCGTATTGACTGTCTGACGACGTGGCTGTTTAACTATATGATTCTATCAGTGGAAGCACGCTGTGCCGGTAGTGAATTTGTGCGGTTGGAGCCAGACATGCGGGAAAGGCTCGTTGAGATGAATAAGGCGCTACAAGCGGTTCGTGCGTCGCCCTGTGACGGGCGGTATAAATGGGATAATGTCGCGCCGTCCGACTTGGTCATCTATCCATTCTTGTGCCTTGTAAAGGGCTTATGGACTGCGGTTGCGCCGATGGTTACGACGGACTTTACGGGTTTTGGCGGGCGCTGTACCGTTACAGGCTGGAGTTTGGACTCGCCCAATAATCGCACAGCCGATCCGCTTTCCTGAATGTCCCGTCGTTACACTATCCTCAAACGGTCCCTTGCCCAGGTCGTCCTCGTCCTCATGAACGATGACCGAACGTCCCCATAAGTCCTCCAAGGTGACGCCTTTGAGGATATACGACACCTCATCACTTGGACCCGTTAAATTACCCAAATCGCCCGTATGACGAGCGTTTTTTGACGTTGGCGCTCCACCATGGGGTTGCGGTGTTCCCATATGAAAATGGTCGCACGCCCCCTTACAGCCTTCACCCCTCAGGTCGCCCGCCTTATGAATATGGAACCCGTGATTTCCTTTCGGGAGCTCTGTAAAAATAGCGTGTACCTTTGTGCCCGTAGAGGTGGCTGAAAAATTGACTTCGCCCTTTATACCATTGACGCCCGTAAACAACGCTACAGCCATTCTACTATGTCCAACAGTATTCTTATTCAAATGCTCCTCAACGAAGAGAACGAATATAGAAATCTTTGGGTAATTTATACAGTCTTTGCGCTTCTAACAGTAGGTTATTATATGTATTATGAACCATTGAAGGCGTTGGTCTATGCGGGAATGACTCTTGAACTTACATTACAGTTTCTTCACTTTGTTGTAAGGTATAATATGGTTGCGGCGGTTGAAGAACAATATCCTACACTGTTCACATAGTCATTGGTCAAAATTTGAAATAGGTACAAAGATTTTTTTAGATACGGCAGATGGACTACTTGATATATGCGCTCAATGTTGGATTTCTCCTAGGAGTATTATATTATGCGTATATTATACAAGAGGAGACGGAAGCATTAAGGTTACGTATTGTTCAACTCTCCTCGGCATGCCAACTCGCCGAAATGCAAACCGGTCGCCCGTACTTCACCTCCCTCGGCAATAAACTCGCGTCATGCGAGGTGGCGACCGAAGTGTACAATATTGCGCGCGAAAGACTTCACCTGTTGGGAAATGAAAATAATCATTCACTATAGAATATGCCAGCTATAAATTGGATTCCCATAGGCATTGCGAGTCTAATGGCGGGTGTTGATACCCTGGCATTTAGTATACTCAAGAAGGTCTCATTGAAAGAGCTGAGTATGATTTTTTTACCCGTTTCTATGGCAATTTACTCCATACAACCTATGATTTTTCTACAAGGACTTCGGTTCGAGACGATGACGGTTGTCAATCTGCTATGGAATATGATGAGTAATATACTCGTCACATTTACCGGCTTGGTTCTCTTACAAGAGAAGGTAGGGCTATTGAAGGGTATTGGTATCGCGCTCAGTTTTGTCTCCATTTATTTACTAACATATGAAGACGGAGAGAGCGAACTTGCCTCCGCTATTATGAAAGTCTTTGGTGCTAAGTCATCGTCTTAAGCACATCCACTAAATTCTTTACCTCGTCTGCCCATCGGTACCCCAGAACGGTCTCTCGTGCCGCCTTGCCGTGCGCTTCCCTCAGATCCGTATCCAGCAGATACTCCTCGGCGGCAAGGGCAAGCTCCGTCGCATCCACCAACTCACCCTTTCCGCCAATGACGCTCATAGCCAGTGGCAGATAGACCTCAATCTTCGGCGTCACACACATCGCATTTTTGTTCGGAATACAGAAATCCCTGAAACCGCCGATATATGGAACGACCTGTGGAATACCTACACCCATTGCCTCAAACTGACAGAGACCAAAGCCTTCTCCATCGGCGCCTGTAATTCCAACATCGCTCAATGAGTAGAGTTCATTGATTACATGATCATCCCATGCCATAGAGTGTTCGGTAATCATTAGTTTATGTACATGATGTTGTGGAATCATATTGAGACGAATGAGCTCACGCATATAGATTTCTCTTAGCGGATATCCTCCCAGTTGTCCAGCGTCGCAAACGGCGAGTAGCCCTAAAGGCTTCGTGGGATGCTTCGCTACCAGTTGTGCGAACGCCTGTACAACAATATCGTGATGCTTTCTTGGTGTATTGCGATTGAGATTGAGAAATAGGAAAACGTGCTGTGGAATGTTATGCTTTTTGCGCATCGCATCACGATTGAGTGGTTTAAACTCATTTGGCTCAAATCCGTGTCTCAGGATATGAATAGGCTTCGTAATACCCTGTTCCTGAAGAACGGTGCGCCAATAGTCTGTAAATGCAAAATAGATATCTGTATCTCGGTTGATACGATCCAGAAATTCTGGACGTTGTATCTTATACACTTGGTCAAGGTAGATAATCATTTTATACTTTCGCTCCTCTGGTTGAAGCTGCTCTTGTAACTTATCTAGAAAACGGCAGATAACACTTGCGTCATTATAAATGAGGATTACATCGGGTTTCACTTGACGCACATACTCTGGAAGTTGACTGAATCCAAATCCCTGCTCTGAGTGTTCCTTCTCATTCGCAAATGGGTCATAGACGTTTACATTTGGCGGATATATACGATTCGGCTGCTGATTCTTCACAAAATTCTGAAATGCGAAATGATAAATATCAATCCAAGGATATTTGACCATTTCGTGGATAATATTATGCGTCACTTTACTATAACCGGTCGTCTGGTTCGTATGCGTACCAACGAGCATAAATCGTACCCGTTTTTGTATTGGTTGCTGAATCGGCAGCTTTGCGAGAAGAGCATCCAAATTTGTAAAATTTGACATATAGTGCTTTACGGTAGTTTATATAATAGTCTTTATATGTCATCCGCACCTACAAAACCTGCCACACCCAAGGCAAAAATTCCCCGTGCTTTGCGCGAACAAGTATGGCTCACATCCGTAGGTCCTAGATATGAGGCAAAATGTACCATATCTTGGTGTAAAAATCGGATAAGTGTGTTTGATTTCCACGTTGGTCATAATAAACCGGAGGCGAAGGGCGGTACTCTGGATATTACAAATTTACGTGCAATTTGCTCTCGCTGTAATCAATCAATGGGAAGTCAATATACAATTGATGAATGGACAAAATTATCGGGTCATGCCGTATGTTGTGGCTGTTGGGGGTCTTAGTTAAATACCCGTGCTAGACGGTCCCTAAAGTCCGCCTTTTTTCCTTGCCACCACGTTGAGAGAATACGGCGATGGTCCTCCATGACTGCTGGATTCTGTGCCAATGTTGGTAAAAGTTCGGCTGCCTTCTCCCACGAAGGGAACGATAAAATAGGATGCTTGCCGAGTACTTCGGCGTAATGGTCAACTTCGTTCGGCACATAAATTGGAATCGCCCCCTGTTCTAGTGCCTCATAGAGCCGATACGATTCTAGTGATGAGAATCCATTGAAGCAAGGCACAAACTTCGTCTGTTGGTTGAGTAAATTATACTCATTGGCGTTGAGTTTGGCTGGATCTCCCCATGTAGGACGGTCGGCAAGCTTGAAGTTGCCTGTACGCTCAAGGGACTGAATCGCCTGGCTACGTCCAGGGCGGTCCATAGAGCCAGCGAACGACCATAAATATGGACGCTGTTCAAATGTAGGAGCTGTCTGGTTTGTAGCACCACGTCCATTTGCATAACCAAGTGGAATAATATCTACTTTATTCATTGGTAGATTTGGGCGATAGTAGTTACGAATTACACGCTTGACCGCGGGTGAATTGTAAAAGTCAATCGGATCACGTCCAAATTCATCGCTAATATGGATAACGGTCATCTGCTTACCTAACTTTTCTAGACCGCTGGCGAATCCATTGTAGATATAACCGAGTGATGATTCGCCAGGAATAGTCTGGAAGAGCAGAATGGGGTTGGTTGCCTGTACAAGATGGTCAAACGATTCTAGAGGAACCCACTCAATCGCCTTAGGAAAGAGAGAGTTCAACCAGTCGTTTTCTAAAAACTCTGGCTTAATCGTCTTGAGGTAGAAGACAGGGATTGTGTCGTTTGAAGGCTGGACTGTATTATTACCGAGTTTTCCAACAATCTTGCCCCAGAGCGCCGCATTAGATAGGTCAAACTTTGCCTTGAGTGCCGCATAAATATCTGCCTTGTAGCGCATAAACATCTCATTCTCTGCGACAATTAACTGTTCAAACATCGCATGGTATGACTTTGTAGCGTCAAAGTTTGCAGGGGACCATAGTGCGAACATAGCATCCAGGGTTGGCTTGAACTCTGCGTCCTTTTTGAGCACCGTTGCCTGTAGAAGACGGTTCCATACCGCAGAAAAGTCGCCTGGTGCTGCCTGCTGCTGTACTGGAGCTGCTGTTACTGGTGCTGCTGTTACTGGTGCTGGAACTGAAGCTGGAGATGGAGCTGGAGCATTAGGCATTGTATCACCTACAACAGTAAATGTCTGCCCCTTCAGTTCACTACTAATCACCGCAAATGTCTCCTCCTTTGTAAAGCACTCTGTATTGTTCCATAAATCACTATCAAAGTTGTCTACACGGTTGAAATTATTGAAATCGGATCGCTGGTACACAGGGTCATTCTCCTGGAAGCAAGTGGCAAGAAGTGGTACCGTAAAATAGATATTGAGCAGATTATCACCGTGATTGACAATCATATGATCGCCACTCGTGAAAATACCCTTCTCCTTCACAAGCTTAATCAATTTACGTGCGCCTTGCTGTGTAAGTACATATGCGTAGTTACAGAAATGGAAGTACCGGCGGGGAGTAGTTGAGTAGAGTGTATTCGGCGCAACTCTGCCAAAGTATTCATTGACTACCTCGGCAACTTGAGGAAAGGCTGCCTTATTCGGTGGTAAAATACCACCTAGATAAATAACATCTGCATCCGCTGGAATATGTTTCGCCGCCGTCATCCATCGTAGAATCCATTTTTCGAACAGCACTGCGTCATCTTCCATAATGAGATACGACTTCGCAAGCTTATCGTTTGCGAGTTTTTCCCATAGACCCAGATGCGAGAGAGCACATCCCATAACCGATTTCTTCCAATTGAAATCGTTGTTACGGAAGCAATTGACCAACTCAGGAGTTAAGGTGAGTGTACGACCATCTACCGCCTTCCATAAATATACACGATCCTTAATATTCTTATGAGTTTCCTTGAACTTATCAAGACGGTCCTTACGACGATCCAAATTAATTACATATGCTTCATCAATACCATCCGTAAACGGCACAATATCCTTAAAGTTGCCGCGGTGTACATAGAGTGGAGTGCCCCACTGCTTCGCCGTACGCATAGAGCGGTCACAGTAGAACTCCTTGAGTGGTGTCCTTGGAGCACCTGCCCGTTGTGTAATAATACTGAGGATGGATTGGTCGTGACGATGACCTAAGCAGACCTGAGAATATGGGCTCCACTTTTCGCCTACAATCACATCACGCTTAGCCTCGGCAATACCAAGCGCCTGTCGGTGAACCGATTCCATATATTTTCCACCAACCTTAAATCCAATACAGCCCGCCCAAATCTGATTCGCCTTGAGCTCATCAGGGGTGACCTGAAATTCCTTACAAAAGGTTGGATGGCACCAGCGTTCGTTCGTCTGTTCCGCATCGTCCAGTATAAAGATATCCTTCTCCTGAATCGTGCTCCAAATTGCGGAAATGGGGGAGGCAAGGGCGACGCCCGAATCCATGTATAACATTAAGGTGCCTGGTGCTTCCTTGAGACCGGCATGTACATGTGCCCATAGTTTCCACGCAAAATGCTGTGGTTCCCAGAAGTCGCGCCATGGACCATTCTCCTCTGGAAAACGACGCACCTCCGTAGCACCGTACTGTTTGAGAATATTACACTGCTCCTCCGTTACATCACGCCATACATAGACAATCTTTGGGATGTCTGGCTCGTACGACTTCATTGAGGCGATGACATTCACGGCGGCTTCTACATATTTTTGATTTGCGGCGGTGAAAAATACACGTGGGTTTGTGATTTTGGAGATAGACGCGGTGGCTAGAGCTGTTGCTGGGGATGGAGCTGGAGCTGGAGTTGGAGCTGGAGATGGAGCTGGAGCTGGGACTGGTGCTAGCGCAGGCACAGGAGGCACCGACGTCAAATATGACGCATAGAGTTGCTTGTAATCCATTGTCTCATATAATTTACCAAATGTCTCCGCTTTAACCCAAGAATCTACCTTTACCTCCTTATCTAAAATAAGCCTGAATATACGCTTTCCTACCTCTTCCATTGTATGTTCGCAATATGCGCGCTTTGAAGCTGTAATCGCAGGTACTGCTGCCATCTTACGCCAAGCGGCAGGATCATCATCTATCTTCTTCACAAGAGTGATGAGATCTTCAGGCTTGCTTACCTGATTTGCATTGATAAATCCTGTCGAATCAAAATCACGATCTACAAATGGGTCTCCCCAATAAATCGGCACAGCACCCGCCACCTTAGCGTGAAATAACTTTTCCGTAGTGTAACCTGGACCAGGCGAATTCTCATATGTAATTACAAACTTGTAGTCCTTGTAATACTCCACCTTTGCGAGCTCACCGCCACCACCACCCAAACCTGCCGGAATCGGTCCCTCTGGACGATTACAGAATAGACGTCCTGCGGAATCTACTGGCTTCCAGTTATTCAAAATATGGAATGCCACATTACGATTATTATTGTTAGGATTCGTGGCGACAAAGGCGCAAAACTTGCTCTTCTTATCTATCATAGATTGGTCTACCGTTGTAGCGGCTTGTACTGAGACAGGACGAGGATTCGCAATCTTGACAGGGTCTCCGCCGAACCAATTGACTTCCAGCATCCATAGCGGCAGACGAATATAGTTAGAAGCGGTATTATACTGGAAGCCTAGGCTGAGTACAATATCATCGTCCTTTGGCGGCTGGATATTTTCCCCTGTAAACCATACCTTTGATACTCCAGGATACGCCTTCTCTTGCCCATGACTGAGAGGTCCATAGATAACGAGATTCGGCGTAGTACTATCCAAAATAACAGGGATATTATTCATCGCACCAATCCAAGAAAGCAAATACATAAAAAAGTTGTACTTCGGTACAAATTCACTCCATAACTCACAAAAGTGTACACGCAGTTCCTTATTTTGCTTATTCGGAGTTATAGATTTAGGAATAGACTTGGGTGTAATAGCACGCTTCAATAGTTCGTTGTAGGCTGATGAAAGCGCAACCGGTGAAAAACGCTTTACAAGTTTTACCCGCATCGCACTATGTACAGCGTTATTGAAAAGAAGTTTATCATTTTCGTAATCTTTCTTGAGTTTAGCCCACGCGTTTGCGGCGTCCTGAATTTGATTTAACTTATAGCCGTATGGAGTTCCCATTTCGGTGAGCAATTCACAGTTGTGAATGAGAGGAATACCAAGATACAAGGCGTCTAGCATAAACGCCTTGAGAGGACGGAAGCGTTGATGCGCAATAATAAACGATTTCTCTTGGCGCAAGTCCGGTAAGCGTACACGAGGTACCACCGATCCACTTATATCCGGTAAAAGCAGATTCTTCACAATATTTGATTTGAAAAACTCATTCGCTCCAAGCTGTTCGCCATTATGAATATTAAAACGTACTGGATCGCCCCTGACACGAATCTGTGTTAGAATATTGAGTGGAATATTTGCGTGGCTCGTATTGCTGAAATTGCTTTCTACAATACGTGCGCACCACGAAACCGATGGGTGCGTCTCCTTCGGAATCAGTGCCTCTACACGCTTAGCGGACTCCTTCCATTCTGGAGTCTTATTCTCTTCGCAAAAAACGGTAAGTGCTTCCTGATTCCATAGAAAAGGCACTTGAATAACCTGGACTCCTGACAAAAACTCTAGGTATCGGACGTCCTGGGACGTGTAAAAATCGTAGGTTGCGATGGCAGTGAGGTTCTTGAATGACCGCTGCGTTGGATTCCAATTGTAGACCGACGATTCAATATCGTGGAACACTGGAGGCTGGTGGACCCATAGAATGCGGTGTGTGGCAACCTTGGGGCGGTCCGTTTCCGAGAACGACCATACAACTTCAAACACGACGTCGTAGTGCTCGGTATCGGTGGGGGACCACGGTTTGCGTGGCGGGAGGGTTTCTTTAAGCCCTTTGACGTCCATAAACCAGTCCTGCTCGCCTGCTGGGTACAGAAGCGTTACATTGTGTTCTGCGGCTTGGAGGGCTTTTGCGAGGGAGCACGCTACCTGCGGGATGCCCCCACTGAAATAACTATTAAGAAATCTTACAGTGATGCCAACCTTCATTGTGGTCTACAAGATGTCTTATGGGCGGTTTTTAAACCGCCTTCGTTGCCGCTCGTGCTGCCCAAGATTTAACCGACAAGGGCGGTCTTTACTTTCTCAGGCGTCGCACGATGCGCCGTAGCAACAGACTTCTGCGTAGCACTAGCCGCCTTGCTCATTGCAATACTTACGGCACGTAGCTGGGCATCTGTTGGAGCACGGGATGCCGCACGACCTGTGATACTCTGTGCGGCACGGGCTGAATCAGCGGCGGCGAGTGTAAGGGCGAGGTATGAAGTAAAGTTAGTGGCAGAGGCTTCGGTAGCACGATGTGCGTTAGCGGCGGCGGAAATCGCAGCAGCAGCAGCCTTCGCAATAGTAGTATATACAACGTGTTCCGGATTATCAGTAGTAGCGGCATCCAAGGCAAGGAGTGTAGCATTCATGGCGGCAGCGGCATCCAAGGCAAGGAGTGTAGCATTCGTGGTGATGGTGGTGGCAGGTGCGGAGGCAACCTCCGTTGTTGCCGGCACGGGGCTGGTGATATACGAGGAAAGCCATGACCTAACAAAGAGCGTCGCAGCGAGGGCGCCAACAACGAAGGGAACGGCGGAAGCGTAGGAAGACATTTGCTCGTGAGGTAAGGGGAATACAATACCCTTTACATCACGTCAATTTTTTACATCCGCCCCCATTTTGCGCACCTCTGTCATCTTAGATGATAGGAAGCACAGGGAACGCATAGATTTACTGGTTATTAATGGCGGGGGTAAGAGGGGACTCTTGGGCTCCCTCCACCGCCGCCGCACTTACGCCTTTTTGAAGAGTAAGTCGTTCCAACCCTCAAGATTCGCGGGGTTGTGAATAGAAAAGTTCCACGTGAGCTGCTTCACCTGCGCAGCGTAGGTGACCTTATTACTTACGTGGTGCTTAATAATGCGGTCAATCTGATCGGCACCGCCATCAAAGTCATTTCCATCGTAATAATATCCGTAGTCCTTGAAGCGCTTAATATTATGGACGACCGGAAAGCCCATCGTAATAAACTCTAGAAAACTATAATTGTATTCGTTATTCACCTGATGCATTACGATAATGGCGGACGGGAACGCCTTTACCAGATTAACAATATGGGCACGTGGCGTGAGTTGTAACTTACCGTCTTTGTAAATACTGAGATTTGGTAGAACGGATGATTGATAATATAAATTGTTTTTGAGACGTTCACCATTAATCGCAATCACCTGCGCAACCCGCTTGGGATGACGGCGGTAATACGCTTCTGTAATCGTAATTGGAATGATTGAATTCTTCTGAAAACTGATATTCGGCTCCATGATGACGAAGAGCCGCTCCGATTCTAAAGATAGCCCCTTATCGTCATACACCTGTCCCATATTCTCAATGAACATAGGGTCCCATACGTAGGGCGCAATCCTGGTCTTCCCACAAAGGGCATTAATAGACCCAGCGTATTCGGCGTGGAAATCGTAATGAGGGCTCACCCAAATCTCGTCTAGTTCGCCGGCAACGTGATGGCTGAAATTGACGCCCTTCATAAACGTAATCGTCTCAATATCAATATTCAAGATATTACCAAGATAGAGCTTTGAGACCTTGGCGCCCATAGAGCGGAAAAAACGGCGAATACCAGGATCGCAGGACATACCCATCTCTACGTAGGAAGCGACAGGGAAGGGGTTCGCCGCATACTCCTTAAAATCCATCATACGGAACTTTTCGTGGACCGTGGCATCCTTATGATTCTGGTTATTATCCACCATTAACCAGGGCTTGAGTCCCATCACTTCAAGCATACGATAGATAATATAGACATTTTGGAATAGACCATTCGCCCAAATATGTTCATCTGGAATGCGAATTGTCGTAAGAATAACATTGAGCTTGTCATCGGTCACCTTGAGTTCACTTAACTTCGGCGGGCTAACTGGTTGGACGGTCAAGCCATAGCCGGTACTGATGTTCGGAAAACTCATCGTTAGTCGTTCAATTGTTTATGTTTTTAAGCCGGTGACGCAGAGCGTCTAACGCAAAGCGGCTTTTTACTGGCAACGTCCCGCCTCCGCAATCTCCGCACCATTACACATACATGTCTGTGTCTTACAGATATCACCGTTCTTGATTGCCGGTGGGAAAACGTACTCGGCTTGGAACCCCTCGTACTTCTTTGTGAGATGCCAGACCGCCTTATGGGTAACGGCGTAGATAAGCGCAAAGAGGAGACCGTGTGTCACCGCAATCGCAAGTTTGGAACCCTTAGGTGGTAATGTGACGAGGATACCGGGTGTAAGAGCAATAAACAGCACGGCTGTAAATAAGGTCATCAATGGGTGAAACATCTCTCTATTGAATGTGCGGGTTTAAAATCGCTAAGTATAAATTAAGGAGATTCATAATGTCATCTCGCTCCGGTGGTCTAATGGAACTCGTAGCTAGAGGCAAAAAGGATATCTTTTTTACCGCAAATCCTACGGTCTCTTTTTTTCATAGTGTCTATATGCGCTCAGTGCCATTCACCAAAGAGATTTACATAACGCAGCCACGTAATCAGCCAGATTGGGGGCGATGGGTTGATTTTGATATTGACCATCGGGGTGATATGGCAAAATATTTCTTTCTTCATATTCAATTACCTACATGGTTGCCGCCTCTGGCAGTCGCCGCAAATCCTACCGGAATCGTGACCGATCCTAGTGGGGTCACCTTCGGTTACACAAACAATATTGGCTTTCAGATTATTGATAAAATTCAGGTATTTCAAGACCAGGTTCTTATTCACGAAAACTATGGTGAATATCTCTCTTGGCGAAACCGGCAAACAGCAGAAACAGGTCCCGTATTCTTGATGAACGACGAGGTCGGTTCACGTGTTGAAACGCCACTTGCCATTGGACGCTCGGCGAGCTTAGCTGAATTACGAGTTCCTATACCAATTCTCGGCAGCGAAGAGGCGTTCGAGCCTGGTATGCCGCTTTCGGCGTTAAACCAACAGCGATGGCGTATTCGTATCTATTTACGTAAATTGAACGAGGTCGTTGTAGCAAGTGATGGACGTTTACAACCGCAGCCGTGGGGCGGCAAACCCTTGCGTATCCAGGCAACACAGGGGGGACCTATTGACACTACTCAAGTGACACTCCCCTTAGAGCAGGTTCAGCCTATTCAGATGTCTCTGGAATCCACGCAGCTTTATCTACCCCGTGATGCGAATCTATGGCTCAAATCCCAGACTCTACGAATCCCTTATACAAATGTTCGTCACGAACAATTTACAATTGAAGATAACTCGTTTGTCGCCGCATCGCCGCCCTATTCCGCAACTATACAACTCCCTTTTACCATTGATATGATTGGCTCTGTAAGTCGTATGTTGGTAGGTCTCCGGTCGTATGCGTCTACATTGGCGGGGCAGCGACTCGTTCTCACCGCCTCCGATAATTCCGCCTTTGTATCATCTTTACGTCTTAATATTTCTAACATTGACCGTATTCAACAATGGGATACAGCGGTTTTCCGTGAAGTCACGTGTTATTGGAAGAATATTCGTATGGGCTTGGATTTTACGTATCCTATTCCTCAAGAAGTATACAATATTACTTTTGGAGCATTTGATACTGCTCAACCCGCAGGAACACTCCAATTCACCCGTGCGGTGTTGCCGGTTCTCTATCCTATATTGGCACCCATACCAATGGACCCGCGCAATAAGAGTCGTAAAACGTATCTATTAACGTATGGCGAGGCATGGAATGTATTTGAAATATCAGGCGGCAAGGGAAAAATGATGTTTGATGATACCTAAAGTGCGTCGCTTCGGTCGCTCGCAACTCGCTTCAAAAAATTGAAGTTTCTTTTGGCGGTGTCAGGATTCCCACCTCCTCCTACGCTTTCTTACAAAAATGTCCACATCTGCTACATCCGTTCGCACCATGGGTCCGTCCAAACGCCCAGTTCTTTCCTTTGCTAAAAGGGTTGAGACGTCCAAACAAACCGAAACACAACTTGCGATTACACGTACCCTAGAAGAACGGGCGGAATCTCGCCTAAAATCCCTCGGTCCTCCTACACAAAAGCCTCATCATCTACTCGGTTCGTCGCCCGAGGTGAAGACGGATCAATTTGTAGAACACGTTTCTCGTCTTCGTAAGAGGAGTACTGCTAAGGGACCGGTTATTGATTATAGTAAGGATCTCTCGTCAGAGGATGAAAAGAATGATCACAATGAAGTCCATGATGACCGGTCTATTTAAAAATCACTCTATGTGAATAAGGAAATGAATCCCTATCCATCGTATCTTTCAAATTATACATATGCACAATACCTTTCTACAAATATTGGAAACGGCTCAATTCCTCAGACTCCCTACGATTTATCAGGTGTCAAATACAAAACAAAGAGTGACCTGCTTACCTTACAACGGCAGTGGGATACTTTTAATCGTGTTCAGGCGATTAATTTTGCAATCTACTTGAATATTCTAAAAGGTGGGGCGCCGAATTGGTATGTATTTGCGAGCAATCAGGAAGCGACCGATTATCGTAATGGACAGCAACTTCATACACTTCGTTATCCGTATATACCGGCGACGTTTTTTCAATCAGTGGCACTTGCTCCTATACCGACAAATAATCTGACAACTGGACCGCCGAGATTCTCCCAAGTGCCTCCCCAAACGAATACAGTTCCACCGTTAACCGAGGGTCAAAAAATAGAAAACAATGCGGATATGTCTATATATACATTTGTAAGTTCATATAACATTATGCATAGCACATTTACGTATCAATTTCAGAGCAATGAGGAGCAGATGTCATATTATCGCGCGGAGCGTCGGATTTTGGCGGCACAGTATACTGCCGCAAATCTCCCGCCTGTGTTGGGAGGATTTTCTTCGTAATAATATCACGATATTTCTGTTCAATTGGAAAGGTTTCTAGTATTTTACGCCACAGCAGTAGTTTGCGTTGGCGTAAGATATCTTCAATCTGTTGGTCCATTTTGGCGATTTTGTGTTTGCGGCGTGTGAATCTCATTTTTTTCAAGCGGTCGTGCGTAGGCGCTCCATCACCTCGCGAATATCATCGCGATACTTCACCTTGGCGTAATGAAGGCAACCATTTTGTTTGGACATGAGATGCTTATCGGTATCTGGAATACGTTCAAGTTGTCCGATATAGGTTGGCGCTTCAGGATTATACGTGTAGACGTCACCCGTTTGCGAGTTAATTAAATAAACAATACCTTGAACGGAGGCACGAATAAGTGTATCGGGCACGGCGGTGTTCATTATAGAAGTAATGCTTTATGATGAATGTGGGGCGGTCCATCATTTTTTATCCTAATACCTTGACTTGATGTCCTACAATAACACCACTGAGCATCTCTCCTATTTTATCAAAACTAATACACACGCCTGCGAACTCGCTTAATATTAAAAATATAAATACAAGAACAATTAATACTATTGGAATATTTGTTATTATAGTATCTATAAATGATTTCATATCTTATATAGATTCTAGGAAAAAATTGAGGGACTGCCTAGCGGATAAGAGAATGGTGCCTCCTCTTCCTACATCCTCCATTCATTCCAATGTCCTCCTCCCTTTCTCTCCTTGCCAAGGCTATTCTATGCCTTGATACCAATAATCTTCTTCCTACTTCCCTTGCCGATGAACTACGGTCTCTCTGTCCACCTGAGGTCGTGCCTGAGGTCGTGCCTGAGGTCGCACCTGAGGTCGTACCTTCTGTTGTAGCTTCTCCTATCAAGGAGAAGAAGGTGCGCAAGATTGCGGCTGCCACCAAAGCTGTGGCTGCTGCCCCTGCTGCCCCTGCTGCCCCTGCTGCCCCTGCTGCCCCTGCTGCCCCTGCTGCCCCTGCTGCTCCTGCCCCTTCTAACACTGAATCTGTGCCCGTTGCTACAACAAATTGGCGAGACCATCCCTCTCGCCTCAAGGCTGCCGATATCAATAATACTCTCTGTCTCGGTCGTAAGTTAGATTTGGACAATCCCCTAGAAGGTACCAAGGGTAAGGGTGGTATGATCTTTCCTGAAAAGCAGTGTTCAAAGAAGCCTATGCCCGGGTCCAAACTATGTGCGAAGTGTGCTGAAAAGGATGCCGAGTTTAAGGCAAATCCTAGGAAGAACAATGCCCAATGGCACGGTCGTCTAGACGAGGAGACACTTTATCCTCGCGCCAAGATTGTCGGTTCAGCTCTCTTCCATGAACGCTATCCTAATGGCATTCCTTGTGATTCAACTACCACCACTACAGCCAAGAATACTACGCCCGCAACGGTCGCCGTAGATACTGCGCCAGTCACCGCTGCGTGGAAGAGTTTCATGTACGAGGGACGTCTTCACATCCGCAACTTGTCATCCAACAAGGTCTATTATGCCGACAACACCAAGGATACACCTGATGCGAATGCCGTGAAGGAGCAGTACGTCGGTCGCTGGACAGACGGGCAAGTAGAGCTCATCGGTGACAGTGACGATGAATAAACAAAAAAACCAAAAAAAAGAAACAAACTGCGGCGGTCCATCCTAAAAAACATAAACCAACAAAGTAGTAGAACCTGTAATGTCGGGATTCGGACAAAATAACAGGACGTTAAACGTGGACACCCTTTTTGTCCGCGATATCGTCTTTAAGGATTTTGGTAATTATCCTATTCCGGCAAATCAACCTTTAGTAAGTCGTGGTGACGGAGGTACCTATTTTACGTCAACGCTTACATCTAGTTTTGCTCTACCAGCGGTAAATGCGATAATTGCTCCTACTGCGGATGGTGGAACATACCAGTTCGCACCATCAGGCGGATACAATGTTTTCAATCTAACGCCAGGCTCTGGTATGCAATTTTATTCCAATGCCGACAATGGCGGTCTCGTTATATATAACATTGGTCCCGACCAAATTATAGCAGATGGGCAGGTATTACCATTTAGTACACTCGTAGACCAAACTGTCGGCGGTCGTACGCTTCAGTTCATTGGTACAGGCGAAACATACTTACATGTCAGTGATAATACCATCTTTTTTAATACTGTATTCAATTCGAGCTACAGTTCTATTGTATATTTACAGAGCACGAGTCTTGGATTAGAAGATAATTTCTCAACCGTCAACAGTCAACTTCTTAGCAGTATTGCGTTAATAGATGAATTATTATATTCCACCGGACTTTACAATTATAATCTTATTTCCAGCTATTTTTTAACACCAGGTGTCATTAATATCTCCACTGTGAGCACGTCATTGCTTACTCTCGGTGATAATACTGTTCAGGATAACGCTCTCAAAAATTCAATTTATGACCCCTGTATTGTCTATACAGGAAGTACACTTATCTCAACAAATACCGATTTCTTGACATTTACCGATAACTTTACCAATGTGACATTTGCTATTGATAAGGAGTATCTCTATGGTTCATCAACACTGAAATACGGACCCTCTACAACCACGGTTACTCGCGGTCAACAGGTTCAACTCGGCTGGTTTCCAACACTCTCCACACAAACCAATACCCAGTCTTTACGCGCGCAGTTTGTTCCTGTTATCCAACAAATCCAGGTATTAGAACAACTTGTAAGTACCTCAGGATTCTCTACAACTACAAATTACTATATTAAGAATATTGGTCGTTTTGACGAAATCTGTAATCCAACCAGAATCTCATTAATAGCACCTGTTATTGGGGCAACTCTTCGTAAAGATAATTCAATCAATAATAGTTGGGTACAATATGATACTGCTACAAGTTCATTTGTATGGGGCAACAATGGTGGAACTGGTACTTTACAACCTGGCTCTAATTACGGTGATTATGCGTTCTGGAATGGCAGCAGCTGGATAACCGGATTTTCTACGATTTCTATTGGTGACCAGGCGGGTGGTGGAGCGGTAATAGGAGAGGGGCAGGGTGAAGCGGCTGTCGCTATCGGTGCTGCTGCCGGCTATTCCACCCAAGGAGCATATGCGGTTGCTGTAGGTTATACGGCAGGGCAGTATGCTCAGTCTAATAATGCGGTTGCGATTGGTAACGCAGCCGGCAATTCAAATCAAGGAGAAAATGCGGTGTCTATAGGATACAATGCGGGATATAATCAAGGCAACGAATCGGTAGCTATCGGTGATGGTGCTGGTTCGTATCAATCCTCCTATGGCATTGCTATCGGTTACTATGCGGGTTACACACAAGCTCCAAATACAATTGCCATCGGATCCGAAGCCGGTTATGAATTTCAAAATTCCAATTCTATTGCGATTGGTAATTTTGCCGCAGGATCCAGTCAAGACAGTGAATCAATTGCCATTGGTGACAACGCCGGTGTATATCAGTCATCATTCGCGGTTGCTATCGGTTATTATGCGGGTAATACTTACCAGAACCAGGGAGCAGTTGCGATCGGCTCTAATGCGGGCAAACTAAACCAAGCCTCCAATGCAATTGCGATTGGTACTCAAGCCGGCGCAAGCAATCAAGATACATGCTCTATTGCGATTGGTCCCTATGCTGGTACCTTTCAGTCCTCATTTGGTATTAGTATTGGATATGGTGCTGGTTATTATCAGGGTTATAATGCGATTGCGATTGGTAATCAGGCAGGTAATGGGGAGGCAGGACTTAATGTACAAAGTATGAATTCTGTTGCGATTGGTAGTTTTGCAGCTGGTGATAGTCAAGATATTGAATCCGTGGCAATTGGTGATAGTGCTGGCGCATATCAGTCATCATTCGCGGTTGCTATTGGTTATTATGCGGGTAATTCTAATCAAGGAAATAGTGCGATTGCCATTGGCTCTAATGCTGGTTCAAACAATCAAGGACAATTTGCGATTGCGATTGGTGCGGGTGCGGGTGCGAACAACCAAAGCACGTGTACGATTGTCCTCAACGCCACCGGTGCCGCATTGAATACTGTACAGGCGAGCTCCTTCTATGTTGCGCCGATTCGCCAAGATTCTGTAGTGTCCACCGCTTTCTTACAATATAATACAGTGACGAATGAGGTTGTTTGGAATAATGGCGGCGGTAATGTCATCGGTAGCACAATGACGCAGTCGCTCATCCCAAATGTAGATAATGTATATGATATTGGTACATCCACTTTGCGCCTCCGCCATCTCTACGTCGGTCCTAGCTCTCTAACAATTGGTACTGGGTCCATTTCCGCGGATAATCTCGGAAACTTATTCGCTACCAATGCGTCAGGTACCACTGTCGCTATTGGCGGCGGTACGTTTGCTACGAATAATTTTATGGTTGCCGCCGGCACTGGAACGAATTATCTCGCATATTCGTACGATGGAGTCAAGTGGACGGGGCTCGGCATCGGTCCATTTAACGCAAGTGGTTCTGGAAATTGTGTGGCTTGGAACGGCTCTCTATGGTTGGCGGGTGGTTCAGATAATACAATGAATTATGCGACAATTGCTTACAGCTCTGACGGCATCAATTGGGCTCTGGCAAATTCTCCAATAAGTACCGATTGTATTGCTATCGCATGGAATGGCTCTATGTGGGTCGCCGGTGGAGATGGCGATAACACCCTTGCTTATTCATATGATGGAATCAACTGGAATCCGCTTGGACATTCTTATTTAACCGATGTCTGTGTTGGCATCGCCTGGAACGGTTCAATGTGGGTCGCTGTTGGTAGTGGTGGCGGTGGTTCTATTTTTTACAGTTATGATGGAATTAATTGGCTGCCTGGAATACAATCGGCAACATTTACACCTATTTTTGTGAGCGCAAGCTGTGTGGCATGGAATGGTACATTATGGGTTATTGGTGGATCTGCTAACTGGGGAACAAATACATATATACTTGCGTATTCGTACGACGGTGTTAATTGGTTAGTCAATGATTCTGTCACTGTATTCCCTGACGGATGTAATTGTGTAGCATGGAACGGGTCTTTATGGGTTGCCGGCGGAAACGATTCTTTTGGCAATGCTCGTACACTCGCATGGAGTCTTGATGGAATCAATTGGACCCGTTCAAGTAGTGCAATATTTCCAAATGACTGTTATTCGGTTTCTTGGAACGGCTCTGTATGGATAGCAGGTGGTTTGAGTGATACAAATACACTGGCATATTCTTACGACGGAAAGAACTGGGTAGGACTGGGTGATACTATATTTACAAGTGGTCAATCTTGTTATGGACTTGCCTCGCGCACCGTTCTACCCTACGTCGGCTCATCACCCGTGGCGGCGGCTATCAAAAATGCTACCGATAATTTTATGGTTGCCACCGGTTATGGACCTAATACTCTGGCTTATTCATACGACGGAATTCATTGGAATGGTCTCGGCTCCAATCCTTTTCCGAATGGACCTGGTATTTGTGCTGCTTGGAACGGGTCTACATGGCTCGCCGGCGGAGCTGACTATACCTCAAATTATTATACAATAGCCTCTAGTTCAGACGGAATTCATTGGACAAATTTTGGTAATTCAGATGAGTCATGGAGTTTTGCACTTGAGTGCTTTAAAATTGCTTGGAATGGAAATATGTGGGTTGCGGTCGGTGATGAATCGGCAACTTTACAATATTCGTACGACGGTGTCAATTGGAATCAAGCAAATTTAATGGGTCTTTTAGGAACTGCCGTTGCTTGGAACGGAACCCTATGGGTCGCATGCTTTGCGAGTTCAGGCGGTCCTACAATGTGTGCCAGTTTTGATGGAATAGAATGGTTTCCAACAATAGGCTCAGAATTTTTCCCTTCTGCGGCGTTCTGTGTAGCTTGGAATGGAACTATGTTTGTTGCTGGTGGAGAAGCATCAGTGGCGCCGTATGAATTAACAATCATATATAGTTATGACGGTATTCATTGGACTCCTGCGAATGTGAACCCACCATCAAGTTTAACCCTATCGGATAATTGTTACAGTGTTGCTTGGAACGGAACTATGTGGGTCGCCGTTGGTACTGATAGTATAACAGGTATTAATATGACATATTCATATGATGGAATCAACTGGACGCAAGCAAATGCTGCTATATTTGAGGAATCGTGTAATTCTGTTGCTTGGAATGGCTCCGTATGGGTTGCTACAGGTACGGATCCTAACAATACAATCGCATATAGCATAGATGGAATAAACTGGACAGGACTTGGAACAAGTATATTTGCGGGTGGCAGTGGAAGTCCTTTATCTAGCGGCGGCTATGGCTTAGTCTCGCGTACCGTACTACCCTACATGGGCACCGATCCCATCCCTTTCCTACGTGGTAATAGTGTATCAATTGGAGGCGGTGCCGGCGGTTTATCTCCCCTTTCAAATAGTATCGCGATTGGAACCTACGCAGGATTTTATTCAAACAATGGTATCGCAATCGGTTTATATGCCGGTGCTAGTAATATAAATAGTAATTCATATCAGATTGCTATAGGAAGTTTTGCTGGTTTCTCAAATCAAGGAAACGATTCGGTTGCGATAGGCAACGGCGCTGGTTCAAATAACCAAGGAGATGATGCTGTAGCAATTGGAACTGCTGCCGGTATAAATCAATCAGGATATGCGATTGCCATCGGTGATTATGCGGGATATACACAAGGCGTAAATGCGATTGCTATTGGCTCAGAGGCAGCCGGCAACATACAAAATTCCAACTCTATTGCGATTGGTAATAGTGCCGCTGGCTCGTTCCAAGATATTGAATCCATCGCCATTGGTGACAGTGCCGGTAATAATCAATCCAGCTTTGCGGTTGCTATTGGTTATTATGCTGGTCAATCGCAACAAAATCAGGCTGCCATCGCCATTGGCTCAAATACAGGTACAAGCAATCAAGGGCAAGCCGCCATAGCCATCGGTGGTAACGCCGGCTATATAGTTCAAGGTAGTAATACAGTTGCTATAGGTGTACAGGCTGGATACTCAAACCAAGGTACAAATTCAGTGGCTATTGGCTATATTGCCGGCGGCTCAAATCAAGGTACAAATGCGATTGCGATTGGTAACAGTGCGGGCGCAAACAATCAGAGCAATAATACTATTGTCCTTGATGCGACCGGCGGTATGGTAAATACTACAACGAGCAATTCATTTTACGTTGCCCCAATTCGCTATGATCCTACAACATCCAATACAGTTCTCTATTATAATTCTACAACAATGGAAGTCGTATATAATACAACTGGTAATACTGGATATAGAAATACAATTTATTCACTTTCATCCGATACTCCTATTGACACCACCTTCAATCCTACAAATAATTCTGTTACAAAAACGAACGGTGATACGGTATCAAATACAATTACCTCTTTACAGGCATATGCCTCTGCGTCTCTAAGTTTTACAATTCAGTCCGTCACATACAGTGGGCAAGTGATTCTATTATACTCAGGTCCATATGCTAATTACGGGTTTTTGATTAATGATGGCGCAGTTTTTACACAGGTAAATGGTGGAGCACAGTTCACACTCGGTACATGGAATTTAAATACTATCTATTCGTGCGTTCTTATGCCAGATAATGTATATTGGTATGTAAATGGTGCCCTTATAGTATCACTTGGCTCGGCACCCCAGTCGCAATTATATAATCTCTATATAACCCAATATTCCTTGGGTGATTCGTATGCGAACATCGTCTTCGGTGGAACAAATTCTACCTTGCCGTTGAGCTCTATTATCTTTAACTCAGGTTTAGAAACAGAAGGGTTTTATTATAATACATTAATAGAATCTATAGCAATCGGTAATAATACAGGAACTTCAAACCAAGGAAGTAACGCAATCGCAATTGGCTTTAATGCGGGTCAGAGCAATCAGCAAGCCACAGCAATTGCCATCGGTCAATATGCTGGACAGAATGGTCAACAGTATCAAGCTATTGCTATAGGAACATACGCCGGTTACACTCAAGCCGCAAATGGAATCGCCCTTGGATATGCTGCTGGTTATGTTCAGGGTTCAAACTCTATTGCTATCGGTAATGAGGCAGGTTATGAAAATCAGAACTCTAATTCTATTGCCATTGGTAACTCCGCAGGCACTGTAATACAAGATATTGAATCCGTAGCGATTGGTGATAATGCCGGTTCTCAGCAATCCTCCTTTGCGGTGGCGATAGGTTATTACTCTGGTTATGGATACCAGAATCAAGGTGCTATTGCCATTGGTTCAAACGCAGGCTATTCGAATCAAGGTCATTTCGCAGTTGCCATTGGTGCCGGTGCCGGTGTAAATAACCAAAGTTCAGCAACAATTGTTCTCAATGCCACAGGAATAGAATTGGATACTGTACAGGCGAGTTCTTTCTACGTTTCCCCAATTCGCTATGATCCTTCAATCTCCACAACTGTCTTACAATATAATATTAACACCAATGAGGTCGTATGGACAATTGCCGATAATACACCGGTCACTGAGAATTTTATGATAGCACTAGGCTCCGCACCAAACTACATAGGATATTCTTACGACGGAATTAATTGGACAGGTACAAAAACACAAGTGTTCTTAAATGGCAGTGGTGTAACTGCTGCTTGGAATGGCACGACGTGGTTGGCAGGTGGCTATGATTCTAATGCCACATATGATACACTTGCCAATAGCTCAGATGGTATTCACTGGACAAGTCTCAGCGGAGAGAGTCCATTTGATACTGTTTGTTCATGTCTTGCTTGGAATGGAAACATGTGGGTAGCAGGAGGTTATGCTAATGTAAATACTAATACAGTGGCTTATAGTTACGATGGTGTCCATTGGACGGGATTAGGCACATCAGTCTTGGATGGAAGTTGTAATTGTTTAGCGTGGAACGGAACTATGTGGTTAGCAGGTGGTAGTACATCCGTAGGTTCTCCAATTGTATACAGTTATGACGGAACAACTTGGTATTCTACAAATTTTTATATTTTGGGATTAAATTCAGTTACAATAAGAACTTTAGTTTGGAATGGATATATTTGGGTAGCCGCAGGAAGAGATGATGATTTTAACATTGGCATTACATTTTACAGTTATGATGGGCTAAATTGGGGACAGTCTACTTGTCCATTTAACTATGATGTTAACAGTGCAGCATGGAATGGAAGTATTTGGGTCTTAGCAGGCTTGGATGGCGATGCACCACCATATGCTGTTGCTGCTTACAGTTATGATGGAATAAATTGGACACGCAGTGCACTTTATACAGACTATGTATTCTCTGTAACTTGGAACGGTTCTTTATGGATTGCTGCTACAGGCGTAGGAGCTGAAACACTTGCATATAGTTACGATGGTATAGTATGGAATTCATTAGGAGATAAGCTTTTCCCAGCTGGTTATAGTATTTCGGCTGTTGTAAGTCGCCATATTCTCCCCTACGTTGGCTCTTCACCGATTCCCTTTACTCGTATGTCCACTATTGCGTATGGCACAGGTGCCGGTGGAATGGTACAAGGTATTGATGCAGTGGCAGTCGGCTATCACGCCGGTCTTTCAACACAAGGTGCTTATTCAGTCGCAATTGGTAATACAGCAGGACAGATTTCTCAGATGAGTAATTCAGTTGCGATTGGCAACACCGCCGGTAATTCAAATCAACATAACGATTCTGTAGCAATCGGTAGTTACGCGGGTAGTGATACACAGGGTATTTATTCAATAGCCATGGGTGTGCTCGCAGGTCTAAGCACCCAACAATCAAACGCAATCGCAATCGGTGTCAATGCGGGTCAAATTACTCAGGGGGCGAGAGGTATTGGTATCGGTGACCGAGCAGGATTTAGTAATCAGCAGTATGCCGCAATCGGTATCGGTAAATCGGCTGGACGAGAAACGCAAGGATCGATGGCGATTGCAATGGGTTGGCATTCTGGTCGTAACACTCAGGGGTCAAACGCAATTTCTATAGGTAGTTACGCAGGTGAAACTAGTCAAGGAACCGGTTCTATTGCGATTGGTAGTAATGCTGGAACAAATTATCAATCTACATTCGGTGTCGCTATTGGATATTATGCGGGTAATTCTAATCAAGGAAATAGTGCGATTGCTATTGGCTCTAATGCAGGTACAAACAACCAAGGACAATATACGGTTGCGATTGGTGCCGGTGCCGGTGTGAATAGTCAATCGAATAATACAATTGTCCTAAATGCTTCAGGAGGTGCATTAAATACCACATATAATAATTCTTTCTACGTTGCCCCAATTCGTAGTGATTCAAACCAGGGCAATTCTCTCTCTTATAATACAGGAACCGGTGAAATCATCTACGATACATCAAAAACCTTCGTCATTAACCACCCCAAAGACGAGTCCAAGTACTTGGTCCACGCTTGCTTAGAGGGACCTGAAGCCGGTGTCTATTACCGTGGAACCGGCACTATTGCCGAACTAGAAACCAGTGTTGAAGTTGAACTACCAGACTACGTAGATGCACTCGCGGTTGACCTCACCGTTCAAGTGACACCAATCTACAATGGTACCGTGCGCATCCTCAATGCGTCCTGTGTTTCGAACAATAAGTTCACAGTGTATGGCGATTCAGGGGACTTCCACTGGCACGTCTACGGACGTCGTGCTACCGTCGTGGTAGAGCCTAAAAAATCGGAGGTCACCTTACACGGTGACGGTCCTTACCGCTGGATTTCTTAATCTAGCATCTCTTCCTCTCCCTCGTCTTCATCCGAAGCGTCTACCGGCTTATCGCCTGCGTAGAGCATCGTATATTCGCGTGCCTTTTCCTCGTACGCCGCCTTATTCGTCTTATACAGCTGCGCAATATCTGGAACGAGTGGATCATCAGGATTAGGGTCGGTGAGGAGGCTTAGAATAGAGAGAAGCACCTTTGAAATGGTGAGCGCAGGGCTCCACTGCGTCTTCAAAATATCAAGGCAAATGCCACCACTTGCGTTGATATTTGGATGATAAATACGGGTTCTAAACTGGACATGTGGTACTTTGAACGGATATTCAGTGGGAAAGTGAACGATGAGTTTGAAGACACCGCCGGCGAATGGACTATCTGCCGGTCCCATAATCATTCCCTCCCACTTGAACATATCATCCTTGATAGGACCTGCTGAGCAGCCTGCTGGTGGATCGCGCTTCAAATCGTCTAATTCCTTCATAATACGTCGCAAAGCCATTTTATGTTGTTGGTGTTAGCGCTTTTTGAGCGATGACGCCATCATTTTTTTTCGGATTTTCGGAGGGGGGGAGCGGAGGCTGGCTACTTGAAATACGACCGTACTTTATCCATAATTGTCGCCGCGCTTCGTTTGAACATTTTTTCGCTCTCCTTTGCCGTGGCGTGAAAAATCCATTTAAAGACCATAGCGCCGCCTATAAACGTGGCAAACTTCGCCGTATTCTTCGCGTCCTTTGAGTACAGAAATTCGGCGATAAGCCATAAAGCAAATATAAAATAGTAGCGTGGATACGTAAGCAGCACTAAAAGAACCATAACAAAAATCAACGCATTGACATTATAACCGCCAATCTTCGCAAAATTTTCCGAGGCGCCCCAGTCGAGTGATATTGTATCGGAAAACGGCACTTGTCTTAGTGCGCCATTGAGAATATACGGATACGATTCCGCTAAATTACTACCGCTTTCCTCCAACTGTTGTGGAGTATTGATAATAAGCGGTTTTACCGAATAGGCACTTAGACCATACTTATCCAACCATATAGTCATTTGTGCGTCAATGTGCGTATAAATTGGGAGATGTTTGAATGTACGTGCGCACTTATTTGATATAACATAGCCGTGGGTTCCTACACTACCATAGACTCGCTGTATATGTGTATCTACCGGCTTGGGCGTATGACCTAAAACACGATTATAAAGCATAGGAATCGCCTTCGTATCGGTACATTTGAAATTACAGCCCAGATACCATACATCAAAATCTTTGGGCACCTGCTCCCAGCCGGTTTTAAACATATGTTCAAAATCATCGGCAAAGACTGCGTCGTCCTCAAGTACAAGAACGTGTTTGTAATCATTGGCGAGCATATCTTCCCAAATTGTCTTATGGGATAAGGCGCATCCTTTGATACCATCGGTACAATATTTCAAACAAAGTTCTGTCAAATGCGGGCTCGTTTTCACTTCAGATCCGAGAACCGCAGGAAACCGGGTAAACTCAATATTCAGCTTTGTAAGCTGTTCCGTCATTTTCTTTAATCGTTCCGTATCTCTATCCAGATTGATTAAATATACCTTATCAACCACCTGGTTGACGTAGGACATCCCTATGAGGGACTGGGTTTAGTTTTTGGTCAGGTTCGCCGTCGCCGATGTAAGAAGGCGACCGCCATCTACATGAATGACCGAGCCCGTCATAAATCCCGCCTTTGTTGAATCGGCAAGAAAGACCACGAGTTGTGAAATATCTTCGGGCTGACCGACACGTCCCAGCGGGTGGGTCTGCTTGGATGCCTCATAATATTTGGCGGCAGCGTCTGCCGACATACCCGCCGACTCGTGAAAATGCGTCTGAATCGTTGCCGGTGAAATACACATCACACGGACGCCCTGGGCGGCGAGCTCAATTGCCATCGTCTTCGTGAGCATCTCTACCGCCGCCTTTGCTGCACTATACGGACCCAGTCCTGCTACAGGTCTTGAGGCAAGAATGGACGAAAAATTAATAATAGTACCCTTGGTTTCAGTAATATAGGGAATCGCCGCCTGGCTCGTAAAAAACACACTGGTTAGGTTGAGATTCATGTCACGGTTGAAATTGTCTAGTGTAGTGGCGGAGAGCGTCTTGCCCAAAGTGCCACCGCCTACATTATTTACGAGCACATCAAGACGCTTAAACTGTACAATTGTTCGTCCTACAACATTTGCGTACGTTGTTGTATTTGTAGCATCCGCCTCAATGTAGAGAATACGCGAGGTATTACAATCCTTGTACGCATCTCTTAGCCGATTCTCACTACGTCCTGTTACCGCAATGGAGTAACCTTCATTATAAAGTGCCTTGGCAATCGCTTCACCGATTCCACTGCTCGCACCGGTAATCAGGGCAACCTTACCATTGTTTGGGGCAGCCATTGTCTATGAGTTTTTAGGGGCGAGAGGTTTAGATTGCCGCTGTCACAACGACTTCAATCTGCCAATTCGGATTGGGAAACTTGACTCCGCAAATTGTATTACGTGCCGGTGCCTTTCCCTCAGGCATCCACTCTAAAAAGACCTTATTCATCTCGCCATAGTTCGCAGGGTCCGTTAAGAAAATCTGAAGATTGATAATTTTTGTCTTATTAGAGCCGACTCGCTGGAGTTGAAAATCAACAAGATTAAACACCTCGCGTGCCTGCTTCTTAAAATCGAGTCCTATGTAATCCTGCGGAACCTGACCCGACAAGTAGACGACGTTATTATTGACAACAATCTCCGAATAGGTAGGCTTAGTATCAATACGCTGAATAGTAGACATTCTAACTTGGCGTATTATGTGATTTCGCCAAAAATACCCCAGTTCTTAATGAAATTGAGTATCGCTTCCGGGGGTGTAATTGTATGTGATGACGTAAATGTACAGGAGAGTACAACACGACGCTGGTCCTTACATAATTCCTTACCTCTATGGAACACCCTATCGCCCTCAAACAAGATTGCTTCGCCCTGCTGTAAATACACGGTCTCCGTTTCGCCCTCAGCGTTTCTGTACTGATAATTACCACAAGTTGGTGCCGTAGTAACGGGAATTAAGAGGGTAAAATAGCGTCCATTATAGTGGTTTGTATCAAAATGCCAATCAATGAAATCGCCCTCCTTCTCATACACCACTAAACATAGACTATTTGGTTGCGTCAGAGGTGTAACCTTCACCTGTTCACCGATAGCCTCAGATATCTGGGGAGTCAAACTCTTGTACCATTCTACAATTTCGGGGAGTTGCGCTTGTAACTTCTGAATACTTACCGCCTTCTGTCGTTTCTTATAAATCTCTACCCGTGTACCCTCAGTCTCTGCGATTTGGTTCAATGGAGTAAGAAACTCATTGGGTATAGAAAGTTTAAGTTTTTTAATATAGCAAAATTTTGTCTTAGGGTCGCAGTCTGTTAAATAGTTCACGTAATAGGTTGTGCGGAAAATAAAATACACTGTAAGCAAACACATTGCTGTTACGACAATCAAAAATATAAGCAAAAATACTGAAGATACGGTAATCTTCATTCTTACGTAGGTGTTTGGTTTTTTATTACGCTTCCAACATCGGAGTGAGCCATTCGGCACGTTCCTCCTCAGGAACATGATACTCGTTGAAGATAGTGGTTGCCGCTGCTGTACGCTCTTCTACCGGCAAATTGAGTAGAGTTGCGAATTTGGCTTGGAACGCCTCACGCGGCGGTGTCTCATTTTGCATTATAGCTGTAATTTCCTCATCATAGGCATAAAGAACATTGACTAAGTGTGTCATCTTTCCATTGACACACATCTTGATGCCCTCTACGACCTCCTGCGCGAGTCGGCGAATGAGTTCACTGCGCTCAGGATGAATACGAATATATGCCCACACCCTATCTAGAATATTGCCATAAACATGGTTGAATGCCTCAGTATTATAATAGTCGTTGGTTAGTTCCATGAGTGCTCGTTCTTTCGTATTATTCACAAATCTTACAGCCGTTGTATCATCAAATGCAAGTGTAATCTCAACAAGCGCCTCCATCTCTGCCGGAACAGGTCGTGCCATGAGAATCTCTACTGCCTTTCCCGTTGCCACCTGTACGGAAGACCGATGAACAGATTGCTGGTCACGCCCAAAGGCGGCTAAGTCAATACCACCCTCTGGATCACGGCGAAAGACAACCGGCTCTTCACGTTGTTGCCGATTGAATTCGGCGATTTGTGCTTGACGCTGGGCTTCCCTTGCCGCTTCACGTGCGAGTCGCTCTGCCTCCCGCTCCGCAGCTCGTCTACGTGCAAATTCTACAAATACATTATCGCCAGGTTTGAGAACCTGGAGAGCATTATACTGGGGCAAACGATTTATGACTTCAGTAAGATTATTGAAGACTGTACTCTTTTCTGCCTCTGGAATATCTGCCCAGCGGAGTCCATCGGGATTAAAATGTACAAGATTAACAACACTGACTACTGCTCGCAATAGATTTCCCCATTCTACGTGTTGAATAGATGTTCTACGAAGTGCGCAATACGCCTGAGCCAATAAGTCAGTAGGAACACGATGCGTTACCCATATATCTCCAACAAGACGGGCGTAGCGATAGAATGTATCAATTGAGCTGACTGGGGCATTGTCAATCCGCTGCTGATTCTGCTGAATAATACGATTGCGGGTTGCTTGACGCTGGGCTTCGGCTGCGGCAGTTATCTGCTCCTGATGCTCCCTAGCACGCTCTGCCTGCTTGTGATGTATTCCACAAAGCCCATTATATTCAGGCTTTCCTTTAGCGGAGCAAGGATTTCCTGCCGCTGTATGAGCTGTACATAGTCCATTATTCATAGTGTATAGTTTGCTGTACTCTATAAATGATTTAGAGATGCTCAATTTTTTTCCAAGCGAGGCACACAAGCAAGACTTACCAGTAACAACCTCCCTCCACCTCCTGTGCCCCCGTAGGAATCTCCTCAGGAAACGGAAACTCCCATGCCTCGTTAAAAAACTCTGATATGGTGCCATGGTTAAGCCATCGGTGTCCTTTGATTCCAAACAAAATCTGAGTGGCACCGCCGGTGTGAACAGACGCAATATTCTGTTGTTTGAGTGCGTAACATATCGGCAAGGAGAGTGCGCCGCAACCGACTATCGCAAAAAGGGCACCGCTCTCTTTTACCTGACGTACAATATCGGTGACCGCCGCTCGCCATCCGCCTTCTATAATATCTGTTGACCATAGACCGATGGTTGTTGATAAATAGGGACTATATCCCGCCTTCACGGGGATAATCGTTGGCGGCATTGGTCCCCAAATAGAATTGTCTCCCCATATCGCTTCCCGCTTCTTCCATTGGTGCTCAATACTCTTATAAAATGGCGAAACCACGGCGACCCTAGAGTGTTTTGTTATATTATATGTCCAACGGTCTTCTAATACATTAAGATAGTACGGCTCTAAAGTGCGTAGAGGAAACTGTTTCGCTCCTGGGGCGAACGTATTTATAATAGCTTTTTCAATATTGCCGACTATCGGATTCCAAATAGCAAATCCTGCTCCAGCAGGTAGAACCTCTGTCAGCATATGAACCGCCCAGGCATCTATCGCCTTTTCAGTCCCTGGAAAAATCCCGCCGTTACGGACAATATTTGTTTTTATACTTTGAGGATATGCCGGTGGATGGGGTTTTTGGCGATACTGCGTATAAAATATAAGTACATCAAGTTCAGAGGTTCCTAGCTTTCCAACAAAAAAAGGTTTACGAAAACGGATTTGCTCAGTAATAAACTCAGCACCTTGTTCAATATTCATTATACCTATTTGAGAAAGAGTGAATATTGCTTAAGCCAAAATGATTGGGTATTTATTTGTTTATATAGAATAAGATGGTTTCAAAGAACCAACCCCAGAATAAAAATAAGACGGTAAAAAAGCCTCGTGCTCTTTGCCAATGCTATGATAAACAAACAGGGACGGGTTGCGTGCGTGCGGCACTTAATGACAGTCCTTTTTGTTCAAAGCACCAGGATTGCCATGGCTCTCCTTTATCAGGCGCAGAGCCCGTACGTGATGTTGCGCTCTATAATACGCCCTCAGTTCGCCGGTGCCATAACTGCTACTCATACGCAATGCACGTCTATGACCCTAAGGGAGAAGAATTATGTAAGAAGTATGGCAACTGTCGTAACTTTTTTCATCAACCCGGTGCGAAAACGGGTCATCGCAATGCGTTAAATAAGGAAGAGCGTCGTTCATGCCCCGTTGTGGAGAAACTTATGATGGGTGATATTCCTGAAGTGACGAAATCCGCCTTTGACGCAAAGTGCCCTACTGGTATGAGCAAGGTGGCTGCGGTTGTAGATAAAGGTGTAGACTACCATTGGTACCGTCAGGACCGTGATGGATATTGGAGTCACAAGGATGGCTCTAATAAGGTCAAAACGTTTGATGCGCTCAAACGTCCTATTTTCAACCCCGAACTCGCGTCCCGCGATTACCGATGGCAGGGGAGCGACCTAAATTACGAGGACTTCTGCGGGTTTTATTGTGTCCCACGAGACCATCCGATCTCTTTAGGGCGAGGCGTGAACGTACCGAAGTCACGGCGGTCGGCACGGAAGACACTGCGGAAGAAGGCAATGCGGGGAGGACAACATTCGGTACCGATACCTGTGATGTACAATACGACGGGGGGCTCTCGGAAGCGGGGGGCGGGGTATGATGTTCGGTTGAATTCTCTACCTGGTTGCCCTCCGCAGGCTGGGGCAGGCTATGACATTCGTCTGAACTCTCTCCCTTCGTGTCCCCCGCAAGCGGGTATGGGTCTGTCGTGGTCGAACTATCCTCTTCATTCAGCGAACTCTCTAAGAAAACGCTACTCCCTGGGTACCAAAACTTTAAAGCATCGCCGAAACTAATTCGCTTTTTCGGATTATACACCAACATCATTCGCATCAAATCTAAAAATTTCATATGCGATTGTTTATAAAACTCTGTTCGTATTGCCAATGGCTCCATGAGGCATTCGTAGTAATGTTCCATCCATCGCATCGCAAATAGCCATACCTGCTCCGCCTCTACATCAATCGGCGAGAATGGGTCGCTTGTACTATATTCTATCGGACTCAAATACATACGCAACATAGATTCTATGATTTCAAAGGCGGTGTTCTCGTTATCTAACATATAAATCTGAGTCTGCGGTGAGAGACCACACTCAAATCCTAAAATTTTATGACGCTCAGGTGCCGCCGTTTTCTTCGCCGACCACGCTTTCAATGGAGTAATAGGTTCCCAATCCGCATGTCGTTTTACAAATGACTCCAAGTCCTTTGTAAAATCTTGTTCAAACCCACGAAGGTTCATTTGTCATAGGAGCGTTTTCTACGATAGAAAAATAACCGCACGAAAGTTAAGGATGCTTTGGGAGAGTATGATTTACGCAGCCATTGCGCTGCTTGTCATTATTGTTGCCTGGGAATATCTTCGTAATACAATGATGCTTGAAGGATTTACGGATGGAGTGGTGCCTGAATATTTTGGCAAGTTCTTTCCTAAACGCTACGATGTTGTACCGGGCGAGATGAAAGAAGCGGATGGTTGGATAAGAAATCCACGATACTTTGAGGGTTACGTAGATGTTCAACGCCTCGGCTATAAGGCGGACTTCTGTCGAGTTGTGGAGAAAGAGGGAGCACCCGATTCCCGTATTATGGCGTGTGCCCTCGCCGGTCAGGAGGGTCTTGACTCCTTCACATTCCGTACCGATTCAGCACGTGCCGGTATGCGCTTCAGTCGTGATGACTACTTCCGTGATGTAAATGGCGACGGCAAGGACGACTATGGTCGTATTTTGAAAATCAAGGACTCGCCCAACGATGCGTGGCAGGCAATGGCGGTTCTCGCCGGTAATACACGCTTCAAACAGGGCGAAGAGACCCCAGATAATAATCCACCCGTAGATATTTCAGACTTACTATTCTTTTTTGAGGGTATTATGGTTTGGTACCGTTTCTTTGACGATATGCTCGACTATGGTGAAAATACACAGATTAAGATTGCCGGTGAAATGAAGATTGACGAAGATCCTAAGAAAACGGTTACAAAGGGACTCTCTATGAATCGTCTACCTACGGTGGATGAGGAGGTGAAACCACCCGCCGACCAGTTTATTAAAATCGGCGAGAATGCTCGTCTTGAATTTGACACCAAAGTTCAACTTCGTCAATTGCGTGCTATCTCGGTATGGGTCTTCTTTGACGAATTTACCAATAACGCACGAATCTTTGACTTTGGCAACGGTCCAGGGCACGACAATGTTTTACTCGGCATTGAAGCGAAGGGCAATGTTGATAATGCATTTGGTTTGATGAATGCACGCCCTGGGGACGACAACAAGGTCTGTAGTTCGCGTGCTCCCGCTGAGATATCACCCCAGGAATACATGGAAACCAGCGACGCAAATGTAAACGAATTCAGTTGTCCAGGTCCAGAGCCCGTCCAAAATACGTATCCTGAGGATGAATTGACGCCAGGCGTTGATCCTCGCGCCAACTTGCTCTTTGAAATCTGGGATACCCAACAACGTAAGATGCGGCTGCGTGCGATGAATGCGATTCCGCTCAAGAAATGGACGCATATTGCGTTGACGACAACCGATGCCACCAATTTCCGTCCAACGTGGCGGGTCTATGTGGATAATAAGATGGTATTAGAATTCCTAGACGGATTTATGCCACTCAAATCGTACACGACTGACAACTATATTGGTCGCAGCAACTGGGAGACAGAGTCTCAGGCGTTTGAGAATCCTGATGAGCGGCTGCGCGGTGCTCTCTTTGACTTCCGTTTGTACCGCCAGCCGATGAGCGAAGGAAAAATAGATAAGACCTACCGTTGGGGTCATAAGAAGCTGGGCATTCAGGAGCCACGGGCGCCTCTACAACCAGCATCGTCTGAAGGCTTTCCTTACCCACCGCCCCAACCGTTTCTCTCCTCCACCGGCGATTTCCCTGGGATGACTAAGTCGCCCAATGCTCTTTAAACCTAAAGGTGCTATGAGTATACAAATATATCAGATGGACGCACTTCAGATATATTTTTATAATATTGAGAAAGGAGAACGTCGTAGACCAGTTATTAATACCAATAAATCGTTTGAATACGTATGCGATGGAAAAGAGGGATCCCTATGTTTTGATGGATATTACTATGTGGAAGACCATGCGCCGCCGTATCCTGAAGATGCTGGCAAAGAGCGGTGGGAGTGTGACCGTCACTCCGAATGGTTGCCCAAAAAACTTAGAATGCATGTAATACGCTCGGAAAGTGAGCCGTATAAAAAAGAGGAAGGTACATCCTATTTCCACGTGTTAGAGGATAATACGTATATCGTAGAAGTGTATAAGCGGGTGAAACACGAAAATACAGATAAGTATAGTAAAGAGGAAGACGACGACGGGGAGGAGATGAATATCTGCTTCTTTCCTACCGATAAACAGACGATTTACTTTCGTGTGCTGGAAACTCTTACTCCTTCTTCGGAAACCGACGCTTGCTCTTAATGCCCGCCGAATAAAGGGCGGCGAGGTCGGTTGCGGTAATCGTCTCCGCGTTTGACGCCGCAGGAAACTTTACAAACGTTTTCTTTACAAGAGCATGTTTGTAGAAATACAGCCCATACGGTCCCTTTTTAATCATGAACTCGCCAACTTGGCGGGCGAACGCGGTTTCCGTCGTCGCAAACGAAATCTTCGCCTCTAGTTTTTCCTGGATTTGTTCTAGTGTTTCGTCCCCCTTGAGGCTCACATTTGTTCCGCCGCAGACGACATACCATCCATACGGACCCTTCTTCTTACGGATTTCCTGGGTTTCTAACATTCCAATTAGTTCGCCCTGCTGCGCCTGTTGGGCAGCGGCGAAAGCGGCGGTTGCGTCCAAGAGCGTAGCGGATTCAAAGGTGACGGATGGGGGCAGGGCGGCGAAGGTCGCTTTTGCGGCGGGGTCGCCCCCAGGGGGCTCCTTGACAAAGAGGGGTCCCTTACGGCTGAGAATTACCTTTATGTTTTCCGCGAGGACACGCTCCTTTGCCGCTTTATTCGCAGCGTTGCCGCCGGTGGTCATCGCCTGGTAGCGTTCTTTGTAGGTATCCCACGTCTGCTGGAGAACCGACTTCCAAGGCTGTTCGGCTTTGGCAACGGCGTCCAACTTCTGTTCCATCGCCGCCGTAAACTCGTAATTAAAGAGATCATGGTACTCTTTTGCGAGGAATTCGCTTACCGACTTGCCCAGCGCCGTGGCGCTCAGCTTGTTCTTATCGGCGCCGACCTTATGGTGCTCTAGAGTCTGAGCTGGCGGCCACTGATTGGGGGATAGGGAGAGATGGTGGCTATCCTGTACCTTGCCGTCGGTATTTGTCTTCTCTACGTAATTACGGTCCATAATCGTTGTAACGAGGGAAGCGAATGTAGAGGGGCGACCGATACCCTTCTTTTCTAGCTCTGCGATGAGGGACGCCTCCGTATAACGTCCCTTCGGCTTTGTAAAGACCTCGTCCGCCTTAAGAGTTGTCCAGTGTAAGACGGTGCCTTGGGCGAGTTTTACAGCCCAATACACCCATTCTGCTTCGTCCTTGGCGTGCTTCTCTGGATCTTGGCGTTCTAGAATCTTATAACCGGCAAAACGGAGTTTGGTCTGTTCAGTTACCCACTGTCTTGTAGGATCCGCTGTGAGTTGAAGGGTTGCCTTGCGCACATCGGTCTGCGATGGGCTCATTTGGCTTTGCGTTGCCCGCCGCCAGATTAGATTATATACAATTTTATGCGTAGCGTCTTCAATCGGCGGATTGGGGGTCTCAGGATGCGTGGGTCTGATTGCTTCATGGGCTGCCTGTGCTTCCGGTGGCGCCGGTGTATCGCCTTTTGCCTTCGCCTTCTTGGCTGGTGTTGGTGTAGCTGGCACGGCTTGGCTGGCTTGGCTGCCAGGGACTGGCTGAATTGTATTCTGTCCCGCGGGTCCTAAGTAAGGCTCGCCATACGTCGCCTGTACATAGGTTCGAATCGCAGTTGCCGCTTCTTGCGACAAGAGTGGGTTATCGGTACGCATATATGTAATATGACCCGCCTCATACAACTTCTGTGCCGCCATCATTGTCGTCTTTGGATTGAGACCATGAAGCGACGATGCCTCCTGTTGTAGCGTAGAGGTAATGAGCGGCTTCGGTGGCTGGCTGATACTAATCGTCTCTTTCATCTGGACGACCTTTGTTTCCGTATTTGTATGTACGTTTTGGAGTACCTGTGTCGCCTCTTGCTCGGTTTTGAGCTCGCTATGCGCATCCGCAGGAATTGTCTTCGCCGGATCCGATGGATGAGCCCACGTTCCCGATAGACGCCACGATGCCTCAGGACGGTGCGTATCTACAATTTGGTCCCGCTCAACGACTAAACGTAGTGCGGGCGTTTGACACCTGCCGGCACTGAGCTTCGGTGCTACCCGATTCCACAGAACCTTGCTTATGGTAAATCCTACGAGCAAGTCCAGCATCGCCCTCGCCTGCTGCGCCGCCACCTTATTCAAATCCAGTCTACGTGGATTGTTTACCGCTGCTACGATAGCCGGCTGGGTAATCTCGTGGAAGACAATCCGTGGAGTCGTGGCAGGATTGAGATTGAGAATGGCGGCGACGTGCCATCCAATACCCTCTCCCTCACGGTCATCGTCCGTTGCTATGATAACGTCATTCCCCTTCGCCGCCCGCTTGAGTTTCATAATCGCATCCTTCTTTGTTGCCAACTCTGCGTATTTTGGCTCCCAATTACGGTCAATACCCACAGAATCAAGGCTTTCCTCCAGGGCACGAATATGCCCCATCGTTGCCACGACCTGGTATCCCGCACCTAAGAATCCCTGAATTTTCCCACATTTAGCTGGAGATTCCACAATGACCAATTTCATTATGACTTGGTCGTTGTTTTTATTAAAGGGTCGGTCTCAATTTTTAGAATCTTGAGACTATTTAGGAATGTCTAACAAGGGGAGCAGGCGAGTTCGGTTTAATAATACCAGGACTTCGGTCACCAACGCATTGCCAACACCGGCATATATAACCGGATTTAATCGCACGAATCCCTATTCGTTAGCGGAAGGTTGGCAAACGCAGGCTGAACGTATTGCCGCTGCCAAACATGCCAGAGCACAAAATCTTTATATGAAAAGCCTTGGACAGTATAAGGAGCCTTATGCATATCAGGATCCTCATTTTATATATCCAAAAGAGGCTCGTAAAAATATGGCAGCCGCCGCCACCCAATATGCTGCTATGAATCGTGCCGCGGAATCCCTTAAAGAATTGCTAAACCAGGCAATAGTTAAAAACCACGTAGCAATTCATGTAAAACCGACATCTCGTCGGCGCACACGTCGCCGTCACCGCAACTGACGCCGCTTATTTCCGAACAACCTATCCGATGCATTCAATTCCCTTGGAATCCATCGTATCGCCGTCCAGTGCGTCTTCGCCACTGTATTCATAATAATATAACGATGATATTTCGCATATTCGTGTTTAAGTACGCTATTTGGAAGCATCAATCCGCGAATGACACTCATATTATCGTTTTCAATATGAATATTCCGCTCGTTGTTTTCTAGGGCAAAGAGCAGCCCGTGGTTGATAGACGCCCATTCCGTCTCCGTACTATCTTGCGCATCTGGAATCTGCTGCATATGTTTCAACATATATCCATGCCGTTCCGTGGTAAGAATCATCGCAACCCGTGACCGTTTCGTATGATGTTGAAAACTACCATCCGTTTGAAGTAGGGCTGTGAAGCGGGGCGGGTGGGTATTCATACCACCAAGGCGCTTGAAAATATCGGCACGCATTACTCTGATGTATTTGTTGGCGTTGCGTTTAGCCCCTGAAGACAACGCATCAGCAGGTCATATTCCCACGCCGTTAAATAGCACTTGGTCATATCATGTAAAAATGTTTGAATTTCAGGATTCGCCTTCGCGTGTGTTACCACCTTACCTACAAATGTTACGATATCATCGGTTTGGTCCTGGCTAATTTGCTGGAGCCCCATAGTAATTCCCAATGCGATAGTTTGAAGTTCTGGTTTGAGAGTAGCAATTGTCGTTGCTATTTGGGTCGCCTGTTGTAACGCCTTCGTACAAGGTGCGCATTGTTGTTCCGGTGTACAATCTACGCACGGTGTATCACTCATTTGGTCTAAACTCTATGCTTGAGTAATGTTTAAAATGGAGTCAAAAACGACCATTGTGACCATGTATTTTAATATTAAGAATTTACCTGATGCGACGGATCAAGTGCGTCCACAGTCCTTCTATATGGAAAAAGGACGTGCTACGCTCGCTTTAGATTTTCCAATGGTCATCTTTTGCGATGATACCTGCTATACAGATATTAAGGCTCTCCGTGGTGACCGACCGACCCATTATATTGTGAAATCGCTACTGGACTACGATTTCTATAAAGATAACTATTCTATTATCAAAAACAATCGTGAAGGAAACCCTCAATATCTAGATAGCCGTAATACAACCTCGTATTGTATTCTAACCGTCTTCAAACTCTATGCGATGTGGATAGCAAAACAGGCAAGCCCATTCGGCGAAGCGACTCATTATGCCTGGGTGGATTTCGGCGGCTCGCATATTCTACGCAATTTTGAGGAGTACGCACCACTTATGCTTAAGAATCCTCATCCAAAGGTAGCATTTTGCTACATCCATTTTCGCGGTGCGCAAGAGATGACGATGACGAGCGATTTTGCGAAAGGAGGTTACTGCGGTGTGGGCGCCACCTGTTTTACAATTGAAAGTAGTTATGTATCTCGGTTTTATAACGCGTGTATGTCTATCTTCCACGAAATGCTCGCTATAAAATTATGTCATCACGAAGAGCAGATTATGGCGTATTTCTACCATCGCTATCCTCAACTATGTAATATCTATTATGGAGACTATTATTCTATACTCGCAAACTATCATATTACGCGAGATGATTATATGTCTATTAAACGTTTTTTTATTAACGAAGCAATATTAAAAGGGCGACGGGATTTGGCGATTGACGCTGCTAAAGCAATCCTCGCATCTTCAGAGAATAATACAATGAATTTGGCACCCCATGAAATATTATTTTTAAATAATATAGTGGATACAGAGGTCTAAATAAATACTATTTAGTATAACTATTAATCAATGCCATTCATTGTATCAGCATATTATAAAATACCAAGCAAACAAACCCATGAACGATATCTACCATGCTTACAGAGGTTCTTCAGGGCATTTACTGGAAAATCTGTGCTCTTCTTTTGTAGCCAAGAGGTTT